TGATTTCTTGTAATACCTTTGATTTCTTGTAATACCTTTGATTTCTTGTAATACCTTTCACTTCTTATTATACCATTCACTCTTTGTTATTTTATTATACCCTTTTATAATTCACTACCTTTTTTACGTGTATGAAAAAAGTTATTATGTGTATAGTTTGAGTAAATTTAACTGTTATAGATATACTTAGATGTCCTCATCAAAGTAGAGGTGCTGAGGGCGGACGCCTGGTGCAGTGGAGCGGCGAGATACAGGAGTATTAAATCCATAGTATCCAGGCTCATCGCCCACACTGGTGAACCGACGAGCCTTAGGCGCCTTCACTGCCTCCGTGTTCTCAAGAAGATCAAGGCCTGTTCCAACTGCCTCAAGAAAGTGATCACGATAGTATAGCTCCTTGAACTTATCACCAGATACAATTACACGAGGGAGAGCTGGTAGCGTGAGTTGCACGCTTTGATAACCCTCCTCATCAAGAGACTGGTTCTTAAAGAGAGTATAGATATACTCTAGAACACGAGCACGATAGAGGCCGTCAACATTATGCACGACAGGAGAACCGTTATTCTGATCACGATAGTTTAGCTTAAACTCCCCTGTCTCAAGATTCTTGCGAATAGTGATAACATCATCTCCCTTGGAAGAATTGTCATTACTAATAAGGTGAATGATAACAAAGGTATCGGAGTAGGTCATTTCAGTGGTATGCTACCATATACAGCTGAAACGTATTCAATTTTTGACGCCTGTCAATTTCATCATTGCTGTTTGAATGAGAAGGCACTTATATCATTTATACGTTGCACATCTCGTGCAACTTTAACCTTAGTATCAAGAATTGTCCTTAATGAATCTAGACGTAGAGGAGCAAGTCTATTCTTAAATACAAGTTCATCAAGAGAGGGTCTGACAGGTTGAAATGTCTGAGCACGGATACCTGCATTAAATGACTTATATGGAGGAGGTGGATCCACTGGTGGATTTCTTGATAACCTATCAAGGCGAGATGCTCTATTATTATTCAGCGCACCTGCCGAATTAGCAGAAGCTGTCTGAACAGCAATCGATTGAGGTGTTACAAGGGCATGGGCGGTTCTACTTAGAAGAAATGCCTTATTCTTAGCCTTCTCAGAGTTTTCTTCAGCCTTTCCAGTTGCAGCGTTCACTGCCCAAGCAACTCTCTTTGTTACATCTAAATCAGTAACAACTGCCATGGTTAGAGCAGCACGAAGTAAATCTAAGACAGTCTTTGAATCTGCAGCTGCAGAAACAGAATCTTCCTCTTGATCATTTATTTCAGATAACAGGCGATTAACAGTATTAGACGACCTTATTGAAACTGCAACACCAGTATATGCCGATGTATTAGAGGTTAGCTTATTTACTGCAGCCATTGCATCATCTAACATAATTAATGAATTAGCAGAACATATAGCAACACTAGGCTCAGGGGTTAGATTAGATGCAAATGCTGTCTGAAGGCTTATTAGGGCATTTGAAACGCGCCTGGCATTGGATGCCGAGGTATCTGCGTCTAGTGCAACCTTTTTAGCAGAACGAGCTGTGCTAATAGATGAGAGTGATACAAAGTATGGATTAAATATGGAATCTGAAGATGGGGCAATATAAATACTAGAACCATTCCCTTTCATTGTAGATGCAGAACGTATCATTAGATTTGCAGTTGCATCTGTAAGATCCATCACAGAATCATTACCTCTAGCAAGAGTATCTAGAGACGTTGCTAATGATGTTGAAGATGCAATGTTTGATGTAATTGTTGCATTTGTTAAGACATTAGCTGAGCTTGCAGCAATCCATCCCTTAAGAGCTGCTATGGCAAAATTCGCCACTCTAATTGCATTATTTAGAGGAACACTGGGAATATATTGGGTTACAAGTGTTTCTTTGCCTGATATGTAGTTAAGAGGATCTGCTAAATTCTGTATAACAGATTTTACAAGAGTATTAAATGCAGCAACTACTTTTAGATTGTTCGTCACAGTATTAGATTTTACAATTGCATTTGCTAATATATTTTGTGTCTTTGTTAAATACTGCTGTGCATTTGATTGCGCTAAGATAGTTGCATTATGTGCATCTTGTTGATGATTTCCTACAAGTGTTGATACGGTAGAGAGCCTTGCAATATCTATAGGACTTACATCGGGAACAGACATTGCTACAGAGGATGTTATTAATTCTGCAGCAACCCTATCAACTACAATCTGCGAAGCCTCTTGTGTTAAATATGCAGTATAGGAAGCATCTGAACATACCTTATAGACCGCATGAGCATTAGTATATGCAGTATTCGCAGTATCAGAAAGATTTTGATTTGCATAATTCACTTGCTGAGATGCATTCTTATAAACAGCCGAGGCTACTTGGGTTGGTAGATTATTAACGGCTAGTGTGGCAGTGCGTTCTATCTGTAGATTAGACTGAGCATATGCAGCATCTTGCTGGGCATTAATATCTACTTGTGCGGCTGTATAACGAAGTTGAGAATTAATTAGTTGCTGTGGAGTATTATAAGTATAACCTAGAGCAGCCATAAGGCCTGTTGGATAAGCGCCCGCAATATCAAGGGATACTCTACTACCAACTTGATTTCCACCGAATGCTGTATTCATATCTATTCTAGACTTATAAAATATAAGAGTAGAGTATATAATTAAAGTATTAAGCGTCGGAAGTAAAATAGACTGCTTTGTTTGCAAGAGCATCTTCAATCGCTTTCTTATGAAGGGGTATTTCCATGGAAGTATGCAAGTTTGCCTGATATCTAGCAAATTCATTTAAAATAGAGATCTTATCTGATGATTTCAATATATTTACTAAATTGGCTGCTAAAGTATCTAGGGCAACATGATTTACAGGGACCTCATCTGAAGTAGTATTATATGTTATATACTTAACTGGGCCATATTGCTTAGATACGACTGGTTGAATAGATTTAAAAGATGCAAGTAATTCTTGTTTTTTAGAATGAGCTGTATGAATTGCAGACTTATATTCATCAGAAGCATAATCGCCTATATTCTTGATTATAGTGTGTATTGCCTGTTCAGTGGATGCGTTCAATACAGTAGTTGATTCAGGTATCTTTCCAGTTGGTATTGATGGTGGAGGAGGAGGTAGTATTGGGGGTAGAGGCTGGTAGTTTGTAGGTGTAAAAGTTTCTCTTATGATATCCGATCTTTTCTGAGCAATCTTTACACTTGCGTCGTTGACACTTGATTTAGGCGAAATTATATTAGTAGGTTGCCTATTATAAAGAACATTGTGTATATTTGAAGCCATAGTTATTGCAGATGCTCGGGATGCAGCTGCAATAGCAGACTTAGATGCAACCATTCTAGATGCAGTGGCCCTTGAATTAGAACCTCTAGTCCCTCCACTAGACCCACCTGAAAATGTAGGGGTGGGTTGAGGTATTTCATAGTCATCATAATCATCATCCATTCTATTAGTGAATAGATTAATACGCGAACATCATACCCGCACGACCACCATATACACGCAAGATATTATAGGTTTCTGCATAAACATAGACAACGTAGCGGTCGACTAAATCATCTGTAATTAGACCAGTCTTACCGTGGAATCCCATGGTCAAGTTGAGACGTAAAATCTTATCTAAATTTGCCTCACCCAAAGGCATAGAGAAAGGTGTATAACCATTCTGCAAACCCAATGGAATATTATAGAAATATCGATTGAACCAGGGCGCCTTTCTTTGTTCCATGGATGGAATGAGAGACCGGAATAGTGCTACATTCTCTGTGCTGTATCTAGTCAAGGTTTCAGAATAACTGAGAGCGAGCCATCGGATAGGCTCTGAATTACGAGTAGAAAACGCCGGTTTCAAGGCTGTAGGGAGACGCTCATCTAGACCCCGTGCATCTGGCCACCAAGGGATCTGGACTTGACCATCTGTTAAATCCCTAGTTGCAAGAAAGGGTGCATTATATCCTGGACCTTCGTATTTCTGACAGTAAAAAAAGAGATCTCGTGTTGGATTAGGAACAATTAAAGGTATTCTTGCATAATTATTATTCTGTGTATCAACTGGGTCATATATATAATGCTGAACCACTGGGACTTGTATATCTGCAATACGAAATCTGTTAGCTTCTGGTTTATCCAAGTATATATATTCTACTAGCAAATAAGCATCTGTAATGGAATACTGGGTTGGCATGGATATATTAGATTTACTTACATTCTGACCAGGTGCCCTCACTGGTTCTAGACCAGGGACTGGAGAACCACTTGCATCTGCATAGTAGAAAGAAGAACCTGACATAGGCCATAAAGATACTCCTTGTTGATTAGACTGTAATACGTTGCCTGAAGCGTCAACTGCCCTAGATTGAGTATAATAAAGACCATTAATTGTATTGAAATTTATTGTGATACGCGTCTCATCTATGTTTAGAGCATCTATAGGTAGGAAGCAGCCTGGGTCTCCTCTTGAAAACCAAAAAGGTAGGTTAACTACGACTTGCTCGGAAGTGCTTGTTGTTCCAAAAGATGTATCTGTAAATCCGTTATCTTTTCTAAGAATTTGCCGACTTACCTCTACTGTCTTCTCCAATGGTGTCTGAAACTCGTCTATAATCTCCATGAGTTGACCTGGAATTGTATCTGACAGAACACCTCCAATGTGTAGCTGGGCTTTATTCACTAACGTATGCCCTAAGGAATTCGTCCAACCAAAATGAGGTCCAATGAATCCAGGTCGAGACTTAGCCAGGTCTTGTGGTGTCTTTATATCTGGCATCTGAACAACCAAAAAAACTCTAGAAATCAGTTCTCCTTGAACTGGTAAACGGGCTACCGCTATTTTTCCAAAATCTGGTTTTGTTGCAAAATCTATTCTAGCCCAGTTAGTTCCATATCGCCCTGCCTTTACAAAGACGCTCAATAAAGATCCAATACTTGGTTGCCCCTTTGGAGGCTGTAGCCTTTCGTCTTGCATTCCTGTTGATATGATTTTGAGTAGACTGGCTACCATCTATTCCTATTTTGTCATTTTGTTTATATGATATTTGGCGTGTTGCTTACACAAGTGTTCAGATGTGGGATCCTTCATTATAGCAGAACGAGAACAAGGATTGCCATCCTTTGTAAATGCAAGACATATATACGCCATACTTGCGCCCCTTCGAAGCTTATTCATCATCCATGCATCTGAACTTTGGTCAAAGAACTCCTTAGTAAACTCTTCGACACCTGACATTTTGCTATAGTAAATACGATATTCATTATCAATTTTACTTAGTAAGTAAGGGTTAAAATTGATATATAAACCGAATAGATTAGATTATAATGGCATCTAATGAAACTAAGGCATCGAAGAAAGCAAGGGGGCAGTTCTACACTGTAAATAGTTCGTATATTTTGGAAGGCCTACCTATGCCACCCAGCACGGCTCGTTGCATAATAGAACCTTTCGCAGGAAAGGGAGACCTTCTAGGATGGCTAACTGCAAATGGCAATACTTTACCTCTAGAACTCTATGATATTGAGCCTAAGAAAGAGGGTGTTATTCAACGCGACACACTTCTTAATCCACCCAATTATAAGGATAGCTGGATCCTAACCAATCCTCCCTACCTTGCTCGAAACAAGTGTGATACCAAGACTATGTTTGATAAATACGATACCAATGACCTATATAAGTGCTTCATTCACTCGCTGACTAAGCAAGAAGCTTGTGTAGGAGGTATCTTTATAATTCCTGCAGGATTCTTCCTCTCACCTAGAGATCTGGATGTGCGCTGTCGCAATGAGTTCCTTTCTAAATACAAGTTGCTCAAGGTAAAATACTTTGAAGAGACTGTCTTTCCAGACACCACTACCACAGTAGTTGCGTTTGCATTTGAGAAGTCTCTGGTCCCAGTTGTAGAACAAGAGGTTGAATGGGTTTCTCTACCCTCTAAGGAGGTCAAGACATTCAAGATGTCTAAGGCAAACGATTGGATTATTGGAGGGGATATCTATAAACTGGTAGTTCCTACAGGGGTAAAGGTTCGCCGACATGTAGAGGGTCAGACCTTGAAACCAGGTGAGCAGAGAACTTCTATGACACTCTGTGCACTAGATAGTGGAACAAAGGATGGACGAATTTCCTTGGATTACAAGGAGAACTATGTTTACCCCGCAAAAGATTGTAGTCGAACCTACGCGACCCTGTGTGTTTTAGGGAAGACACTTACTGCCGATGACCAGAAGAAGATATGTAGGGAGTTCAATGAATTAGTGGAAAAAAAGAGGGCAGAGACATGGAGCCTATTCCTTCCTCAATTCAGAGAATCAAAGGAATATGCTCGTAAGCGTATTCCATTTGAACTAGCGTATACAATTGTTCTTCATCTTCTAAATAGAGGCTGAGCTAGGGAGGATAGATGCACAGCTGGTAATCGTAATACGACCCTTTAGTTCTGGAATAATTAAATCATTCAGAGAAGTCCGCTTTTTTTCTGTGTAATACGCCCCATCAAGACAAGCCTCAAATAACTCCTTTGCCTGAGGGAACTTTGTAAGATACTTAACTGACTCAGATACAAACTTTTTAACGTCATTATACTGATTATCCTGAGCACCACCGTTTTCACTAGTATATTTTAGAGTGCTATATGTATTAGTCGATGCCGAATAGGTATCGAATGACTTTGTGGCAGCAGGGGGGCGCTCACCTGTAATCTCGTAAATTGTACCATCGAGGAAACACTTACCTCCTATATCAGCATTAAGCTTCTGAATATCTGGATATTTATTCTTTAGCCATGCAATCTGACATCCTTCATCAAAACATTGCTTAGATGTATCCTTACGAAATAATGCACGAAAGGCGAAATTATTCTTAATTAACTGAAGAATAATTTCGACTGATGTTCTAGAACGCTCTTCCAATGTTAAATTGCGGGTCATATAATTATTAATCTTCTTTATCAGATCCTTATCTCTCCTCTCAACATCATTAAGACATTGTATATCATTTCTCTTAATCTGCTCATCCTTAAGATTTTCGCGGTATTTATCGAACGGAGTTGCCATGGCTTATTTAGTTGCCCTTGATATAAGTCAATTTTACTTTAATCAATGAACACCTTATTACAGATGCCATTACCAAAGCGTACCCACTGAAAGGCATAAACGAACACGTGGACTTCCCATTCTGTATCTGAAGAACCACCTGGTGGTTTTACATTCAAGGTAAGACGCAATGAGTTAAGGCGACTTGCGTTAATCGTGCCAGTAGGATCATGTTGACCAGGGTGTCTGGCAAAAGAATACCCATAGATAAAGGTATCATATGCAGTTTTACCACTTCTATGAGCCCTTGAAATATGAGAACGGAACCATGCCTCGTCTTGTGATATGATATCTTGGCCGTTTGCCTGTATCTTTGCTGAAACTAAAAGAGGCTCTAGGGGTGCAAAGGTAGGGTCATAGTCTTTCTCTAGGGTGGCACTGTAGTTAGTCCAGTCGTTATTAAGAGTAACCGCAGCCTTACGTCTCAATATCCAGACAATCTCTTCAATCGGCTGATTCGCTTCTAAGGGAAGTTGAACCGTTATCAGGTCATTCCCAGTCTTATTTACAACGTATTTCAAAGGTTCTGTAAAGTCGAATTGCTGGATTTCTCGAAACGGCCTCTCAAATGGTTGCCTCAAAAGCATCTCACGATATGGACCGTCTACGAAAACACCTTGGGTTAAGAGTTGGATATTCTTCAGCATTGGTTCGTCAACAAGAGATTTTATTGTCTTTACCTTGTTCATTGATACCCTATTATCTATGACCTTGAATTCCTTTGCCAAGGGTGAATCCAGACAGTCAGCACGAGTTCCAGATAAGATACGAACAATCTGGTCGAATCTCTTTAAGGTCACTCTAATTCTCATAGTGCCATCACGACATGCGATTAAAGGAAACGTTGCAGTTATCTTTTCTCTTAACATAGAGAAGGTTAGGGGAACCGTTACCCATCCATCTTCAGTAAAAAAAGCCCTCTTTCCATCTGCTGCCTTAAGATGATCTATAGATTTCAAACCCATAGAATCTGCTAAGCCATATTGAGTATTCAAGTCTGGAAAAAGTATACCAGTAACATGTATCGAATCGCCGGTTACTCGTTCCAAGACTTGGTCATCTACTTCTAAGGTCGCCTCTTCTAAGACAGCTGTCCCAAGGGAATTACAATATGTCCATAGTTCTTGGGGTTTCATTGGGGTAATATTGTTTAATCTGAGATCCTCTCTTATTGCCCCAGTAAACCAATCGCCAAGTTGCAATTGTATGAAGAGGCCACTAATCAAATCTCCAGAGTTCATATGAGCCATCTCAAATGTAAAGGTCTGTCCAAAAGTGGCTGGGCCCCTGAAAGTAAACTCACGCATTACAGATGACATAGGGACTGTCCGTAGTGTTTCATCTCTTGTAAATCGTGTTACAGTTGCATCCAATGGAAAAATAGTATTGTCTTGAATATCCCTTGATACTAGATCTAATAATGTTGTTGCAGGTCCTCTGGGTTGTTTTGTCCCATATCCATTTTTTTCGTTAATGTCCATTTACTTACTAAATTCAGAGGTTATTATAACACATTAAATGTTAGCGCATTTATAAATATGGTTTATAGACCTTCATAGCATTTCGCATACCTGATGTTTGGTGTTTATGATATTTTGCTCTATAATACATGGACCTTGCTACCTGACGAGCCTTTCCTCGAGTTATAGAATGAAACCGACGAACTGTATCTTGAGCCTTCTTACGTGTGCCATAGCCAGCTTTAATAACAGGAGGATGCTTAGAATCACTAAATATTGCCATTCTACATTGAAGATGTAAAATTACTTAGTCCCTGTGCTTCCAAATCCACCCTCACCGCGCACTGTCTCAGGAAGTGTGTCAACATATGCAACCTCCTTGATATAACCTAGACCAGGGGCAATAATTTGAAACAGACGGGTTCCAGCTTCAACTATACTAGGATTTGTGGCAACAGAAACCATTGGGGCCATTAGTTGACCACGATAAGATAAATCAATAATACCACGACTATTTGCCATAATTAAGCCAGTCTTGTAAATTGAGGAACGGGGTTCAAGAGTATAATGGCTATCTTCCACAAGCTCAACACCGTTATCCATCTGAGTATACTTCAGCATACGAGCCTTCACACCAAGAGGAATAAGAGTCGCAGTAGTAAGTGTAGAGACAGGCTGAATTACCTTAAGGTCATATCCTGCATTATCTTTTGAAAGCTTCTCCACAGTACCAACTGGGGGGTAGAAGGGTGTACCATAATCAGTAACAAGAAGCTCAAGGCGATACGTTGACATTATGCTTGATACAATAGGGGAGTGATGGTCAATTTTAAAGGTAAAAATTGACGCTGGTTAGCAGCGATTACTGGTATTAGAATGACTAGCTTTTCAGATGTTATTGCTTCATCTTGTTGCATGCGAAAGAATCCTACTCCCGTTCAAAGGGTAAAGGATGATATCCTGATGTTATCTTTGACGCTTTGGACATATATTGTAGCATATGTCTCTGGAGCTAATACAGTATGTATTCTATCTATGATATGTATGAATATGTCAACATTCCAGATTGGCATGAATATTCATAAGTTATATTCAAATGAAATACATCTAAATCAATTCGATGAGCTAGATGTATCTACAAGTTCAGAGAGCTCTTCTAACGAATATTGCGAGCTATCTCTAAAGCAGAAGGAACAAGGTGCAACTATGGCAAAGCCTATGTCGCCTGAGCAGGAGGAAAGGCTAAATTCCCAGTTGAAGAAAGTGGTTGAGGAGACCCATCTTAGAAACCGTAAGAGAAATTCTCTAAACACTATTCGCACACCTTCTTGCACTACACTGTCTGATGAGTATGACAAGTTGTATCCCGTAATCCCAGTTTCAGACAATGAGGATGAGTATGCAGGGATGCCCCCTCTAATTCCATGCGTTGACGCTAGTCATCCTATTTACCAAGTAAATAGCACATGGGGAGATGTTCCTACTTTCTCTAAAAATCATTACCTCCATGGGTATGAGATGGATGAGATAGATTAAAAGACTAATTTCCAAATAATAAAACGCCCCTGTCAGCCTCAATGGAATAAATACCCCAACCAATTGATACAGTTCTCATGCACACTCTTTTTTGTCCTGTAGTTGTCATAGGTAAAGTATCGATAATATCCATCCATAAAGTAGGCTTATCTGCACTACTCATGTTTACAGCACCAGAAGGTCTGCGTTGTTCAGGAGCCTTATTTCCATACTGGGGACCAATGGTAAATGATAAGAGTGAAATAGGTATACCAGGATTTTTTTCTGCTTTGGTAAAGGGTGAAATATTCTGCCAATGTCTGGCATCGCGTTGTTTTTCACGTTCCTTAGCAGCAATCAAGAGTTCTAGTAGATTATAGTATTCACCCGTTCCCTTAGGATTCTTCAAATTCCACAACTGATTTCTCTCAACACAATACTCAGACTGGAACATGATTAAAATAGACTCGGCTGGATGTCTGCCGTCAATTCGTTTAGTCACATAAGACGTACCTCCATTTCCTACTGCAATATAATCAGATGGATCTAGGCTCAATTTATTCTCAAAGGGTCTCAAAAAGGGTATCTCAAACTTGTGTTGCTTTAATAAAGCCTGTAAATCTTGTCTTACATAACGTTGTGTTGTCTCCAAGGTAATTAAAGGCCTTCCAATAAGTTCCCTTTGTATTGGCTTGAAGGGTGTCTGAACTCCTAAACGGTCTGTAAGTATCAGATCGGTTCTAGACCATGGAACTGGCTTCACAGCAGAAGAAGAAGATTCTATTAAATCTTCTAGCTTTCTAAGCTTGCATCTAATTCTGAATTTCTGACCGGGGAGACAAACGAAAGGAAACCCCCCCTCATCAGGATGAGCACATCCTATAAGAGGTAATCTTAATGTAAGTTTCTTAGGGTTAGCATTCCTCTGAATATCTAAGGGGGCTCCCTTATGACACCCTATCTCTTTTAGAATAAGTGATTCCTGGGCTAGGGAACTTTGCAAATGAAACCAGCTGTATAAAAAGTCCCCGCTGAATTCTTGCAAAAGAAGCTGATCCTGGTAGAATTGTATCTGTTCAAATAAGAATGCCCCTATACCCTGGGTATACCCATATGTATTACCTGAAGCATCTGAGATTATATTTGTCTGATTTTTGGGTGCAATAGCTAAAGGGAGCCAGGTTGGCAATTCAATAACTAGGGATGCATTAATCATGATATCTCCAAAGACTTCCATCTCCCATTCTATAGAGCGACCAAAGTCAATTGTATTTAACGCCTGTGTCTGTCTTGTTTCGTCAATTGTAGCAGGCCATGTCTGAATATTGTACGAGAATGGAACGTGTGCGTCTTTGTTTGAATTCATAAAATAGACATCTTTTTTACCTCTCGCCACAAGTTCTAATAATGAACCTTCTGCCGAGGTGTTTGGTCTATCCATCTATTATGATGAATGTAGTTTACTTAAATCGCTTGACGCGTCTAGTCTTTCGAATTCTCTTAGAACGAACCCGTGTCTTCTTTCTTTTTCTATATCCACCCTTAGAACCGTCCTTTATAAGAGCAATAAGTTCATCCGCGTCTTTCCTATATAAGGCTTTTTGTTCTTCAGAACGAGTATCAGCTATTAATTTACCAGCACTTTCTTCAACTGTGTCTACAGCACCAGTCTTATCTATGCCAGGGACCTTTATAAGTTCTTTTACTAGAGGAAACTTGAATTTAGCTGAAGCCCATTGTAAAAGTGTCTTTCCATTTTCGTCTTTCTTATTTACATCTACCCCCTTTTCAATCATCTTAGAAAACATAGAGGTTACACCCGCCTTTGCATATCCAGAAAATATAGCGAAACCAATGTCTCCTTTTATTTCTTCATCTGTCATGGCATTTATATTATTAGAAGGACCTTCTAAGGATTGTGCTCTCCTCCTTCTAATCCTCTCATTTTCTGGAGAATGCTTTGCAATATCCCTACATGAAAAATTATAATGAACGCCAGGAAACATCTTGAATGACCAGGACTGTGTAAAGGCATATTTATTCATTACTTTTCTAAGATCACCATATTTAAGAGTATCATCACCCGAATGAAACAAGTCATCCTTAACCATCTTATACGTAGGAAATTTAGATCCATCCAGCAATTTATGTAAATCTTCGTCTTTTATATTATTACAATCAACTATCTTCAAAACTTGTTCCTCATCATAAGCTTTGGTTGAATTAATTGCCTCATTTACGAATATATTATTGTCATCAAGGCTTAGAATACCAGACTTACCTATCTTACATTTTTCTTTATTCCATGCTAGAAATGGATAATGTATACAATCTACATAGGTTCTATCACCGTGTTTTTCTGCCTCAGGATAATGGACATGAAAAGCCCTTCCAAAATGCGCCAATAGATCCCTCTTGTATTTAACAGGATCCCTCAGCTTCTCGCGTATACCTGCAGGCTTATCCTCAAATGCAAATAAAAGTTTACCCCAGTTACTTGACAAGACACTACATTCTTCAATTGTCACATATACGCATCCTGGAGGAACAGGGTGTTCAAATAATATATCTTCAGCATGCCCCTCCTTTGTATAGACTGCAGGTGGATTTGTTAGAGCCAATGGTTCAATCAGATTAGAATTATTTGGTTCATATGGTTCAAGATATTGTTTGAAGACCAATTTTTCACCGTCATTAAGCGTTTGAACTCTATATTTTATATCTTTCTCATCTTCTACCTTATCTAAAATCATAACAAGATATCTGGTATCATCTGAATTATATTCAGCTCTGGGATCACGAGAACCTCCACCTATTTCATTTATATTAACTTCATTATTGCTTGACAGAGAGTTTGTATTATTATTTTCTAATGGACGACCCTCTGGAGTATTATCAACCATTATAGTTCCACGTTCAAAGGAGATATCAGATAATCTTTTAATCATACTCTTGTCTCTTACATCAGAATCTATTCTATATTTTCTTGCTAAGGGTGTTCCATTTATAACAAGCTCTGTAATGGTTTCTGGCAGTAGACCAAGTTTCTCAATCTTAGTGTTTGTTAGAACAAGACTAATTAGTCCAGGTGGAAAAGTTCCATATACTTTGGTTATAGGATTACCTGTTAAGTCAAGAAATTTAAGTTGTCTGGGCAATAAGTCTGCATTAAGTTCAGATATATTGTTATCTTGTAAAAAAATACCAGTTGCTTTTGACCAGTTTTCTTCATCAGTAGGTAGCTTTGTTAAATCACCCCGTTCTTTATTAATTTCTATATACGGACTATTATCATTGTCGGAGTTCGACATTCTATTTGTCAATGTCAAATAAAATTGATTACTTTATACATTTTTAGCTAGTAAAAATGCCAGAGGTACAAAAGCACGGATTTATCTGGGAGCGAGAATTAGCGACCAAGGTCTATGGTGCCACGGAGGAAGAGTTGAAAGTAATCAGCTACACTGCTGTTCACGATCTTCCTCTTGCCCTTAATAAACTAGATGCAGTAAATGTATCGTTCAAGACTTCTTGTGCCCCAAATACAATCTGTATGGGAGATGCCCTTCGACACTTTGATTCAGTGTCAAGTGGAGAAAAGCTTCATGTAACTGTGGTACACTTTGAACAAGTGGGTGAAGAGAAGCATCTTAAGTCTATAGTTCAAGTTGACTTGACTAACTCAAAGGAACTCTTATTTGGAACCCTAACTCGTGATCAGATTGCAGAGTTAGATACTCTAGTAAAAAAGGTTCCTCAGAAGCGTTCACCTAGCGCAGAGGAGCATTCGGCAATGTATACGCTGAGAGATACATTGAAGTGTCCTGCTATTCTGCTAAACATCAAGTGTAATAGTCAGCAGAGTAGATTGCAGTGTTCATTCAATGGATTTCAGAAATTCCTTTCAGAAAACCCTAGTCGTATTATTGCTAAAAGTCAAGGGAACATCTTTCGTGGTAAGCCTATAATATCTGCAATCAAATCATCTAGAAGAGTTTTCAATAAGTAGGTTCAAGACCTCATTTGCTTCTCCCTTTGAAAGACTACGAGGTCCCACAGTATTTGATGGAAAGGTATGTTGATTTACCTTCTCCATTATTTTTTGTATGTTAGGAATATACTGGCTTTCTAATTGTAAGAAATAGTGAGATTGCAGGCTGTAATCACCTGTTCCTTTCAGATAACAAGTTCCTGCTTTTCCTCCAACTCTTCTAAATGCAATATGCCATACATCACAATGTTTTACATACTGGAAACCCTTTTCTTTTACTGAGGTAGCCTTAGGTCTATCTTTATCTTTCTTCTCCCATATCTGAAACACACACGGGACATCGTATGCAAGTGCATTCACCTCAAAGGAATCCTTTGGCAGCTCTTTTTCCAAAATACAATGAAATTTCGTAGGAAATGCTCTTGACATAGATGGCTTTACAAATGATTTCGGTAAGATAAATGCTATAATTGTAGCATATTTAGCTGCATGTTGAATGAACGACTTGGCTAGGGACCCTTGTTTACCAAAGGGGGGATTGCCAAAGAATACACGTTTACCTTCAAATGTAGGTTCCCAAGTTAAGAAATCACCCTTTAGAATTCCATCCATCTTAGGATCCAAGTCTATACCAACTGACTGAATGCTAGTAGGTAGGCCTTTTAGAAAGGAGCCATTCCCTGCAGACGGTTCTATCCACTGGTATTCAGCTGCAGTAGGAAAGATTGAAAGAATAATATCAACACATTCCTTTGCTACAGATACCTTAGTATAATACTGGTCCTTGGTATTTGTCCTAAATTTGCCTGTATCTTGTGTCATACCTTTATTCTTTCTATTATAGTATTCAACTTTATAGGTACGATATAGTATGTACCGGATACTGTAAAAAATGAATAGAATAATTTACTCTAAAAGGATACATGCGCTTAATTATCGTTGAATCACCAGCGAAATGCTCAAAAATTCAAGGATTCTTAGGACCAGGATATAAGGTAATTGCATCTATGGGTCATATTCGTGGCCTCGTCCCTGACCTGGAATCAGTAGGTATTCAAAAGAACTTTGAGCCAACGTATGAATTCTCAAAGGAGAAAGCCAAGGCTATTTCTCAACTTCGCGAATGTTCCAAAGAAGCTGATAGTGTAATATTATGTGCAGATGATGACCGTGAGGGAGAAGCAATTGCGTATAGTGTGGCCGTTTTGCTAAAGCTCAACCCTCTTACGAATCCTAGAGCTGCTTTCCGTGAGATTACAAAAGATGCTGTATGCAACGCAATCATGCGCCCTCGCACTATAGACATGAACAAGGTAAATTCTCAGCAAGCCAGAGCAATGTTAGATATGATGGTTGGTTTTACGATCTCACCATTACTATGGAAACATATTGGTGGTGGAACTGCTCTATCTGCAGGACGTTGCCAGACACCTGCATTACGCCTGGTATGTGAGAGAGAGCAAAGCATTGATGCATTCAAGTCAGAGTCGTCATGGGTCCTATCAGGATCCTTTGTTATAAAAGGCCAAATAACGGGTAAGAACTCTATGTGGCCTGCTACAATGCTAGAGGAGCTAGGTGATTCAGAATCTGCTCTGAATTATATGGAAAACCACTCGACAGAACCATCTGGAAAGGTTCGCTCTGCTCTAACAAAGCCTTGGACCGAGTCGCCTCCTCAGGCTTTAATGACTAGCACTCTACAGCAGCAAACTAGCAACTTGTATCACTGCAATCCCAAGAGAACCATGCAAATCGCACAGAAACTCTATGAGGCTGGGCATATCACGTATATGAGAACTGATCAAACTTCTATGAGTGAAGAGGCTGTCTTACAAGCCAAGAAGACTATAGAGGCCAGGTGGGGGAAGCAGTTTTTAGGCGAACTCAAGGCACAAGTAAAGGTTCAGGCTAAAAAGAAAGATGCATCTGCGTCAGGTAAACCTGCAGCACAGGAAGCACATGAGGCTATTCGCCCTACGCACTTCGAGAACTCACAATTACCTGAGTCAGAAGACTGGGGTCCTCAAGATAGAAAGATATACCACCTCATCTGGCTAAGAGCAATCCAGTCTATCATGGCGCAGGCAAAAGGGGAGGGTCGCACTATAGTGTTTGATCTAGATGGAGACGACGATGAGTTCCCATGGGAAGCCAAGTGGAAAAGAACTCTCTTTCAAGGGTGGAAGATAGCTGATGAGAAGGATGCCCAAATTAAAGCTGCAGAGGATAAAGAAGATGATGAGGTAGCTGAGTCGGCAGAGGCTTTCTGGAAGCTAGCAGAGGGTATCAAGGAGGGTCAAGGAGTTTCATGGAAGATCTTGAATGCTAAGCCAAAGGAATCCAAGCCACAAGGACGATATACAGAGGCTACCTTAGTTCGCGATTTAGAAAAAAAAGGGATTGGTCGCCCTTCAACCTTTGCATCTCTGATTGCAACCATTGTAGACAAGACATATGTTGAAATCAAGGATGTGCCTGCTGTAACACAGAATTCTAAGACTTATACATTGACCTCATTGAATCAGTGGCCTCCTACAGAGGAACTATTTCAACTCAAGAGAGGTGGTGAGAAGGCTCGTATGATGCCAACACCTTTAGGAACCAGTATTCTAGACTTTACAGTAAAGAACTTTCCAGATCTCTTTGCATTTGACTTCACTGCTTCAATGGAAAGTAGGTTAGACAAGATTGCTGAAGGTGGCGAGCCATGGAAGAAAGTTCTAGAGGATACATGGAAATCCTATAAAGATAGATATGAGGGATTGAAGGGCTCAAGGGCTACCGCAGGTCAAAGCGGATCTAACCCTAGAAGGAAAGAATTTGGCGATTACTTGGTGGCAGTTATGACTGGAAAGGGTCCATTACTTCTGAGAGAAGATCCCAAGGGAGATAAGGATAAGACTGTATTCTATGGATGGCCTGCAGGAAAGCAGTTGCAAAGCCTTACTGAAGAAGAGGCAAAAGCTTTTGTAGACAATATAGGAAAGCAGAGGGCTGGATCTGAACTAGGCGAATTCAATGGGAATCAAATAGTAAAAAAGAAAGGGCCCTATGGTCATTACGCAGAGTGTAACGGGGTTCGAGTGAATTGTACTGAAGAGACATCCCTGGAAGAAATTATAGCAAAGTTAGAAGCAAAGGGTCAAGAAACTCCAGCGAGAACCCTGGGGCCCTTTCAGATTAGAACAGGTCAATATGGACCTTATCTGATGAAAACAGATACACCAAAGGGTAAGAAACCAGTTTGTGTTTCTATACCAAAAGGAACAGATGTAGAGAACTTAACGACACAACAAGCAGGAGAAATCTTTGAGGCGGGTGCTAAGGCTAAAGCTAGTGGTGGGTTCAGAAAGTTCAAAAAAACTTAATAAGATCAAGTTTCATTTCTTCAATGCCTTAGTCTTAACTTTTTTCTCTTTGACAACTCCACCCGCAGCAATAATGGCTGCGTCTTTTTGTTCTTTTAGCTTCTTTTTCTTATTACACCAAGCCCAGAATGCATTTGTTCCGTATTCAGGCATGGAACCAATGTCATCTGCTCTGATAGGCAGAGCTTTTACTTTCTGCCTCGCAGCATTTACGGCCAAGGCAGTAGTCCACTCATCATCTCCACGCAGAACACATTCCATATGGACCCTTGTTTCTGCACAATACGCCCAGAATTCATCTAATTCCTTTTTCTCTCTAAGAAGTTCTTCCTCATACCACTTGATCTCTGCTTGAGAAATTTGCTGACCATTGCTGGCACAGAACTCGCGAATGTATTCGAAAGCTTCCATTGCCTTGGTCAAATGGGCTCCTGGAGCAGGGGGTGGAGGAACTTTTCTCTTGAGCTTGAGAATAACCTTTTGTTTTACTTCCAAAGGTTCAGGCTTCTTCTTGAGCTTGAGAATTATCTTGCTCATTATTCGGTGCCTATGAATACAATTCAAACAAAGTCAATTTTATTCCACGACCTAAACTTCTTTACTCTTATTATAGAAGATGCATAGAATTAGTAAATCGATACGAGAACTAGAGGCACAGTTAATTCCTGGTATTGGTCTACAAGAATATAAAAGTCTTATTGCTGAAATTGCAATGCTAAAGGAAGAACTTAAAAAACTAGAAGCCCATGAGGCTGAAGTAAGACTAGGTATTTCTTTTTATGGTTCTTATTTTTCATCTAAGACCAGTCAATAACAATGAAAGACTGCTCAAGTGTCTGGTCTACTAAGGGTAAAGATGTATCATCGAGTTTTGATAAATCATAGAGGTTGCCATCCTTTCCTCTTGCCATAAGTGCGTGTGAGACTGAGCAACCTGGAAAGAGTAATTGAAGGGCACTAAGGATATCATCCATGTTATTCAAGTAGAAGGGGTCTGAAGGACCTGATGTTCCATAAATGGTTCCTGCAATTGGATGTTGAATGGGTGCAGGGGGTATACTTAAATTAAATACTTTCTCAGAACTGGTTGACGCCAGTTGAATTGCTTTAGTATAGATATCTTTTACAATTGTGTCAATTTTGGCTATGCGATTCTGGTTATCTGTCTGGACTTTCAGACCCTGCATTCTAGAGCGAGACATAGGCGTAGACATAGGTATGCTTACTAAACATTCGCCATGTAATCAATTTTACTAGATGTATTATGATATATCTAGTAAAAAAACAGAGACAACTTTAATAATATGGTGGGTTGCTGTGTGGTCTCTTAGCTGCGTCTTAATTATATAGTAATGCTGTTTGGTATCTTATTATTGCGAGATCTCTCTATAATTCGGGGACTAACAATAATTAATGAATTGGGGGGCCTATGTCCAATTCTCAGACACCAGAAATTACCATAAGTAGCAGGAAGCATTTGAAATTTTCAATAGTTGCTGTGGGCTTCCTTAAGCGATCCAAATGCAGTTTATAGGGTGATCACTTCCTATAACCAGTTCCAGGGAACAACTAAATAGAATATTAGTGTTGCTGTGGATTCCCTTGTTGATCTTAATAAGAATATAAGTCGATCAAGCTTATATTCTATACAGGGAAATCTTAAAATTTTAAGAATGTTGCTGTGCGTTCCCTTAATCCACTCACTTTACAGCGAGTGTGTCAGTCAATTTTTTGAGGCTCTATTGCTAGAAGCGAGACGCCTATTTAGCTCTTATAAAGATACCTTTAAGCCCTAGTGGATAGTTTAACCTCTTTCACAAAGAACTGTATCTCGTAGTCTGAGAAGTTAGCAACCATGGTACCACGTGCATCTCTATACTTGCCGTTTTCTAGTTCATCTTCCATCTTACCAGGAGTATATTCGGGATCAACAGAACTAAATTCTGGGTTTTGCTTACGAAACTCCTTATTCATCTCATTAATCTTATACAGGACATGGCCAAGAGCCTCCTCATAAGATGAACATAAGCGATCCCAGATGAGGTTCTCTGTATCATAAATAACAAAGTATGAAGTCATTGTTTACTAAAAAAGATGTTTTATTTTATTTTCAATTTTTTAGTTGACGTTTATTGTATTTAGTATGCCCGTGCGATCTGAGCAATCCGGTTAGAAGTCATACAGTAATCGCAGTAGAGGCTACCAAGCGCATTAATATCACAGCTACAGCGAACTTGTCTAAATGCAGAGGTAATAGGAGCAGATGTATAGAACCGTTGAACCCGCTGACGCACTAGGTCATACCGCTCATCCTCCAGCTGGATCCTGAGAGCCCCAGCAGGTGTCACCCCCACGGCACCCTTCGTCTGGAGGACCTTGAACAAGCTAGGGGACCATCCAGAGAGCATGACGACGCCAGGGGTGGTAGCGGTAGCATGGAAGTCCTGACAGCTGGCAGCGATGTTCCAGATTACTATGGTGGGCATCTTCAATCCCTGACCCTCCCCCCACATGTCCTCACCTGCACGCTTGAAGGCCTCACGGATCATCTCAACGTGAGTCTGCCAGTGGTCAGTCTTGACCACGTTGCGATACTTGTTTCCTGTATAGAAGCTGTTCTCAGAGGATCCACATGCCTGATCCCAGGCCATGTCTGTGAGCACAATCAGGTTCTCAGGCTCCTGCCCAGGCTTCACCCTCTTCTCCTTGCACTGAGCTAGCACGAGATCCATAGCCTTCTGGAAGTCAGTGGAGGTGCCCTGGCTCATGGACTTGGGGTCAAAACTCTTCAACTTCGTAATGAGGTCGCCATGAGGAAGCGTGTGAAACTGAGGATTAGAGTCAAAGGTCAAGAAGGTATTCTTAAACTCCTCCGTGGTGACCTCGGAAATCAAGAGACCCATGGCCATACTCACCCAGTAGGGTGTGCCTTCTGTATATGTCATCATGGATCCACTGAAGTCACACATGGCGAGAGAGCGCCCGAGGCCACCACCTTCCTTTGCGGCCTCTACCATGGCTGACCAGACACCGCGGAGATGATTGCGCTCGGCCTCATCTGGTGTCTCGCTATGGTCACACTCATCATCTGTGTCGCCATCACGGTGCGTCCTCTGACCCATTCTCTCAAGACGCCTCTCCTCGTAAATAATGGTGTAAGCCTTCTTGACGACCTCGTGAGGAAAGAGGGTGTCTGCACCCTTAGCCTTCACCTCTCCCTTAGCCGTCTTCAAGAAGTGTTCCTGGAAGTTTGCGCGACAGGCCATGCGCACAGGGTCTTGAGGGTGGCGCAGAGTGCCTTTAGGGGGAGCACGCTCATGCTTCTTGGTAGTACCCTTCTCATTCAAGAAGGCCTTCACATACTTCTTGACGGCACGTCCAGGAACTGAACCAGGGACAATGTCATCCCAGTGCTTTGCGCACATATCTACTTCAACGGTCTGGAGGAACTTGTTCACTGCAGAGACACGCTTTCTATAGAGCTTCATGCGGGTCCCGTGCAACATGGGACCAGGCACAAGAGCAACTGCAAATTCGATGACATTGGGTTGACCCTCGCGAGGGAGCCACTTCGCCAAAAGGGAAACCTTGGGCTTCTTGGGAGGCTCCTCACCACCCCAACCCACCTCCTCGTTCGCAAGAGCAGCCGTATAAGCCTCGATAGCTGCCTCATCCCTGGTAAACTGCTTTAGAACAATCTGCTTAATGCGTGAAATGTTCTGAATATCTAACTTGAAGATATCCTGCCAACAACCATATTCTGGAATTAGATCAAGGAGTTCGAGAGTAAGTGTCCTGGTGAATGGTTCCTTTAGAAGAAAGTCAAAGATATGCTTGGAGGCATCGCGTTCACCCTTGCCGCCACGGATATCGCGTGTCTGGAATGCAAGGACAAGAAGATCCTCAATCTGCTTCTGATTCAGAGTATTGAGGAATATCTGATCTAGTAGGGTATACACTGTATCCTGGGAAACGCCGCGAGTTAGAAGAGCACTAAGTGCAACCATCTTATCCTCGACACCTTGGAATAGCTTTGCAGAGTAGACGTCAGAGCCCTTTGCACCAATCATTGTTGCAGCCATCTTGTATACAAGTAAAAAACGGCTGCTATAATCAATTTTTAGCGTAGTATTTTTTGTTTTTGGGTTTAGAATGAATTAATATATTAGGCATAAGCTGCAACCAGACTGTTCTGGTCTGCAGTGCGGAGCCATGCACGCACCTGAGGCTCAGAGCAACGGAGCTGCTTTGCCGCATAGGATACCCAGCGGCTAGTTGCCTGAGAGCGGCGCTCGGCAACAGGAAGAGAAGGATACTCATCAGTCACCTCTGCAAGAAAGGCATGATACCAGTTGGTCCACTGAGACCAGAACTTAGTGTCAGATGATGTCTGGCTAGTGTTAAGATGTGTTTGCAGGCCTACGAATTGAGGGCGGCTGGAACGCATGGTCTTAGAAGTAGAATTCTGACTACGAGTGAAAGGCATCTGGGTGTATAGTTTCATATGTGTGAGTGGCAGCAGTCAATTTTTGTAGGGGGTGGAATAGGTTCATTTACTGTATCTACCAATTGAATCCACCAAGTATCTAGTCTGTTGCAACTTATCCGAATGTATCGCTCACCCTTTAAGATTTCATCAGTCACATTATTCAAGAGGCGTCTACATGCATCGGTTTCATCTAAAGGTATACAGTTAGAATATGCTTCCTTAAGAGTATCGTATATATTAGATATTAGCATATTCTTGCCATAGTGTATAACTCTATAGAAGACCATTGTAATATAGAAAGTAAAAAAAATACTATCAATTTTAGTCATTGAGGCTTGCAGGCGACTTACCACCCTCGTCACTCGATTCATAGTCGAATCCGAACATATCTACTGCCTGATTCCATGAAAGCTTCTTCATGATATAAGGTTCAGTCTCATGCATAGCATTCGAGGTATTCTGGTCTAGATATGTCATAAGATTGCTTATTCCATTAATCCTGCGAACAGACTTGCAATTCAAGTGAATAATATCCTTTTGTTCTTCATCAGGAACTTCCTCTTGCTTTAGAAGATAGAATATACGGATTGCTTGAGAAGTAGATTGTGTCTTAAGAATAAAGTAAACCATGGTTGTATCTAGTGTGTTAGAATATAGTTGATCAATTTTATCAAGTAAAATTGACCAGTAACCTAGTGGTACTGGTAGGTACACCTACAGAATGGAAATGACAGATACTCAGCTTATCCAGTCTGTAATTAAAATGCAGCAAGAGTTAGTTTCAGCGTTGTCAGAGATAAGTCGTCTTAGAACGGATATGACGGATGCTAAGCAGCAGGATATGCATGCCACGAAACCATTCTTTAGCAGTTCAGAGGAGGAACGTGAGCAGGTAATGAGAGTTCTCTTTAATATCCAGAAGAGTGGCATTCGTCTGACGATGTCATCTGAGGAGTTTATTCAGAAGCGCTTTGGGTTTACAAAGAGCAAGTCTGAAGACTATATATTCGAATACATCGACACCTTTAGAGAGCTGGAGCTAAGATATAATAACTCCAAGTCAGTTGACCCAGTTGAGATATCTGCAAAGATAAAGCGAAAGGGTCCTAAGCCCTACTCAGAAATGACAGCTGATGAGTTGATAGAGGCGAAGGCAAAAAAAGCTAGTCGCGATGCAGAGAAACGCGTTGAAACAGTAGTTGCTAGCCCAGTTGAAGAAACGGTTCAAAAGAAGAAAACAATCCTCAAGCTAAAAAAGACGCATGTAAGCTCGGATGAACCAAAGCCTAAGGGGGTTCTCATCTGGAATGCGTTCATGAATATGGTAAAGGCCGAGATGATGCAGGGATCTAGTGCAGAGCCCTCTTATAATGAGGTGCTTAAAAAGGCACTGGAGGAGAAGGAGGCGAACCCAGAATCATACAAGTTGTTCTCAGAGAACTGGTCTAACTAATCTGAGATAACAAAGCAGAACCTTTTTTGTATAAGTCAGACAAATTAAACTTTGTAGAATACCACCCTGGATTTAGAGCAGCCTTCAATGCAACTGGATTGCGCGATTCTATTGCAGCAGCCAACTGTGTCATAGCATCATTTATCAGCTTATCGTTATACTCTTGAAGAGATGTTTTCTGTGCTAGACGTTTTTTAAGCGTATCTAGTAGATTTGAGCAGTAAGGTGATGGTGTAAGAGATACAATCTTAGAAAGAGTATTTACCTCTTCTTCAAGATCCTGTCCAATAAATCCCATTATTTCTTGTTCTAGAGCATGAAGTTCCTGTGAATACCCTTCATTTCTAGAAGCCTTTATAGAAAGGAAATCTTCAAGGATAGGACCAATGCTTAATCTAGACCCCCCTCCAGAACCTGCATTATAGTATGGCATGAGCTTCATACTTTTCCAAGAATTCCAGAAATTACTAGAATTATCCTTTCTAGAATTCTCTTGCTCCCTGGCAATACGCCACCCATCGTAATCCTGTGCAATATACTGTAAGATCTGAATAGTGATATATGCACTTTTACCATTGTGTTGATCTGTTTCTAATGAAGCAAAGACTGTCTTAGGAATATAATCATAATCTCCTAATGTCCTATTCATATCATTCAGAAGAAATCCCTGACTAGCGTATAACCAGGCATCTACAGTATCTGAACAAGCTGTATTAAGAGCATTAATAGCGTTCTGAACAAAGGTTCTCTCTAATGGATCTAGAATACACGAAAGATCAAAGGAGCGATGGAACATGCAAACAAAAAAGTAATGTAGATTGTCAATTTTTCTATTGAATTCTTAAGCACGATTACGCCATGCCTCTTCATATTGATATCTACGAATTGTATTCTCAAGTCTCTGGATAGACTGACCAAGAAGCATTGCTGCATTCACCTGATTCGGCATGAAGATCTTTGTATAAGTAAGAGGATCTGTCTTAAGAAATGTCTCAGGTGTCATCTCTGCCCTACGCGCAAGTATCTCAATTGCCTTTCCATGTGTAAGGCGACCCTCAATTCGAACATGGTCACCCTTTACAAGAGCTTTGACAAAGTTAACTGGTCTGGGAGAAGGCCAGAGCTGATGGCGATAATCAGATGAATAACACTTGTGTCCAGGAGTAGGGACGGGTCCAACATTAGTATAAATATCAAGAGTTGTATTTGGTTGTTCGACTGCTGGGGGTTCGGGCTGCTCTTCTGGAATCTCTGGTAGGACTTCTGGGATCTCAGGAACTGCATCATCAAGAGTATGAATATCTTCGGAAGAAGGTAGTTCCATAGGTGCAGGGGTACTTTTTGTATAAGAGGAGTTGCGATCAATGATATATGCAAGGCCAAATGTGGCAAGTAGACCGATTGTAGTGATAACATTTGTCTGAAGAGTATCGAGCATAAGGTATAGTTGACAATAGCTGAGGTTCACAAGTCAATTTTTACATGACAAAAAAATACCAACTGCGGGGGTCGAACCCGCGGCCTTGTGGTTAAAAGCCACACGCTCTACCAACTGAGCTAAGCTGGTATAGATTACCCTAGGTGGGGATCGAACCCACAATCTTCAGCTGTTTCCTTTTAATAGAAGGCTGACGCGTTATCCATTGCGCTACTAGGGCACACTTATACTACGAGGCTGTAAGTTAATCAATTTTTGGAGCCAGTTTTTTAGATTACCGTGCTAAGAGGATGGCATTGGATTTTTGAAGGGGTGTCCTCCTCAGGGTTCATGATAACTCTCTGCCATTGCCCAACACCCTTCTCAACCCAGATACCAGGGGGTAAGGTAAACTGCTTGGGACCCTCCTTCATAACGGCCCTCGTATTGTGCATTCGCAGAATAGACTGGATCTTTGTGGCTGCCAAGTGCTTGACCTGTGTGCGTGAAAGTCCAATGATGGATTTGAGGAATTTGCCACGTTGAATATCAGACTTCAGGTAATTCTTAACATTTGAGATATACTCCTCATGCCTCTCTACCATATGCTTATTTGCAAGAAGCTCGACGTAGAGAAGGCGGTCCTGATAGCCACGCCAGCAAGCCTTGATCTTGTTGGCAGCGTAGAGCTCGACCTCCTCTATGGGATTGATGAACTTCAGGCGCTCGAAGAGGTTGCGGGCACGCTCCTGGGCAGCGAGATGCTCAGGCCCAGGCTCATCATCCTCGGCATCCCAGGTCTCGTCATCATCATCATCTTGAAGGCCAGCTGGCATCTTCTCAAATTCGTTCGCCTCATGACGGCACAGGGGGCAGTTTTCGCAGGTCCCCTGGAGCTTCTGCTTGTCAAACCAGGTAGTTAGGCAAGAGAAGTGAAAGGGGTGAGAGCAGGAAAGCTCAACCTTACCCGTAGCAGACGTAATCTCGTTGTAGCAGATAGAGCACTCCATTTATGTGTTCTTGCGGTGCTATATAAAAAGGGACCATTGACATCAATTTTACACAGCATGTCAAAGATACGTCTTTACATAAAGTATGGAATATCTTTGATAGCATCAAGTTCCTTTGCAAGATTAATCACACGTTGCAAACGACTTTCAGAGTTAGTATCTTGCTTCTCTGCATACTTGAGCATTTCTGAAGAAGGTCCTACATGTCCCTTCGGAAGAATTCTAGGTTGTGTAGGGGTTGGGCTAGGTTCAAGGAGTTCCATGGGTTCCACTTTCTTAAATCCATCAAGATATGCTTGAATTAGAATAGATATTCTCTCTATTCCATCCATGTCTATCCCTGGATTTCTTTGTTTACAGTCCTGAATACGGTTATATAGCTCACCAAAGAGTATTATAAGTGTTTCGTCCATGCAAAAAAAATGATCCCTCTTTTTTTCATTTTTTTCAGTTAGTTAAGCTGAGTTCCAATATTCTTAGCTGCGGCCCTGAGCACTTCAATATCGACTGAAGCCCACTCTTCCATTGCGACCGCAAAGTGATTTATTACAGTATCCTTATACTGATCAGGAATGCACATTACAGATCGCCCCACGTAGAGGAAGAGTTCATCGACACTCATTGTAATCTGTGAGGCTACCTTCTGTCTAAGAAGACGACATGCTTCCCTTTTGTCCCATGAGCCCTCATGTGCCAGTTGAAAGTATTCCTCAAGCTCTTGATCAAGTATAAGAGTAATTTGAGCCTTGAGATTACGCCTCTTACTCAATGCCTGATTAATCTGTAAATGCCACATGTATTTGTCAGACTTGTCATAGGTAGGACCAACTGGCTCCTGCTCCTCCATCTCCCTAATAATGGAGCTCACACAGATGTATTGTGCAAGGATATTATCTATGGATGCCATGGTACTGGAAAAAGGTGGAGTAGTTGTTTTCAATTTTTTCAAAAGAGTTATCGAGGGCTACTAGGAGCTCTGAGGCTCTTTCTCTTCGCCTTCTTTTCAAGAAATGCCTGATAGCCAGCCTCCTTCTTAGCCATCTTCTCAGCACTTATTTCCTTCTTGGCCCTGGCATCCTTTAGCTTTGCTTTTGCCTTTCGCTCATCAATGAGAAGAGAGAACTGGTTCTTGTTAGATTTCTGGGTAGGTTCACGATTGTTCATTCTTGCTACCTGGGATACAAACTAGGTAGCAATTACGTTTATCAATTTTTTCAAGTTAGAAACGGCGGCGACCAAAGAAGGAACCGCGACCATTGAAGCAATTCCAGCAAGCAGAATACTCATTATCTGCGACTTCCTCTTCCTCCTCCTCTTCATCCTCTTCATCCTCATCATCTTCACCATCCTCCTCATCCTTCTCTTCACCATCCTCCTCACCCTTCTCTTCACCATCCTCCTCGTCATCATCATCCTCCTCCTCGTCATCATCATCCTCCTCCTCATCCTCCTCCTTCTCTTCACCTTGATCTTCATCCTCAGTAGACTTCTCAGCCTTCCTTGCAATTCTCTGGGCAATTATCGACTTGAGATACTCGCTCTCTTCAAGAACTGCACGAACGCGCTTTGAGATTAAACTCATCCTATCGAGGAATTCTGCGTCCATTTCTATACTAGACAGTGAAAAAGGTAAAGCTTTCAACTTTAACAGTTAAACTGGCCGGGCTAATGAGTAGAACGAGGAGAGGCAGGGAGTAATGGTAGTGTCGAAGGGAGGTAATCATAGCCATCTACAGAATCCTCTTCATAAAGACATCCACCAGGGTCAATATGAGCCAACTGGTTTGGCTGATCCTCTCTGCAACCCCAGCAAGAACTAATTATTTCAGATGGTTCTTCAAGGGTTGAGATAGATTCAAGGTTCTCTGAGTAGACAAGAGAATCCAATACAGATGCACTAAGAATAGGACTACTAGGAGTAGCCCATTGGTCATGAAACGTGCTGACACAAGTAGAACACTTGCGGGGAGTGCGACCCAAGACTGCCTGCGTTGGTTCTAAGCTCTTCAACCACTCTTTGCGGGATTTCCATAACTTAGAAGCCTTCCTGCGAGCCAGTGAGTATTTCAGTGTAGGCCATGTATTCCAGACTGATCTCAGATAAGTAGGGAAGTCTGTTGTGGTCTCCTTCTGAACAAATGCAAGCTCTTTCTCATTAAGTGCATTCATCTTGGTATAGGGTGGTAGTAAAAAAATAGGCTTCCAACCCTTTCAAATTTAGTTAGTCAGTATTCACAGTCCAGACAGGAGGTGTGGTATCAGACTTATTCACACGCTTCTTGTGCAATAAGTAATAGAGGCAGCTGTTTACTACGTGTCGCGTCAAAATGGTGCCATGAGAGAAGAACTTTGGGTTAAGAAGATTCTTATTCTCTGAAAAGTGCTTCACAAGTTCGCGCGCCGTTGCAGGAGACTTGCTAAGATACTCGGTGAGAGGCTCCTCCATGTATGTAATTTGGGGTTTCAGGGGGACATATGCTGCAGAGGCAATCTCGCAAGCAAAGGAATTATCCTCAGCTTGACCATCTGAAACAATTTTCTGGCGTGCCATAAGGGCATTTATAGCATCAATGCGCAGCTCAGTTTTAAGAATACGCCTCTGAATAGCGTAAAGGTGAGTATCGAGGAGTGTTTCCATGAATGTATTCAGAATATCAACCTTGTTCTCCAGAGTGGTCAGGTTAACTGTAAGTGTCCGCACATGGGTATTTAGGTCAACTTCTTTCTGAGCAAGCTTGGGTGCAGACTTGTTTCTCATACAGCAGTGGCGAGTGGCATTAAGCAGATATGCCAGGAGAATTCCAGTGATGAAATAGTGGCTGTATGCAAGTAACGAATACGCGGTCATGAATGGTGTCATGTATAGTGCGAGTGCAGACATTATATAGAAGTATATGTTGTCGGGTGTAAGCTATACACAGGGATACACGAATTCAATTTTACAAAAAAATATATAAGAAGCTAAGGCTTTTTATATAAGATATTTAACGAGTTCCATACATGGACTTGAAGGCCTTGAGGGTGCTCTCCTGTTTACGTGCACCCGTGTCAATGCGAACAGCGACCCCAAGCTCACCATTTTGGTAGCAGATGACCCTTTGAGAGTTATAGATACCATCCGCGCCCTTGGTGCGGGCACCCCAGTTCTGTTGTTCCTTCACCTGGGTATCATAGTCAAGAACAGTCCAGTTGCCCTGGAAGTATCCCTTGAAACGCAGGCCCTCAAGGCCTTTCTCGCGCGACAATGGGAAGGGGTTCTGGGCTACAGAGCGCGTGATTGCACGGGCATATGCAACCTGCGCAGTGTTTGACCACCTGGCCTCATCAGTAGGATGGAAGACCACGTCATAAACTGGGACCTGCTTGATGCTACCCTTGACGCGGTCTGCAAGTTCCAACCTGGCAAAGCACTCAAGCTTCTGGAGTGCCAAGTCCCTGGAAGCTGGGTCGAGGGGGTGGGGGTAGTCAGGGTGGAGCTGCTTGGTAATGACGTTGCGGATAGTGAAGAGGGATGTGCCAGTAATCTTCTTGGGCTCCCATGCAGCGGTCATATACTCATCATAAGTAATCTTGCCGGCTGACAGGAGAAGTGTCTTCTTGTGGCAGTAGATACGGATGGGTTGAAAGTGAATACCCTTCTCAGGGTCCTCGTAATGGTTCACCCGCTCTACCGCTTGTGAGATGGTGCTGAAGCGAGCCACCCTATTACGAAAGTCGTGAACTGCAAAGACACGGTCGTGGCAGCGCCACTCCGTAGAACGAGAGGACTTCTGGTCAACTACAATTATAGTAGGAACCTCGGTTGGCATCTTGCGACGCCAGTAATCAGGGTTTGACCACTCAACTGTCTCCTTGTCCTCGGTATCAAAGACAACGTCAAAGCCAGCCAACTCAGGGAAAGAACGCCAGGAACTGGCGAACTGGTGAATTGCCTTGTTTTCCTTCTTGTTGCCACCAACGGAGTAGGAAAGGCGGAGCACAATAATGTTGCGCCTCTTGTCAGCCTGAATTGCCTCCTTGAAGTCAGCGATAATCTGTTTGCCCTGCAAAGTAAGAGCGGCTTTATCGAAGAAAGGTGTGGCGACATGGACTAGGTCAGCATCTAAGAACCTAGCAGGACCACAGTAGGTGGGGGGTGGGTCGTAGCGGACGTGGTGGCCATCAAGGATTTCCTCCCTCATCTCGGCTAGCCCCTCGTGCTCAACCTCGCCAGAGTAAAGGACTTCCTCAGGGGTGGCACTGTAGAGGATGCAGCTGACCTTTGGGTTGTTGCGGATCTCTCGCCAAAGGTCACTCACTGACTGTTCAGAGCCAGAACCATAGTCGCACTCGTCGAAATGAAGAACCACCAAGAGGCCATCGGCTACCTTGCTCTCAATCCACATAAGACACTCCATCGCACTGCGTGCAGCAGTATTACCCGAGATAGAGAAGACGGCTAGGTTGTGTTTAGTGAGTTCTACACGCTGATCCTCGTCTGCCTTGCGGTGAAAGGCAGATATAAATACGTGAACACGCTTGGGACGCATGGGAGGGGCCACTAAGTCGCGCATGGCGATGTACTCTACGATTTCACGCTTACCAGACTTGACGGGCGCACCAACCACGATACGGCGGTGGTCAAGGTCTTCTAACAGGGGGAGAATACTGCTACTAACAAACTTGGTCATATCAGGGCGAAGAGCATCGAATATGGCAACTGACCAGGGCTTTAGGGTAGGTGCGCGAATTGTGGCAGCTAGGCGAGAGGACATCATCTTGATTGCTTGATTGTGTGTGTACTAAAAAAGGGGGGTGAATGCACAATTCAATTTTTTTATTTACTTTCCATTTATTTAAGAACCTATTACAAGAATGTTAAGCGCTTGACATTCTTGTAGTCGACTGTAGGGCCATAGGGTCCTGATTCCTCTATTTTTCTCTGAAGTTCGTTAACTACATATATGAGCTGGGTTCTTGCAGCTGAAATTGATGGAATCCTTAGGTCAACTGGTCGATTTAAGATTGTATCGAAATGAGAGAGTAGCAAATTCCTATATTCTTCATAATCACACAAGTAAGAGAAATATCTAGGGTCAAGGTGCAAGCGAAATAACTCTGAAAGCTTCTTGATAAGTTTGACATTGAGTTTTGCCCCCCAATCGAAGCTAGCTAAAACAACCAATTCATTTAGCTTCGAAGTAATATGCTTCTTCATTAAAAGGTGATCATGTAGTCTTATTCCCATTGGGTCCATCTTCTTTTGAATACGGTCCCAGGGGGGGAGGCACTGGTTAAGATTGATTCGAGTTTCATAGTCAAGAGAAGGAAATATGTGAACTCGTATAACGTCAAGTGGGAACTCATCAAGAACCGTAGGACGATGCCTGATGAATGGAAACTTTGTTTGCATCTTGGGTGTAATTGCTACAAAAAAAGAGTGCCTAGTTCAATTTTTAGTTGGCCTCTTATGAATGTCTTAATACCTCCTATCCCTGCCCAACCTTTCTATCATCCTGTTATCCTCCCAGATAGCCCTCTTTTCTTCCTCCTCGTCTATCTCCTTCTCCGTTTTGGGTGGTTCCTCATCATCTGGCGAGCGCATCCCCAACTCCCATTGCTCAAACCAGTAGTCACTGTCCTTTTCCTTGAAACAGTCTTCACACATACACGTTGAGAATCCATTTGTATCCACACCCCATCTATGATTACGCCATAACCCCCTGATCTCCTCAATCTTCTTGGCCATCTCACTCTTGTTATCTTTTTTCTCGGAACACACTGCACATATCTTCATACTCTCTGGACTCCCATCACAGTGGCACTTCCCCCATTGCCATCCATCCCCAGCACCATCAGACAAATCCCTTCCTTCCCACCCAAAGGCCCCTGCGAGTTTGTCCTTGACATCTTCTGACATGCGGTAAATCTGTGGGGGGTGGGAGGGAGAGGGAGCCTCTGAATCATCCTTGCCATACCAGATTGACTCACGATACCTTGGGCTGTAGGAGGTATTCTCAGGCGCTTTCTGGTTTACAGAAGGGGTGCATAGAAGCTCGTCATCCTTGGGAGACCAGATTGCCTCAGATGGAGGAGAGGATGGGAGGGGGGGGTAGCTGTTCCTGAGCCTCTTCAGCGACTTGTTCGCTCTCCTCTTCCTCCTGATAGAAGTGCGCACGTTTGCCCTAGCACGCTCGAGTTCTTCTGCGCAATTCTGCATATAGTCAGCCGACTCCGTCCAGCGGGCGTGGCTAAACTTGAGCTCAGCCTTGGCATGATTAATCTCTGAATTGGCCGCTGCCAACTTCTTCAATGCTAGATCAAGCTTAGATCTCTTGTTCAACTCCATCTTCACAGATGCCAGTTGATTAAGGAGTTGCTGCTTTTGTGCCTCAAGATCAGATGTAGTGCTAAAGATTAGTTGAGCTGACATCTTGTTGCGGCTGAGGGGGGGTACCTCTTATACACTCATATGCTGATTCAATTTTTTCAAGCAAAAAAGCCTTCCAAGAAAGTATTTATTTCTTAATGCTTAGTTATCGTTCTCTTTTGCATATCCAGCCACCCTCTCGGCATCTGCTTGAGCCATCCCAGCAATTGCAGCGTTAGCATTGGCAGAAAGCTCCCTCAACTCATCCTCTGGGGTCTTACCGCCTTCTGCAATTCTTGCCGCCTCTAACTCCTCAAGAAGCGCAATAGTCTTCTGGCGCCATTCCTCAATGGCCTCTTCATCTCCATCTAGGTCAGTTGGGTAAACGGTGCTCACCCTTCTCCAGCCATACATGTACTCTTCAGGGGTCTTTGGCCCGTTGTCCATGAAGATCCTCCAGTTCTCCAGTCCCTCGCGGTCTGAGCGTGCGTGCCTTGAAGCAGAAGGCACAGCAAGATCCACCCTCTCTACATAGCACTCAAGAGGTATACGCCAGCCAGTTTCCATCTCTCCAGAAGTCCTCTTTACTGTATAGTTAACAAGAAGAGTCTCTGGCACCTGAACGCAAAACTTGCTCTCAATACTCATTGCTTGGCCCATCTTGTGTATCTGTTTGCGTGTGGGGGGGGTGTGTGGTGCTACTCACACAGCACGGCATGAGTTCAATTTTTTCAAGTGTAAAAAACAGGAACTTGAATATTACTCAAGAACTAACCCTGTCTTACCGAGTACCTGGTCGATGATTCCAGATACAAATTCATCAGTCCAAGTTTCACCCCAAGGCGTCTCTACAGAACCATCTGATAACCAGGTTCCGAACTTGTCGAAGTCAATAAGAGCCACTCGCCCGTCAGGCTGCAGATAAAGCTCATAGTCGCAGGGGAATATCTCATATGCCATTGCCTTCATGTAGAAGATAGCGAGCTCTCGGCTGAGACCATCGATCTTGTTATCGAGAATCTCTACAGGACTTGCAGTCTCAATCCTCTCCATGGAATATTGGTTCTCATTTGCAGCCCATGCTCGAGGGGTATAGAGAATCTTGAAGCCGTTGCCTTCACAGAGTATCTGACTAATCTTCGATTGAATTCTGCACTGCTCAACGGCACCATGAGACTTACGATGACCCCTTCTGAGTCTCTTTACAACTATAAGAGGTTCACTAGTCTCGAATATCTTGCCACAAGCTCCTTCAGATAGCATGGTGTATTGTCTTAGCACTGCAAATCGGGCGTTACACTTCAATTTTAGCCAAAAAAATAACGGGACGTAGTTTCGATCTACGGACCTTTGGGTTTCTCTTGCATCGCAAGTTATGAGCCCAACGCAATTCCTCTTTGCTATCCCGTTGTCTTCCTCCAACCGCGCATGTATATAATAGTCCTTAGGAGCACCAAGTTCTGTGTGTGGCGCCCTGACGCATAGAACACAGAGCCTTAGCTTGCTGTATTCGGTTCTCAGGGGGCCAGGTTGTAGTGTCAGAGTAATGCTTGAGGTAAAGTATTATGGTGTGGGTGTGGCGTAAAGAGCATGTTGTAGAAGATACGCCACAGAGATGGTGTCTATCAGGAAGACGGGTCCTCTCGGCTGCCTATTACATCGCCCGCAGATTGCTCTGGGACTTGGATTGTCCACTATGGGTATCTCGAGGGCCTCCTATTGGGCACCCCTTTACCTTAACCATAGCTTACCAGCTCCCTAGAACCATTCTAAGTTCTGCTGGATAGATGTCTGCTTTACACTCGCAAGACTTAAGGCTTCTATAAGCCTGGGAAGCAGCACCTAGCCCCGCTGCATCCAGTCATGCCCGACCTCTCTTTGGCACGTCCTATATCGATGTTGCTCCTCCCTACGCACACACCCGTCGTGGTCTCCAATCAACTCCCACGCCCGCCCTACCTTGACTGGGGTAGGGGTGCTTACCTAACTAGAAGTGTTTGGATTCAATTTTTTCAAGTCAATCTCAAATTTCTTGAAATGAAATTGAGTTCTTATACGAAAATTGAGTGAAGGGTTTTCGGAACCGAAGCTATTGTGCAGTACATGGAAAAAGAGGCTAGCGCTTACTTCGCTTAGCCTCTCTTCGTTTTTTGGTTTAGTTTTTTGGTGTGGTGTGTTTGGTTAGTCTGTATTTACTCGAACTCAGGAGGGTCGGCCATCGCGGAGGGGCTGCTGTCGAGCTTACCCTTGGCGTCAACCTTGCCGGCAAAGGCACCGCGGCTACCGTCGGCGTTCACGCGCCAGGTCCAGCCGCTGGGGTGCCAGACAGGCTGCTCCTCGGCGTCAAGGTGCCCCCAGCGCTGGTAGCTGGTCTTGCCGATGGTGAAGGGCAGCAGCTCGTCATCCACCTCCTCTGCCTCCTCTGCCTCAACAGTTGCCTGGCTCAAGTCGACGGCCTCCTCCTCGACAACCTCGTCCTGCGTGTCGGCAGGAGGGGCGTCAGGGGGGGCGATGCCGGCCTTGGCAGCCTTGGTAGCTGCACGCTTGATAGCGGCGGCTGCCTTCACCTCTGCCGACTGTGTCTTACGAGCCTTCTTGGCCGGTGCGGCCCCACCCTCGCTAGCGACTGCAGAGCCGGCGACGCTGGAGTCGTCAGCAACAGAGGAGGCTGCGGAACCCTTGGGGTGGGAAAGCTTCCACTCGGCCTCGAACTCGATCCACTCAGCCTGGTTGGCGTCGCGGTAGCGAGAGCACCAGGCGAGGTGGGCGCCCTGCTTGGGTGCAGCCTCGCCAGCCTCCTTAGCAGCGGCACTGGCGGCCTTGGCCTCTTGCTTGACTAGCTCGACCTCCTCTGCATGGTCGAGCATCAACTTCTTGCAATAGGCTGACCACGCAGTGCCTACGCCGGCATTGGCACGGGGCTTCTTCTCTGCCTTTGCAGGCTTGGAACTCTTACTACTCTTGGCGAGCGCCTCGGTGGCCTCGGCACCCAAGTGGGCACCGATGATGGCCTGAATGCGCAGAAGCTCGTCGCGTGAAATGCTGATCATTGTGGACATTTTTCGTGTAAAGTCGCTTGTAATCGTGTATAGTCGTGTGTATTGGGGTGCTGGCCAAACCATGGCCGTTCCGATTCAATTTTTTCGAGCATGTAGCCATAGTCCCAAAAAATCAAATTACAGAGGAAACCTCTGGAAATTGAGTTATTTAAGAGAGGGTATATGGGCACATGGGCCTATAGGCTTATATAGGCCTCTGTATTCAATTCAATTTGCTCTGGAAATTGATTCCCAGTATTCAATTTTAGGCCGAAATTGAAGAGCCTAAATAGGCCGTTTTGGATTCAATTTGCCAGAGTAGCCTTGGGAAATTGATTCCAGAGGATTCCTCTGGAAATTGAATTGAATCCAGGTCAAAATTGAATTGAATAAAGAGGCCTATATAGGCTCTGGAAATTGAATACAGAGGCCCCTATAGGCTCTGGAAATTGAATTGAATACAGAACTATAGGCTCTGGAAATTCAATTTTTAAGAGGCCCCGAAAAAGGGTGTTTTAGCTCGATAAAATTGAATCAGATCTGCCAGGGTTTAAGAAGCACCCCCCTACCCCGCTATACACGACACATAGCAACTAACACGACTTTCACGATGATCTACGAGCCAATCTGCGACACGGTGTTTAAGCCTTGGGCTCCCAAGGACTTTGAGGAGTATGACGCTGGCCCATGTGGCCAGTGCAACTGGTATGGGGGTATAGGTGAGTATAACGGGTTCGAGGTCTACAACTGTGAGCACGGGCACTGGTTCACAGTCAAGGAACAAGAGGACATCTCTGACTCTCCTCTGATTGTGGGTGATGTGGCTGAGCTTTACAGGCGCATGGCCTTGGCTGGGCCTAACATGGTCTGGGGCGACATGCTGGTAGAGGAGGACATGGAGGTTCTGGCCAACGAGACCCCTGAGGAGAAGGCTAAGCGTCTGGCGGTCATTGCCGAAAATGATCGGGTTGACAAGCAGAAGATAGTCGAGTATCTTGTCCATCGCAAGGAGGAGAAGTGGACTAAGGGTGGCGAGATGAAGTTTCGCGTGCCCCGCCCCTGCAAGTATGCCACTCTATACGAGAAGCGCATCTGCTCTGACTGCGGTGCCAAGGTCCCAGAGGGTGCCACGGTCTGCAAGGCCATGAACGGGCACCGCGTCTGCGACCGCGACTTCGCGGGGTGCTGGAACCACGAGCAGACCAGGACCTGCATCTACGTGCACCCTGACGAGCCTCAGTGGGCCGACGCCTGCTCTGGTGCGCTCTGCTACGACCGCCAGGCCTCCTGCTTCCACCTCCGTGGCGCAGAGCCCGCACAGGTCAACCGTTTCGAGGCAACTGCTCGCCAAGAGCAACGCCCCAATGGTGGACAGCAGCGCTACAACTCTGGTGCATCTAGCCGTCCACCCCGCCACGACGGGCCTATGCAGCAACGTCCCTACCAACAGGGGCAGCAACGCCCCTACCAACAGGGACAGCAGAGGCAGCAGCGCAGCGCTGAAAGCGACGGGTGGGAGCAGGCGGGCAAGAGAACTCGCAACTAAATGGGACCAGCGGTGTCTGGTGGGACTGACGGCGTTCAGCAAACTAAACCAATAAAACGAAGGAGGGCAAGCGAAGTAAGCGCTACCCTTTTTTCCATGTCGTTGACCGGTTGAGGCTCCTCAATTTTTCAGAGGCTCAAGATTACCTCGAAAAAATTGAACTAAATAGCGCCCTGGTAGTAAGCACCCACCCTATCAAGATGTCTGCTATCATTTCCCTTAAGAATAAGCTCGCCGCAACTGATGTCTCACTGGAAGATCTCAAGCAGAGGATTGATGTGCTTAACCGTGAGATTGAGGAGACCAGTCAATCCCGTGAGAGACTAGTGCAAAAGATAGCGCGCCTTGAAGAGATAGCTGCCGAGGAGGCTGATATCCTTGCTTCTGAGAGAAGAGAGGAAGTCGTTGCGGCAGCCCCCACCCCCGTCAATCAAGAGGCAGAGGTTGTAGTTAGAACAAGGTTGCCTGTGTTCTCAACCGTCGCGAGACATGACATTGAGGCAGGACGTATTACGGTTTCTGATTTTAAAGAGTTCGTCGCCTGCAGCTACCAGCTTTCAGAGGACCTCTCGCGACCCTTCAGCGAGAAGAACGAAAAGAAGTTCAAGGACCATGTGAAGGCCATGCATCGCGCGGACCTTGGTGGTGCTGTGGGTGGGGGGGTTGCCAAGAAGGTCTACGACTTCATGAAGACTGGAACAGATAATATTGGAAAGAAGATCGTGGTTGCATACGACAAGGGTTGCGGAGGAGGAGGAGAAATTCGCGAGATTACGGGACCATACCGTTTCAGACCCATTGCGGCAAGAACGAGCGACCGCCCCAGCGGCTTCTACTGCCACCAGTTTCCCACGAAGCTCATCCGCCCTCTTACAGCTGAGGAGAGCAAGGAAATAGTAGAGGCACGCAAGCAGCAGGGTCCTCGCGACCTTAACTGGAATACAGAGATTGCTATCTAAACCGAAAACAGAGCATTGCTCTTTTTTCGATGAACACAAGAAATTTTCAATTTTTCAGAGGCTCAAGATTACCTCGAAAAAATTGAACTCGATGGCGACCGGTTGGATAGGTGCAAGGGCGTGAGTAGACGCTAGTAGGGCGGTAGGTCATTTGGAGTTGATGCGTGATGAGCGCTACAGCCGAACTTGACGAGCCCAGGACAGGCAGTAGGGTTTAGAGACCCCAAAATAAGACCTGATCTGACCGGCAGAGCACTGTTCTCTGTTGGCGCGACGTCTCGACCACGTGAGGGGTGAATCAGCAGGCTGTATCTGATGGATAGAAACGGTTTTGAGTTGAGCCTCTTGTCTGAACGAACAGAAAGAGGTCTCGGCATTCCGGAGGAGATGAGCGACGTGTGCGAGGTAGGGGCACGCGTCACGGGTTGGCAACCCATAGACTATCTATAAGCCTGTGCATGGATCCTTAGTAGGAGGCCACTCTCACCAAGTGTGATGACGCATGAAAAACAGAGCCATGCCCAGAGCAACACTGGGCATCTTGGGTATCTGGACCTACTCGGGCAATCTAGCACACGCAGAACATCAACGGAAGAGGGCACCCCCTGCTCTTTTTTACTGTTAGAAGCCACTACAAAAAAGACTACCCCTCTGCTAACCAGCAGATAAGGGGTGTTCTTTTTTTGTCTTAGAATAAGCCGGCACAAATTGATCACTCCCACCCCCAGTCATCGGCTGCACTTACTAGACCAAAGTCGATAAGCTCAGAGCCAGATCCAGAATCTATGTCATACAGATAGTAGACCTCGTCTTGCTTCACGATGAACGTCATCTCGAAAGAGCCCTTATCTGACTGGTTAAAGTTGACTACCGCGCCATAAGGCTGCTTCTTATACTCCATGTAGCGCACGAGCTGCCAGTGGTGCTTGGCTTTAATCTGATTAGGCTCTGCCTTGAGCTCAAAGATAAAGGGAAGAAAGTTCAAGAGCATTACATCTAATCGCGCACTACAGGTTCCTCCAAGAGGTCGACCCTTATACATAATGGGCATCGTCTCTTCAGAAACATAGCGAATGCTAGCCTCCTGCAACTCACTACAAAGTGCCTGTTGATAGTGAGCCTCGACATGCCCCTTCCCTAATCCTATGGCGACCTCCCTACAGAGGTCAGAAAGCTTCTTGAACTTCTTGAGAGTGTCTTCTGTAAGTAATATGGGTGTAGTTTCCTCCTCGTCGACACTTACTTCAGGTGGAACATAGGTAGGGTTCTTACACTTAGGCTTCGTGTGTCCCTCTTGTTTACAGTTCGAACAGACCATTGTGCTATAAGGGGGTAACGATGAGTAAGACATGAGTAAAGTCAATTTTATATAGCGCAATTCAAGAGCTTCTTATTGCTCTTGGATTATCCTGTGTAAAATTGAATTGTACTGAGCAGGTATAGTGTTTACCCCCATTTACGCGCTACAAGATGCCCAAGAAAGTTAACATGTCAAAGCGCGTAGCAGTCGAGAACAAGAACAAGAAGGTGCTAACAGAGGCCATGGATGGCAAGGAAGCCATCTTTGGCAAGGTAGAGAAAGCTCTCGGCAACTGTGCGTTCAAGGTGAACATTCAAGACCCCAAGTCAAAGCAACCCAAACTCAAGACCGTCCAGGGCCTCATTCGTGGCTCTTTCAAGGGTGGCTCGAAGTCAGAGACCTTCCTGGCGGCAGGGATGTTCGTGATCCTGGCAGCCGCAGAGGAGCGTGCAGATAGCCATGAGATTATTGGTGTGATCAACAAGAAGAAGGACCTCAAAGCACTGATTGATGACAAGCTCTTGCCAGTAATCCTCATGGATACACAAGATGACCTCTTTGACTACACAGGGGTCGAAGAGGAGGATGGTCTCGACAAGGAAGAGCGCAAGTCTCGTGACCGCATCCTGGCATCTCTGGCAGCAGGAGGCGGTGCCAAGAGCGGAACTACGAACGATGATGAGATTAATCTGGATGATATCTAAAAACCAAAAATGAGAAAGAGCAGGATGCTCTTTTTCATGTTCGGTGAAAATTGAAAAAATAGTGGATACAGAATAGAGTATGGAGCAAGAAAAGCAAGCTGTGCCAAAGTCAGGTGATCAGATATCTTTCATATACGACCACAGAGTAGAAACATGCCCTTGCGGTGTCTGTTCAACTGCAAGGTATCACAGAGATACCTGGGAAAAAACAAAGTGAACCATTTTTCGTTTTTCATATAAAATTGACTTTGAGTTCATACCTGGTTATAAGTATCAAAACAAGATGTCTATCGAGTTCTATTGCAACCCAGATGTTATCACAGCTTTTACCTCTGCACCAACTGCTGAGCAGATAAGATTGTATGGTGGACGTTACAATTTGCAGAATAAGACATTTCACTTGAATAACGGGCAAACGGCAACGTCTCCGTCTGGTGCATGTAAGCTGTGTCTACAGAGGGAAGGAGTAACAAACGAGTGGCGTGGCCCCTACCACTTGGCGATGGAGATTGATGGCAGATGGGTTCCTTATGCAGCTACGCAGTTCTATAACAGGCCAACTCAATTCCGTATAGCCTAGAATAAAATTGAAAAACATTTGCGCCCCTTTTTCCAGTACCACACTAAGACAAGCAAGATGCTCGAATTCAAGAAGACTGATACGAATCTTGTTATTGGAGGAAAGACCTTCTACGCGAGGGAGGCAATTAAGGCTCTTGGAGGCACCTGGGACGGTGTGCAGCGTGTATGGACCCTGCCCGTCCACATTGACAGCGAGATGCTTCGCAAGGACCTTAGTGTAAAGACAGCAGAAAGAGAGAAGGCGGAAAAGAAGAAGGAAAAGGAGGAGGCTGCTGCTCACAAGGCATGGGTTGCAAGTCCAGAGGGAAAGGCTGCTGCAGCAGAGGCTCAGAAGCAGCGCATACTGGCTTGCCTAGAGGAGAAGAAGAAGACTGGCAATTTCCATTGGATCTGCTGTGATAAGTGTGAAGTTATCGACTGGGGTCGTAGGCATACATCCTGTAAAGCCTGTGCAGACTGGAGCGGCCAGAGCTGGAATACCTTCTGTGTGAACGGTCGTCGCTACACTGGGGATTAAAGAATACCTTAGTAAAGAATACAATGGACCAGGCAGTACTCTTATGTATTAGCTGTATTTTTTGCTGCGCAAGCTGTAAAGATGATGAACCACCTCTTACATCAAATCCACCCAAGATTACTGTAAATCCTAGTTCCAGTATCGGTGAGCCAAGGATAGAGCTAGAAAATTCGGGTGCTAAAGCCTGGCCTTGAACTATACTAAGATGGAGTTACTTCTACACTTCGTAGCATTCCAGTGTCTTAAATATAATATAGACGAGAGCCACGGAGTTAAGCATGCCAGGGGCACGTGGATACGTGCTTCCCAGATTATCAAGAGTATTCCAGGTATAGACAGAAACGAAAAAGAGGTTGCTCTCTATGCCGCAGGCCTCCACGACATGTGCGATAGCAAGTACTGTCCCTTGGAAGATGCAGTAACTGATATTCGTGATTTCCTTCTTAATATACTAATACCTCTAGAGGAAATCCAGGCAATACTAGATATAATTACAACAATGAGTTATTCTAAATTGAAGAAGACTGTTGAAAATGGTGTTATCCACTTTCCAGACCATGGGAACTGGCAACGTGCATACCATATAGCCAGAAATGCAGACCTCTTGGAAGGTTACATAGTAGCAAGATGTGTGCTCTATAATAAGCATATTTACCCTAATAAAACAGAGGATGAACACTGGAAAAGAGCTGAAGAACTCTTTAATGAACGTGTCTTCAAGTATGTTTCAGAGGGTTGGATCAATTTGCCTGGGGCGCTAGAAATGGTACCTACTCTTGAACAAGAGGCTAGAAGATGCCTTTCAGGAAGGCTAATGGATTGGCCAGAGCCTATTATAAATTAAAAAAATTGATTCCCAATGACCATGGTATGGTAAGCACCCCCCACACTCGACAACACTACAAGCTTTAAAGATGTCTGCCATTCAGATGATCATCGCTAACATCCAGAGCTTGAACGAGGCTGACCGCAACCAAGTGCTTGGCCACTTTGGCCAGAAGTTTGCTGTGATTGAGCCTCTTGTATCTGCAAAGAAGCTGAAGGTCAAGAAGAACAATGTCAACAAGGGCAGGGCTACCTGCTGGGGCGACTACTCGAAGAAGATCTTGAGTGAGAACAAGGATGCCATCCTGGCATTCAAGGTCGCGAACCCAGAGACAAAGGGTGCCCACCTTGTCTTCATGTCCAACTACAGGAAGGAGCATGCAGAGGAGTTCGCAGCCTTCGAGGCCAAGTGGAAGGAAGTGCAGCCCAAGGAGACAGTTGTGCCTGCAGCAGAGATCGAGGATGACGCAGCTACTGTGGTCGACGACGTGGATGCGGTGATTGTTGCAACAGTGGCAGAGAAGCCTAAGCGTGTGATGACTGACGAGCAGAAGGCCAAGATGAAGGCTGGTCGTGAGATGGCAAAGGCGAAGAAGTATGCTGCTGGACTGCTACCCATCTCCCCTGCCTTTGGCGGCCCTATGTCAGATCCTGTTCTTGCACCTGTGCCCCCTGAGCCCCCTGTGGCCCCTGAGGCCCCTGTGGCCCCTGTGGCTGCAAAGAAGCGTGGCCCCAAGAAGCTGGACGACATGACCCCTGAGGAGCGCACTGCACACGATGCCAGGAAGGCTGAGCGCAAGGCAAAGAAGGCTGCAGGCCTGAGTTCTGGCAGCGACACTGGTTCTGAGGCAACAGTGCCCTCTACTCGCAGTGTGTCGCCCAAGTTGAAGGATGAGTAAAAACAGAATAAAATAAAACCAAAAAAAGAACAAAAAAGAAGGCTTTTTTGCTTGTATTAAAAGTTGAGTACCACCTAGCAATATAGCCTAGTATACAATGCCAGAACACGAATGGAGATTTGTTCTGCATCTTATCTGGCTAAAGTTCTTTCGCTGGCTACCTCACCCCTCTGGATACAAAATACATCCTAGTAAAAATTGAATAGGGTTAGCGCCCTTTTTTCAAGCACCCCCCACCCCCTCGACTTTACGCTACAAGATGTCTGCAACTCTTTGGATTCACCGCTGCTCTGGTTCTGACCTCCTTGTGCGATTGCCTAGCGCCCTTGACGCATACAATCTGGGTGCAAGATTCTTGTTTGCACACCAGTCAGCTGTTGAAGAAGAAAACTTCATAGACAGCTGGAATGAAAGTAGATATACTGAAGACGAGATGTTTCATGTAGGGGATACCCCTTCTCTGCAAGTCTCTGTTCACCCTGGGAAGTTCCATCCTGAAGATGATGAGTATCTCGGGATAAGTGATTGGGCTACAGAGACTTTCATAGTTACTCCAGGGGAGGTCATGGATCTCGGTAAAAATGGCATCCCAGAGTGCTGCGGAGATGATGAAGTGAAAACTCCTAGTGTAGATGAGGATTGGCGCCAGACGCAGATAGAGATGTACAGGTATGGTTGCGACCACTAAGTAGTAATTCTTCTTGGGAAGAAGCTACTTTTTTTATAAAATTGAAACCCACGGTCTCGTAATAGTAAGTACCCCCCAAGACTACAAGATGACCGCTACTCTTTGGATACATCGCTCATTTGCTGCTGATATTCTTGTGCGCTTTTCTAGCGGATATGAAGCCCACCAGTTTGGTGCTAGATTACTCCTCAAGTACCAAGGCCTCAACCAGGACGAGACCAGGATCCTCCCCTGGAATGAGATACTGTATAAGAGCTACGGGATCTTCGATGTAGGGTCAACATCTAGTCTTCAGATATCTGTTCACCCCAATGATTTCCACCCCAAGGGCTACCTCGGCGTATGTGTGTGGAACCCAGACGGAACAGTGCTATCTAGCCCAGAGGATGCACTTAATCTGGGTATTATTGGTATCCCAGAAGGATTTGTGCCTAAAGAAGATCCAGAGGGTCTTTGGGAGAAGCGTTCAATTACTGCAGAGGAGTTAGACCTTGAAACCCAATACAATCGCTTTAACCGTGAATACGCTAAGGCAGTTGAAGAGGCAAAGACAAAAAGGCTTGCGACCTCTGCCTTCGGCTACGACGAACGCCTTGATGGACCCATGTACTGGCCTGGCTTGTTTAAGCCAATACTAAGGGACAGTAATGTAGACCTCTCTGACCTGCAGGAGCAAGCCATGGAGAACTAGTTAAAAAAACAAAAATTGAATGGGGTTAGCGCCCTTTTTTCAAGTACCCCACATTAACTTCCAAACTTCAAATGTCTTATACATCTGGTTCTTTGCTTTCTATCGGTGCTGGCGCAACACTTGAGCAGGTTCTTGTTCTGAGCGACGGTCGCGTAGCCACGAAGCTGTTTGCAGGCAAGCCTGTTGCTCGGCGTGATATCCTGAACCTCTCCGACTGGCTCCTTCTCGCAGATGGGCAAGAGATTACAGTTGGCCCGATGCCCCCACTGCCTTCTAGCCCTGCAATAAGTGCAGCTGAAACCTATGCCATGGGCACCAGGCTCCGCTGGTCAAAGGATGACAAGAACAGGCGCACAGCCATTATCATTAAAGATGGTGTGCTGCAAGTGAAGGAGGTAGTCGATAACAATATTACCATGACCCTCGCCACACCTGGGGCACTGTTTGAATATGCCACCGTGAAGAAGACCTTCTTCAATAACGTTGCAGAGTGGAGGGCTTCTCTTCCTGAGGGTGGCACGGTTGCAACTTTCACTGGACCTGAGATTGCCTCGATAGAGGCAAAGGCAAAGAAGCCCGTTCTAGCAACTACAGACACCAGCTACATCGCAGAGCTGAGCAAGCGCTACCTCGTGCGCTCTCAACTCTGTGAGCAGTCTTCTGTGAATGATAAAATCGAGTATACTCGCAGGATGCTGAAGTCTGAGATTCAGGGCCTGTTTCTGGATACGAGTGTGGAGAACAGAAATATTGATCTCCTAATCTCTTCTATCAGACTCATTGAACACTACGCAAAGTGGCTCAAGCGTCAACTCTCTGATGCGCATGGCAAGACACCTGAGGAGTTGAGTGCTCCTAGGTTCCAATTCAGGAACTACTACAAGCAGAAGTTGTTCGCTTACAAGGATGGCCTGAAGTATGAGATCTGCACAAACAAGAATGGTATCCTGGCACTTGCCCCCAGTCCCGAGGGTACCAAGTATCATGAGAATGCTCTAACAGGCAAGTCATTCGCTGACCTCGGCATTGAGATGAAGGAGGATGGCAAGCCCCGACTGGAGGTGAGCTACTACCGCCGCCGCATCGAGCTCTAAGCATAACTATAAACTAAAAGCATTACATCTTCTTTTTTGCGTTAACTTGGTAAAATTGAGTTAGTGAGCCCTAATGTAGTAGGCACCACCATGTCCCAGCAGCAATTGACTGAACTTAATCTAGAACTTTCTAACCAAATGAGTTCAGATGAGAAAATGCTTCTTGAACATCAGGTGCGTTTCTGGAAACAGAAGGCGTGGCGTGCTGAGCAACAGAGGGATCGTGCAGAAGTGGCACGAAAGGAGGCCCAGGAAATCGTAGAAAGATACAAGGCAATTCCCGAGGAAACACTTCAGAAACTCTTGATGGATATCAAGAATGCGGAACTTCTACAAGTAAAGAAGCATGCTGAAAATCACATAGGTAGTATAGGCCTTATTAACTTCCGCAAGCTAGAAAGAGTTTCTGAAGGGATGGACGTATCCGAAAAGATTAAGTTCTGGAAGAATGTGGGAGAAAAGCACATGTCCTATGGACCACAGGATGATGAAGAATAAGCAAGTAAAATTGAATATGTATGTAGTGTTCTATTTTTTACACAAGCATGTCGATCACTATTACCTATGACATGTTCTTCAAGATTTCTAAGTCTGCGAGGGATGAAATAGTGTCAATGTTTGGCACAAGTGGATTAGAGCATGTCCGATATATTAGCGAAGCAGAAGTTATTCAAAATCCAGTGTCTGCGTTTGAGAGTGCTTCTCTAAGTTTCGGAAAACCATTGATACTTCCTTCTATAAGCAAAGTTCAATCTGTTAAAGTTGCATCTGACTTTCCAGTTGCCAAGCCAGCGGATATATATACTCTAGCAAGTGAAGAGAAAATTGCAGCTATTACCCAGGAGATTGATAGTGGCCTCTTTGTAAGCAACTCCAAGTCTGTAAACTGGAACCGTTCAGGGAAATACAATGCTTGCAACTGGGACGTTAAGAAACTTATGATGACATTAAGGTCAAGTGGCCCAATGAACACATATCAAATTAACATGGCTCTGCCTAGAATGGATAGATACAGAATTAGCGCTATCCTGCGTGAACTTAGGAAGCAGGGTATCTTGGTTGTGAATTAAAAAAATTGAATTCACATGGGATAACATAAATAGCACCCGCTTATAAAGAAACAAATGGATCGCGATATTAAGACTGACCGCAAGAAGAAGTCCGACAAGGCTAAGGAGAAGTATGATAGAACAGGTGGGTTTTCACAAAAACACGTTCGCCTGGCAGAGGCTCTGGCTGAAAAGACTGCGTTAAGTCGCCAATCGAAAAGTCAGAGGAAGAAGTAGAACCTTTTTCCATGTCAGATTTGGAAACTATGCAGAAACTATTGGATATTGTGCTTACCCGGATTGAGGATGCTGAATATAAAATCAGTATGTGGAAATCTAAGAACGGTCACATCAACCAGGCATCTTCTCCAGAACTCCGCAATCTGAAGAATGCTCTAGCTACACAGCAGAGAGTTAAGATAACACTTATCCAAAGCATCCAAGAAATGACACCTGGGTCCAATGTGATGACTGTTTTTACACCTCTTAAGTCTAGTATGGGGTTCTTCACAAAGCTCAAGGGTTTTTTCAGAGGGTAATGTGAAATTGAAAAAAATTGAATCGATTGACGCCTGGGTTGGTAAGCACCCCATTACAAGTTATAGCCTTTCAAAGATGTCCATGATCTCTGTGCCTAAGTCTGACCTAGAGATGATCTTTAACATTCTCGGTGCAAAGCTGAGCAACAGCACCGGTTCTTCTACAATCAAGTTAAACAAGTCTGGTAAGGCCAAGAAGCAGAACTCTAACAAGGGAAAGCCCACTTGCCACGGCGACTTTGTTAAGATGATTTGCGAGAAGTTCAAGGATGAGATTGCCACATTCAAGGCCGCAAACTCTGAGCAAAAGGGCGCACATCTTACATACGCTGCGAAATACAAGAAGGAGAATGCAGAGGAGTTCGCAGCCTTCGAGGCCACTTGGAAGGAGGCGCATCCCAAGGATGCTGTGTCTGAGACAGCATCCGTAGCAGCATCAGCTGATGGATCAGAGGCAGCTGGCTCTGATGCGAAGCCTAAGCGTGTTATGAGCGACGAGCAAAAGGCTAAGATGAAGGCGGGCCGCGAGGCCTCCAGGGCTAAGAAGGATGCTGAGAAGGCTGGTCTTGTTGCAGAGGTTGCACCTGTGGCTGCACCTGTGGCTGCACCTGTGGCTGCACCTGTGGCTGCACCTGTGGCTGCACCTGTGGCTGCACCTGTGGCTGCAAAGAAGACTGTGAAGACTGCTAAGAAGGCCACTACAATCACTACCCCCGTGGTGGCCCCCGTGGAGGCCGCTGCTATCGCTGAGTTCCTTCCTTTCAAGATTGCGAACAAGACTTATCTGCGTATGGGCAGCAAGGTCGCCAACGGCAAGGTCCTCTATACATCTGGCCACCTGTGGCTGAACAAGAATGGCAAGAAGGGTGATCACATCGGCGAGCTGCAGGATGACGGTGAGATTGATGAGACTGCAAGTGAGCCCACTTTCTAAGAACTATAATTAAATAAAAAAAGAAAAGAAAAGAGGTTATAAACCCACCCTTTTTTCATAAAAATTGACCTGAAACACTAGGGTATACTTGCATACAAGTATGCCCTACTGCAATGCATTTGACCGGTTTAACTCTCCATGTCTCAGTGAAGTATCTCATGGCTCTGATGTCTGTTCCCAGCACACGCACTTCTATGGACCCTCATGGTTCGAGAGATTCCCATTTGGCCCTGAACCTACTCCTCGAATGTTCTTCTTCTCATCGAGTTCAAAGATAAAGGCCATATACACAAAGGCTATTCTCGAAAACCGCGTCATAGTTACTAGAGATCACATTAAGAACCTAGAGGCCTTTGTTCCACCTCACGCGGGTGTGGATTACTATCTTCTCTGCTGTATGCAAAAGGGTGTAGACCCACTTTCCAGTTCTAAATTCTTTACCCAGGTCATCAGGGAAATACTCAACTGCCACAGTAGATTAATATATGACGCAGTTCGTGCAGATCCAGAACTACTTACCAGATTCATTAGTCCTCTTCTAAATTCTACGTATCGCCCATTTAGCAATATCGTCTGCCACATTCTCTATTCCGCATACCGTATCAAAGAATATCCAAGTGTGGCTGAGAATATAGATGGCGCCATTTCTCTGTTTAGCGAAATTAAGAAACATCCAAAATTTACTTCTGAATTCCTGTGGGAGCACAGCGAATCTGAAGAGAAACTGGTTAATCTACTTATTAGCTCTAAGGCGGAGCCTGGCTCGACCCAGGAGAAAATTAAGAAGTTCTTTCTTGATATGCGTGGATTGAGAACTGCAGAACATGAAAAACAACGTCTCTCCTTTGAAGGAAAGAGAGACGAAATTCTTGCTATCGCATGGAGCCCTGAGAGGTTCATGCAATGGTGTCTTGACACTGATGAAATGGCAAGATTTCTTGAGTATTCTAAGTGGAAGACTATTGATCCTGCCACGAAGGAGATCCAAAGAAGGCTTCTCTGAAACACATAACACTACAGTAATGTTTTGCATAAGAAGACGTTGACGGAGTATGACAATGTATGCAACGAATACTAGTCTTCTCCTCCTTTTTTGGCATTATCTTAATTAGAGGGGGCACTATGGATCGATTACAGTATCTTAACATTCCAGGTGCTTACTATATACAAGTGTTTAGTTTCAATTTTTGTAAAATTGAATTGGATCTATATGGATGACTAGTATTACCCACTCTCGAACATGGCAGCTAACGGAATTACTCTACAGCCTATGCGTATGGGAGATCTTGTTTCCCAGGTTGCTGTTGAAAACACATCTAGCAAATATATACCACCTTCGAAGCGGACTTCAGGAACGTTATCTGTAGAAAAGATTGATTTTAGTGATAAGAACTTCCCTAGTCTCGGTTCAGCCCCAAAGAAACTTCCTGCCTGGGGGAAGCACATCATTGCTACAGAAGCTCCTTTACCGGTAGAGAAGTCTGAAGTGGTAAAAGTCGCTGTAAAGGAGACATTGAGCGATAAGATTAAGGAGAAAATTCGCATTAATCTTATTGCAGATGATGAGCGGGCTCGCAGCATCGAGGTAGAGGATGACCCCTGCAAGATGTCTGATATACAACTTTCCAGTAATGGATGGACGTCTCTGCAGATTGGATCTAGGGGCATATTTACAAAGGAGGATCAAGAAGACATATTCATCCCTGGATACATTACAGAAGCAGATAGTGGGATGAGCTTTGACGAGTATATGCATTACAAGGGGGCATATAAGCCAGTTGCTAAAATTACTCAGAGCACACCTTCACCGCTCGTTATTAAGATACCATATGCAGAGGAATCTGAAGATGAGGAGTATGATGAGACACTTGAGTAGTTATAGTCTTTCCACCATATCAGGATTATAGTGAAAAATAAGAATAGTAAAGAAAAGCATACCAATATATATGCCAATTTCTTTTATTTTTGATGTTCCTGCAAACGCATCGATTAATATGTAGGCTAGACCCCAAATAGCAATCCACCAGAATTGCACAAGTGTCAATAGAAAAAGAACATTCGCAGTCTTTAACATAACTATAAGACACCGGGGTTTTTCTTATAATTCCCTCTTAGCAATTATCTTAGTAAGATTTATACATTTACAGAAACTCCGAATATCCTTATTTCCTGCAATGTATGCCAATCTATTAATGGGTGTCCACATAGCCTCCATTACTTCCTTAGTATCCTCAGGAACAAGTGGAATACGTTCATCTACAAAGAAGACGAAGTAGGTTCCAGACCGAAAACGAATTTCGTCATCAGGCTGAAATCCTTTCAAATCAATTCCAGTCTCCTCTCGGAGTTCACGAATACATGCTTCTATAGGAAGTTCTCTGTATTCACCATGGCCCTTAGGAAAGGACCACATCTCGCTCTGACGACCTTTAATTACTACTGTTTCGTTATAGTTGTTCAATAGAATAGCACCATATACATGACTATTCACGCAATGCGACCGTGGTATATACGTTTGAAAAGCTCTCGGAAACGCCATTATTGGCATTTTTGGGTGCTTATATAGTAAGCAATTTGCCGGTCAATTTTATTGACTACTGTAATCACGCTCAGTATTGAATGACCTCTTCAAGGGCACACTGGGTTCACAGAGCGGTTTGCAATCATCCTCGTCATTTTTAGAATAGTCACTGGAATGGTGGTGATGTCCTAAATGGTGTTTGTGCCTGGGACGATTTCTCTTTTCAGCCTCTACTCCATATAGATTAGAAGGTTCTATAGTTTTACCAGGCCATCTTACAGCTTCTGGATCATCTTCATTCACTTCTGTAATATAGTTATATGGGTCATCATATCTACGAGATAGAGGTGGTCCACCACGTGTCCATTCTGTATCAGGTTGATCCATGTATCGACCCATGTTTTTAGAGTTAGGAGGGGCAGATATAGCGGGAGTGCGGTGATTAGCATCATGAAGTGCTAAACCTACAGATGTTCCTAGGAGACTTCCAAATCCTGCGCCAATGAAACTACCAGCTGCTGATGATAATAATATGTTCTGGCTATTATCTGCAACTGGTGGCTGAACTTGTGGCATGATGTTGTTTATTATGATTGGCCTTCCTTCAGGTTTACGGGAATTTATCTGATTAACTTCTTTTTTATTTGGCATAGGTGATTCAAATGGTTTATCTTTCTTTACATCACCTACATTTTGTTTTAGATCTTTAGAAGAACTCTTTGCATCCATAAGTGCTTCTTTCGCAGATTTTGCATCCTTTCTTGCTGCTTGCGTCTTTTCTTCTAAAATAGCTAGCTTCTGAAGGGCAAGTTCTTTTGTCTCAGGGCTAGCGTTTGCAGATTCAGCTCTAGCTTTGGCAAGCTTTTTCATCATTGCCTCTGCCTCCTTTGCCTTCTTTTCAGATTCTTCCTTAGCGTCCTGAGCCTTCTTTGCAGCTTCCTTTGCAATTGCATTTGCTGCAGCCTGGGCCTCCGCATTCGCAGCAGCTAATTTCGCAGCCGTAGTAGCGTTCATCGCTGCATTTTCTTTTGCAGCTGCTTCTGTCTTTTGCTTGGATTCTTCTGCAGCCTTTACCTTATCATCTGCTGCCTTCTTAGAAAGTGCAGATGCTAAATCTGCATCCGCCTTGGCCTTTACAGCAGCATCTGCGGCAGATTTAGCAGCAGCCTTCTTTGAGGGATCTTGTGCCGCCGCTGCTGCTGCTGTGGCGGCTGCCGCCTTGGCAGCAATTGCTAGTGCCGCCTTATCTGCAGAATCTTTCTTAGATTTAACAGAATTCGCTAGAGTGTCAGCAAGGCTCTTTGCCGTTATAGCAGCACCCCTAGCCATTGCATAACTTGCCCTTGCGCCGTCTAACAAAGCAACAGCCTTATTGTAAGAAGATTCTGCACGAATCATAGAAACATTCGCAGCTTGTAATGCAGTGGTTGCCTTTTGCGCTACTGTCCTTTGATTAGCCATATCTTTATATGCATCAAAGTATGGCTTATTATCCTTACTGAACTTCTCATTAGCGGCCTTAGAATTCACCGTTGCAGTAGTATAGGCATCGTTTAACTGTTTACCTTTCTTAGGATCCTTATTAGCTGAATTATTGTATTTATATAATTCCAAACCTAAATCACTAGATATCTTTGTTATAGCATCGAGTGCCTTAGATGATTTTTCATAATTATCGATAAGAGCATTAAATGTAGCAGATGCTTTAGCCAATGCAGCGTTAGCATTAACTACAACTGCATTTTGAGTTGAATAAGCCTTATTCGCGGCATCAAGTATTGCTCTTGTGGCAGATAAATTTGCTGTAGATTTGTCTAAGGCAACCTTTGAACTTTCTACTGCGTTAGTAGCAGCGGTAAAAGCATCTGCAGCTGCTTTAGCATAATTCTTATCATAATCTAAAACATCCTTTGTAGCTTGAGCAAGAGCAGCGGTTACCTTAGTATCAGTAGGGGCAACATCTGCTGCGGCTAAAGCAACAGATGCATCCTTTTCTAATTTTTCTGTAATAGACCCCATGTCCTTTAAGATTAAGTTGTAAGCAGATGCAATTCTGGTATTTGACTTATCGAGGGCTGGCACCCACTTAAGTATATCGTCAAATGATGATACCTTGTTGAGAGTTTTTAAAATAGAAACATTATTGGGTATTTCGTTAGACAAGGTCTTATTTGGAACCTCCATCTTTCGATTCATATTCTTGATATAATTGGCAGTATCCTCAAACCCCTCTGGGGTTCTTAAGACGCCGGTACATAGTACTAAAAATAGTACTAAAATGAGTATAAGAAGTAGTAGATGAATTTGGTTAACCATCTCTATCTATAGTAAGCAGCATAAATATAAGAACATTTTAAAACTATTTCTTAGTTTCTGCAAGTGCCTATGGTGTTAGATTGCCCAAGTGTCTCGGGGAACAGTTTTCTGAGTTCTGGGTTAAAAGGAAATCTTGGCATCTTTTTTAAGATTTGCTTGATAATACTTCTAATCAAGTCTTTTGTGTTATCTCCCATAGCAGCCATTGCATTCTGATCATTATTTTTTGCTGCAGTAAAATAAATCCTTGCTAATCGTTTAATGTCTGGATCATGTGAATCTATAACATCATATGCAACTGATACATTCTTATCTTCAGACGCCTTATTTCGTATGGTATTCTTTAATCCATTAATATCGTCCTGATTATTAAAAGGTTTTTCCTGATTTGGCATTAAAGAACCTATCTCTCTCAATTTATGAGCTGCAGCTGGATCCTGATTTGGATCTACAAGCACGCTAATAACCATACTTCCGTATATAAGACCCATCAAATCAAATACCTGGTCATCTGATAAGTTTGCCCATGCTGGATGATTTGACAATCTTGGAAGACTAAAAAATCCTTCTTTATTACTGATAATAAGTATAACGTAGAAACATATAATAATCAAGAGTGTTAATGTAAATAATGCTATCATACTCTACCTACTCATGCTAGGTAAAATTGAAATTTAAGCGTAGCCTCCTTCGACTACACCTATAAGAGCAATGTTAACTCCTACATGGCCAGAAGTGACCTACGCAAGGCACCAAGTTGAAGGGATTGAGTGGATGCTGAATCTGGAATCGGAAGGATACGCTGTTCCTGATTGCGACTACATTGTGCGCGGGGGCATTCTCGGAGACGAAATGGGCCTCGGTAAGACGATCCAGTCACTAGCCTTGATTGTGAATGGCAGTGGTAAGAACACTCTGATAATTACACCCTTGGCTGTAAGGAAGCAGTGGGAGGAGGCTGCTTCCAAGTGCAGGGTGAACTTGTTCACCGCAGAAAAGACTGGATTTGTAAGGCATGGTCGGGTAATTCTCAATGGGAAGTCAATCTACCTCGGGCACTATGATAAGATGGTATCTGATCTCGAGCTCTTCCAGAGTGTAAAGTGGGACCGTATTATCCTCGATGAGGCTCATCGTGTGCGCAATACCAAGACTGTCACTGGAGCTAGTGTTCTCAAGCTGAAGGCTCCTTATAAGTGGGCTCTTACAGCAACTCCTATCGTCAACAAGTTCGATGACGTTGTGGCTTACCTCAAATTTATCGGGTTCAAAGGCCTGGGTTCCGGCTGGTCTTCTTCTTACAAACAATGGATCCCCCATGTGTTTATGGCACGGACGCTTGATGAAGGAGAGGCTCCAGCTGGGCTTACAATGCCCCCCAATGCAAATTCAGAGACCCTTCTTCTAGATTTCACAAGCAAGGAGGAGGAGGAGGTTTACAAGGGTATCTTGGATAATCTGGAGACCAAGTGGCGATCCGCACAAGCACTTCAAGGACGTGCCTATCAGCTTCAGAAGTTCGCCATGCTGCTTCGTTTAAGGCAAGTATCTGTAAATCCCCAGATCTATATTCGCGCTAGGCAAAAGGAATTGTTCGGGTGGACAGGCCCCGAGTTCAATCTTCCATCAAGGAAGTTTGATGAGATTTCTCAGTTGATGCGACAAAGTGCAGAAGCAGGCGAATCCAATCGCTGGATTGTCTTCTGCCAGTTCCGCGATGAGATGACGTTATTATCCGAGTTCCTTCAAGCATTTCCCCAAACTGGCTCAGTCCTTCAATATCACGGCGGAATGAGTATGAAGGAACGAGATGCAGCAATTCAGGAAAGTAAGGTGCTTTCTAAAGATGGAAAGCAGGATGTATTCCTTATACAATTGCAAGCAGGTGGCACTGGCTTGAACTTGCAGCATTACAATCGTATTATCTTCACAAGCCCCTGGTGGACTTCTGCTTTACTAGAACAGGCCAAGGGTCGTGCAATTCGCATTGGTCAGAAGGATGTAGTGAAGATTTATTGGCTAAAGCTAAAGGCTGAAGAGAATAGGTGGTCAATTGACGACTTCATGATGGAGAAGGCAGATTTGAAGAAGACAATGGCAGACAACTTTCTGAGTTGGGCGCATAATAAGAAGATGAACTAAATCTAAGATACAAGAAGAATGGACACCGATGTTTTAGAAACATTAAAGGCATCAAGTTTTTTCATATCAGTTGCCGCAATTGTTGCGGTTGCAATTGGAATCACAGCATATGTTCTTCTTTCTAAGACAACTACTGTGCCTTCCGGTGTAACTAGGAAGGAAGGTTTCCAAGGTCCCGCTCTCGGAGTTTCCTCCATTCCTTGCGGCCAAGAATCATCTCATGTTACAGATATTTTAGAGATATTTGCTGGAAAGAAATCTAGAACGGAAGAGGGAAAAGGTGATTTGAAAGAGCTTAAGCAAATTATGTCTAAGATGTGTTGCATGAAGCATGATCTCATGGGAGCAAATCAGAAAGTAGATAGCACTCTCTATTTATCTTACAACAACACTCACGATCGTGAAAATCCCGCGGACTCAGTTGCCCGCTGTTTCACCAAGTCTATGCCTCCTCGCGACCTAGATATAATCTTTGCAACCTGGAAAAATCGTGGTCTAGCTCTAGTAAACAAGTTATGCACATCTTACTCACTAAGTTCTGAAAAATCTGAAAAAGTAATCAGACACTTTACCATGCTATGGACAGATGTCTTCGATATTGCTAAGGGTTCATGTTCTCCCGTCGAGAGAGCTGATCCATATGGATCTCCCCGTGACCCCAAGGGTTTCATGAGTGCAGAAGTAGAAGAGCTAGGGGAATACAAGGGGTATTATTGAAAGGAAAGAGGCTCTGTGTCGTCAAAGGAAATACCTTGTTTATAAGGTGCACCGAGCTTAATCTTCTTCTTCAGCCTTGTTATTGTAGATAGAAGCCTTTCTTTAAGACCGATATCAACCTTATTACCTGGCACCGTGTTATATATATCTTCAATCTTTTCTAAGGTGGATTTACGGAACTCTCCTCTACACAATATAATACGAAGATACCGTGGCCTTTGTAAGATGCTAAATAAATGTATGAAAGCCTTGTATCGTTTCTCCAACCAGTCTGATGCCCTGTGCGACGTATGACTTTCTTCTAATTTAAATAATAACCTTCTCACCTCTCTACCCACTGTAATTTCGTCATGTCTCTCAATTGAAGCATGTGGTATCTTCTTTGTTAGCCTGTCCCAGGGCGGCAGACACCGGTTCAACTGGATCCTTGACTCGTAGTCAAGTTTAGGAAATATGAAGACACGAATAATATCAAGAGGAAGTTCATCTAGCACCGTAGGACGTTGCTTGACGAATCTTTCTGCAGGGTGGCCCAGGTATCTGGCGGAAATCTTTGACTCATAGAATACTTGCATTTTAGAGGATACATAGTATACCTCTAAAATGAAAATCAATTTTTTTAAGGGCAAATAAGAACCATAAATACCATGAGGCCTAATATCTGAAAGACTGATTTAGCCGGGCGTGCGAATTCAAATAGAGGGACTACACTGAAGTTCCAGAGCCATAGGCCAATGAGAGAAACTAGCATTAGTGAAATGAAAAATGTTAAGATAACTGCTATAGCCTCAGCGTAAATAGGATCTTGTCTGTGCGATTCTGCACCACTGGGATTGGTGAAACCTTCTACCATGGCGCGCATGACGGCATTTACAAGGCTAGAAGGACCCATCTCTATTGATCACCCTGATTTTTCTCGTAGACTAGAGACTCCTTCACAGTTGTATCTCTCTTAGTATCTAGGAACTCTAGCAGTTTCTTTCCCTTCTCAGGATCCTCCTTGAAGTGCTCACTGAAGTATTTTTTGAGCTCCTTCTGACCAAGAGGCGACTTTATAACACGCTTCTTGTATAAGGCTCTTGCATTCGAAGACTTGAGATCTAGAGCACCAATACTATTTTTCTTCATAATGGAAAGGATCATCTTCTGCATGGCCTCTGCCCTCTTATCTTGCTCCCTGATACGCTCATTTAGTGTCTTCTTCTCATTAACAAGCTTCTGCTTATCCTCCTGAATCTTCTTCCACTCAGTTAATAAGGTAGGCAAGCTCTTGAAATCAACCTGGTCTTCTGCATCTGACATTCTAGTAGTATATACCTAAATCGATTTAAGCGGAACAATCAACTTTAGTAGCTAACCTAATGAAAAATTTGAATAGTTAATGAGGTCAAATATAGTAACAAATGCTACAAACCCCACTCGAAATTGGTATTCGCTTTATTGAAACTCTCTGGTTCTCCTTTGCATCCCGTATCGTAGATAGAGCTATCGAAATCTATAAAGTAGAACCTGAAAGAGCTGAGCTTCTGAAAGCAAGATTCTTAAAAAGAGGTGAATTTCAGGTTATTGTTCAAGCCTCTGAATGATATTCTCTGAAAGATTTCATACCATGTTTAGGAATAGGGCCCTTAGGAGAAGGAGGTGTTTTTTCTCTTGAATTTGAACGAGATCTTGATGGAGATGGCTCGTTTGAACTCAATGGGGATCTAGTTGAAACGGGTAGAACAGGTTCCTCATTGTACCATATTCCGTTCAAGATAAAGCGTAAGATACAAGGTAGGCCAATGAACACCGCAGCGATTAGGCAAATATTTAGACCTATTGTTAGCAGATAGTCTTGCGCCCTATCGGGACATGGAAACTTAACATTACATAAGAGGCTTACTGTAAACATTGATATACCTCCTAGGACAAAGATTAAGATTAGAACAAGGACCCAAGGGTGTTTTGTGAATTTCTTGTAGAAATACGATGCATCTTCATTAAGACATTTTTGCATTTTGGTAAGGGTAAATAAGTTAGGCAACTTGGTCAAATTTTACTTCAGTCAATCAGTGACTCTGTCATTTCGAATATGAGATCCACTCTTCTCTTTCTTATATAAGATGAATCCAAGGAATTAATGAAATCTGGACACTTATTGCTTGTTATAATAACGATGATATTTGGATAGAAGTTTCTCTGGATTGCATCAAACATAATGTTCCATCCAGTTTTATCTTGAACGACAATGGGGACCGTCTTGTGTGGAGGAATACCCTCATGAATTTTAAGAATTGTATGATCTATCTCATCAAAGACAATTATAAGTGGCTTCTGTGCTGTTGGGTCTACTTCACTGATAAGACATCCAATTGTATCCCCTGGTTGCCATGGTTTCAAGCTATTACAGAAACTTGATGAGAACTTGTTTGCAACTAATATGCCTACCATGGATTTACCTGTTCCTGGGGGTCCGTGAATGAAGGCAACTGTATGTCTTCTTTTCATATAGTCTTCAATTATCTTATCAACGACAGAAGCTTGTTGACCCATTGGTTCATCTTTCGCCTCTCTTGTTCTCTTTCTGAACCAGGTTCTACCAAATTCTCCATAGCGTTCATAGATTTCAATCTTAGATTCAGGTGTTACCTGAGGAGGTTTCCACCCTTGTTCAAAGAGTGTCTTATCTTCTCCCTTTAGTTCCTCTGTTAGATTCTTATATGAATCTGATGTACTAATCATATAGACCACTAGTTCATCAGAACCTCCTGAGATATTCAGAAGATACCATTTTCCATAGGAGTATCCAATTGCCTTTCCACCATCTGCGGTTTGACTAGACGACTTAATACGATTTTGTATTCTAGTACATTCATCTGAATTCTTTATAATGTATAGACGAATTCCAAAGATCTGTGTAATGAGAAATACACACGTCCATGGAATATAATTTAAGAAGTTAATTGCTAGCAAGGGTGCTAGGAGAGACATGCTGCCAGTTATTAAGCAATTAGATGTATCAATTTTATATATAGTTCGCAGTACAGACCGTGGTTCTGAAATCACCTACCCGAAGAATATTCTTAATCTCGTTGTTATCTGTTGTCTACAGATATGGCAAACAACTGATCTCTTTGAACAATTCGTGCAGAAAGTATGGCCACAAGGTCCCATGGCAATGACAATTGGCTCTGTCATACAAATGCAACATAAGGGTTCCGCCTGGTTCGCCAGTCTCTGAGGTATCAAGATTTCTCTTAAAACAGAATATTTCTGTAAGGTAAAGATAAAATCCCAGTATAATGTCTGAAGATTGTTTGTCTCGAATTGTTTATCTATGTATTTGCCCATCATTTCCTGAAACCCTTCTAGCTCAGGGTTTGGTAGAGCAATAAGCTGGCTAACCTTTTCTACCACGGAATCAACCCGTTGACATTCCATCTGAAGACGCTGGTCTAGCCTGATTAGCTCGTCCCCAATATCTCTCAGATAATCTAACATATGCCTACTCATATTAATCCATCGAGTCACAGGTGTATCTGAGATTCTTGTTTCCGTTAAATCTGTCAGATACTTATTCAATTGAGATATACCTGTCTGAGGTGCCTCATCAATGAATTCCTTGAAAAACTGGGGGGTTGCTCTACTCGTGTCATAACTAGACACTTTTCCATACTTTGTTAGTAAGATGTGTGCAGCTCTAAGAGGATGTTCATTAGGCAGGGGCTTTATAAAGAATTCTAAGATACGCTCCTGATGATTCTGTAAGATTTCCCTGACCTTTCTCTTCCATGTTCTATGTTGATTCTGTTTTTCAGCAGCATCTGACACGTGGTATAAAATAAGATTTGAGACTGCAGTTGAAACTCCAACTATTGGTCTATTATCTAATGGCTCAGCATCCGGGAAATCAGGAGATGCATATACTGTCCCCCCTTGAACAGCCCCACCTATTTCTCCCTGGTCCCTCTGTTCCATTGCTGCGCATCAGTGTGAAAAAAATAACGTAAATACAACGTATTTATAAGTCATCCATATCGATAAAGTCTGTTTCCTTCTTCTCAACTCTGTTAGACACTTTGTGCCTTTTATCAACTACCACTGCCTCTTTCTTTCCAGCCTGCAAGACTGTATTCTGAGGAGTCTCCATGTCAATCTCAGATTCTTCATCTTCCTGTTTTGCCCCACTTCTATCAAAGATATCCTCATCGGCATTCTCAGCAATAGCAAGAGCACCCTTATCATCTCCCTTTTCATATCTAGATGCAATCTCATTCACGGAATCTATCGTGAGAAAGAGAGCTGAATTTACACCATCTTCAATGAGTTCCTTGAATTGCCTAGGATGAAACTTATCCAGAATATCACCTCTATCCCCTCTGATACCCTTTTCAAGGTCATGATTGGAAACCTCACAATCTCTTAAACTTATGAGAACTACATCACCAACCTCAAATCTAACAGATTTCTTAATGGAACGGCAAATCTTACAAAGTCTCTGCTTGTTATCCTGGCAATAGATGGTTGCATTGAGATTACCTAGAAGTTTTAGAATACGGCCTACCATCTGGTCTGGACCAATTTCTAGATATGCAACCTCATCATCCTCTCCAAACTTAGTCTTCCCCTTAGACTTCTTGTAAGATTTACCTCCGCGTATATTTGGCATTCGATACTGATAAAAAAGATATTAGATAACTCAATTTTACAGGTATTAAACTTTCTGCTTCTTCTTCAACTTGATAGGGGCTTTTTTTGGCGTTTCACCTAAGATTGAAACCTTTTTTCCAATGAGTTCACCGAACTCAATCATAACTCGTTTGTTTTCTTTTACGCTTGAAGATGGTAAATTATAAGCGGATAAAGTTGCGCGAACATTCTTACCATCCTCATCATATGGTATTTCAATTACTGGATCATGAATATAGGGTATATGTTCATGATGAATTGCACCATTCTTAGGAGTTCCAATAGGAGTAAGACTAGATATGTTGTAATGATTCAAGACACTGATAGGAATAAGTTGTTCAACGAACTCCGGCTTTCTGTAATGCCACGTAGATCTATTAGAACACTTCATAGTTGCATGTCCATTTTCTTGACAAATAGAACAATAAAGAGATGCGTCGACAGGGCATTGATTGGGTCCATGTGTTTCAGTAAGAGATAATTTAGAGCACCCACACATAGGTTTAACGCTAACGGCTTAGTTAGACAAGTCAATTTTTTCGAATATGAATTCCTAAGAGGGTATTAGATATGGATGCTGAATTTTTCGGTTTATTTGGTCTAGATCCACCTGAAACTGAACCGTTAAGAAGAACACTCTTTAAAGAACTAGTATCTTTATTCGATACTCTACATGACTTTGGAACATTCGGTTCAGTGCATGACTATGTAACCAAAAATAAAGATAAAGAAGAGTATTTAACAAATAGAAGAACTATATTTAACCATTTACGAAATGGATACGAAATGTTACGAGATTATCCTGAAATATCTACAACGAATTCACAACTCCACTGCTTTGATATAGGATTTCACTTGAAGGCTTCCTTAAATAAGGCTAAACTAGAAGATGCATTTTTTAAGTATGCAATTAGAAACCTAATTGACGATGATAATACAAGTTCCCCCATACCATACACGGAGCTGTCAGTAGATGATCTTAAGACGTATTTTAATAGTGATACCTTAGTATTTTCAGTAGATACCCAGAAAAAACTATTTGCCATTCCTGGACTAAGGGGGTGGCAAACATATGATAGAGAAAAGCGTTGTGACCCTGCACCCCATACTTCAGAAGATAAAGGAGATATTTTAATTTTAAGAGAATTGTCTAATTCCCCTAAAAGAATATATTACCCTGATGGGGTTTTTAGAGCTATTATTTCTGGTGATTCCGTGGAGAATGCTACAATCCAAATAGATTTAGAAGGGTCCCCTGGAAATGAAATAAAGATGGATGGGCTTGCAGCGAAACATAAGAATAATGTATCAAATGTAAACACTCAACTTAAGACACTTATTGCTGCTGGTGAAGGTATGCCTCTAAATAAGGATGTTAAGCCATCCATGGTATTTTATAATACTCTTGACTATACTTCTGCATCAGATAAATATATATTGAATGTTCGTAGAAAGCTTGCTCAGAAACGCCTAGGAGACCAGATACAAGTTCTAGCTTGCAAGAAAGGTATTACTTATATGGATAGTGCTAGGCAACGGTGGAAAGTAACGGATCCTATTTTTGTATCTATAGATCGAATGGCTATCGCATTTGCTATTGCGCATGGTGTAAATTGCATCTATAGTAATGGGAAGAATTTACAGATGTTTAATAGTTCCCCTACAACAATGGAACGTATTACAGCAGGTGGTTCAGAAGAAATAGAGCAAAAGGGTGGCTTTGTAATCGACTGGGAAATTTTCAAGGAAACGATCCAGAATTCGCCAATGCATATAATGAATATTTTTATGTATACGCAAGTTGAAAGACACTGGTTTTTGTGGACAAGAAAGGAATTTTCTGAGTTTGTTTCAAATCTAAACATAACATCTATAGACTATATAAAAAATACATACAGAGTCCGCTCATTTCATGATAGCCCTGTGAACAGGAATACAATTATAATAGATGAAGATCCTAGTAATCGATTAGTCTATTTAGTAAATGGTGAAGATAAATGGAGTATAGAAGTTTCACGTGATAAAGAATACGTTCTCAAAAAGAATGATTATGTAAAGGCAAACTTAAGTTTAGAAGAATTACGTGGACAATTTGACATCGTATCTAATGCAATGGAAGGTGGTGGTTCAAATAAAGAATTTCTAAGAACTCTTGCGCAATACGACTTGCTTACATTATGCGATGAAGAGCAAATGAAAATCTGGTATGATGAATTCTATACTAAAGAAGATGGATTTAGTTTCTATAAGCCAACCTTCTATGAATTAAATGCTTTTTTCCAAGAACTCTTTAAAACAAAGATAGACTACATGCTAATTTTCCCATTCCTAAAGAATAGTTCTCATCTCTTTTCGAAGGAAGTCTTATATGGTCTCAATAAGATATTAGATTATATGGAAATAAGCGTATCATATGATACTATAATAGATGAAACAAATGGAAGTGTCTTAACTACTATCTTAGAAATGGCATCTGTAAAATCCAAGGAATATGATGAATCTATTTCAAAGTTAGAAGGTTCTGAATTATTAGAATATCTATTTGCGAATAATCTTACACCTATGTATTTCTACAACTTCTTTAAAGAAACTGAAATACCTGATAAAGTAGTAAAGCAAGTTGCCGCAACGAAACGTAGACGATCCATATACAATCAACCCTTTAATAAAAGAATAGCTATTGGTGTAGTTAGTGGTGGTAAAAAGAAATACAGAAAATCTCCTAGAAGAAAGACCCTGAGAAAAACTCGCAGATACAGATAGAGAATGTCCTGTTTTATCATTGGTGAGATGAAATGTTTAACGAATACTCAACGTGTTCAGTATGCCCTAGCTCAATCTACCTTCTTGCGTATTAATAAGTATAATAATGCAGTAAAGGATCAAAGAATGTCTGGAAATACCACCGCCTCTTATTATGTGTTTAAGGAGGGAGAATATATGCTTTACAAAAAAGGTCAATTCCTACTAATCCAGAATGACCCTGTGAATGCAGTTTCATATGAAGCTGTAGTAAAAGTCTAATACTATAGGTAGAGATGTCAGCGAATTCATTTAATTCCACAACATGCCAATGCAAGACACAACAGTATTCACAGATCATATTCAATTCTGTTGCATACCAGAACTCCGCGAACAATGTTTACCAGGCTAAGGTTGCACAACTGGCTGCAGCAAACAACGGGACACTTGGAACTCAAGGGAATGGGAACTTGATCTTCAAGTCAGACTACGAGCGTATGCAATATTTACTTGGGAAGCAGAACCAGGGGAATAGTGGAGCTGGCTGTGGTGTTCTCAGAAAGATCTTTGCCCTTGGAACTAATTAACAGTGCTTCTTTCTTCATGCGTTCTCTCTCATATTGCTGCCATTGAACCCACCAAAGTCCCCACGCTTCAATATGATGCTTGTTCATGTGAATGAGTTTGTCCATACATACTGAGTAATGAAAAAATGTTTCATTTTTATTAGTCGGTTTCCGGTACTACTTACGAGAACGAGGGGCAAGAGCTAACTGAAAGTCCTCTATCCACTTCTTCATCTCATCCGTGTTATCCCAGGTTGCAGTGCGGGTAGCTGTATCAAAATTCCCTAGTTTAATCTTTTTAGCTGAAGCGGGGGCACCAGGTTGAAAGGCAAACATCTCAGACCCCTTGAGAGAAACAGGAATTCCATCTATTAGTTCAACTCCATGATTTGGCATGCTTTTAGAATAGCAAATTATGGATTCATTTTTTAGTGGACTGTTATACTTTATGCAAGAATAGGACTGGAATTTGAAAAAATTGAGTCGGTATAATTCAGCACTGCATGCACACAATGGCTTCTATTACTCCTATAAACGAGATTGTCTCTACAATTAACGAAAGTGCTGGAAGTTTTAGTGAGGAGGGAATTCTTGCAAACTTTACCCGCATGGGATTTACTCTTATTCTTCTTCTCCTGGAGTTGATTGCAAACTCATGTGATTCCCTGGAGAAGGTTGCTTCACCTGCAAACTTCACAAAGAAAGTTATATTCGACGTCATGAGAGATGGTATTAAGCTTATTGACAATGCTGCAGGCATGCTACTTCCCGGTGTTCATGACATGTTTCGTGCATACAACTCAAATCACGCCAATGATAAAAGTCGAGGTGTCTCTGGGTTTGCTGCAAAGGTTGCACAGGCCCTCCTTGGCGAGTGGACTGAAGTTCATATGTTTACTCATGCAATTGGAGGACCCTATCTTCACGTTGTTGCACCATGGCATAAGATCAAGGCTCAGAATATTTACACCAATATGGTGAAGATCTATGAAATGACACCAGCAGAGAAGGCCGCCTTTATCAAGGATCGTGAAGAGAATGGTATGATTAACAGAGGAGAGGCACATGGAACAACTATTCATTTCAAATACAATGATAACCTTGCCAAGACAATTCACGCTGCATTTGCAGACATTAAGGAAGAGTGTGCTTTCAAGAACCCTCTTGAGCGTCCTGGTGTAATCTTTGGTGCGGATCAAGTGGAGTTTATCTACAAGAATGAGAATTCTTTATGCCCCTCTATACGTCTTAAGCAATATGATTACTTCGGGAAAAATGATCCCGAGTTCTATACTGGAAAGAGTATCCATACTATTACCCACTACTATTCCCCCACAGACAAGGCGGATCGGTTTATCCTTGAGAAGGATGGTGATAAGATGGAAATTGTTAAGTCAGGGGCGGGCTTTAGCAAGGAGCCCCAAGTTTACACCAAAAACCTAAATGGCTATGATACGGTTGGTGAGTTTACTGTTCTGACCGGCATGCGCGTAGATCCAACAATCTTCGACCCCAGCAACCCTAGCGCAATCGGTGCTGGAGCGAATCCTGGTGCTTTCAATGTTGAGCATCTTGGTAATGAGTGCACTGACTTCTTATGGAGCACAAAACTCAGGCGCAACAATCAACTCATAGGCCCTATTCCATATGAGACAGTTGCCCTTGGTTCTTCTCGTGGTAGCGGCACCACACAGGTTAGTGCAGTTCTTACTCAAGCCTATATTGATTTCTCACCAGTGAGTTCTCACGACAATCGTCAGGATTTCGTAACTGGTATTCAGTTAAACAAGAACCAGTTCAACGGTGCTGCTGTCCCTAAGAACCTAACTCGCCTTGCCGAGTATCTTCGGAAGGAAAAGGGAAAGGATATTAACAAATACATTGAGCGACGCATCCTCGAGAATGCGCGTAGCAAGGGTGGCTGTAGCGACACCTGTCAGCTCGACCACGCAAATGACGGTAATTGCATGGTCTGCAAGAAGGGTTGGATTGAGAACGGAAAATCTACCCACCTAGGACACGCATGCTCAGCAAAGGTAACCCTGGGTGAGCGTGGATGCTGGGTTCCCAGTGCCACTCCTAGGACTCCTAGTCCTCCTAGTCCTCCTAGCCCCCCTAGTCCTCCCACTCCTCCTCCTACTCCAGCCCCTGCTCCTCCTCCTACTCCAGCCCCTGCTCCTACTCCTTTGCCACCTAGCCCACCTAGCCCACCTACAAGGCCCTCTACTCCAACATCGGATACATCTGAGGTTTCTGAGGATGAATATGTAACAGGCGATGACGTGATTGCATCGGTGCAGGAGTTACTTACTTCTGAAGATAAGATCACTAAGGCTGATCTAGAAAAACTATTCTCCGATGTCCGCAGTAATCTCTTTGGAGAGTAATCCTCTTAGGACCAAATGTAAAAAATAGGAACAAAATAGATGAATACCGCCTTACAGCTTTTAGGATACAAGACTGAAACGTTTTCTGAAATAGAAAATATGAAGGAACAAGCTAATAAATCCCCTGGCTTATTTGCCAGCGGAATTATTATTTTTTTAGTGTTTCTTGCATTAGGAGTCATTTATTGCTATGGCGCTGCAAAACTCTCATATGACTATAATATGTCAATTAATAATCTAAGCTCTGCAATGATGTGGTCTGTTATATGTTATTGTTTTCCTGCAATTTATTATCCATATTATGCACTCTTCTTAAATCCAGTAAACCCGGCTGTATCTCAACACGTAATGACTGGTGCTAGACGCCGCAGGGTTTAGAAATCTGCGTCAGTGCTGAAACTCATCTCAGCTGCAGTCTTTCCTACACCCGCCTTCGCATAATTGGCATTACGCTTTTCAAAGAAGTTATCCTTGCCCTCTAAGGAAATACGTTCCATGAAGTCAAAGGGATTTCCTGCATTAAATATCTTAGGATATCCAAGTTGAACCACAAGCCTGTCAGCAACAAACTCAATATACTGCGCCATCAAGACTGCATTCATCCCAATAAGTTCACAAGGTAAAGCCTTGGTAATGAAATTCTTCTCGATCTTCACGGCTTCCTTGATGATCTTGTTGACTTTGGCCTTCGTGAGCTTGTGCTTAATCTTTGAATATAAGAGGCATGCAAAATCCGTGTGCATTCCTTCATCTCTGGCAATAAATTCATTACTGGTAGTCAAACCAGGCATCAAGCCGCTCTTTTTTAGCCAGAAGATTGAGCAGAAAGCTCCACTAAAGAAGATACCCTCAACAACTGCGAACGCAACTAGTCTTGTAGCAAAGTCAGCCTCCTTCGCATTTAACCATTGCTTAGCCCAATCTGCCTTCTTTTGGATAGCAGGAATGGTAGTTGCTGCCTCCAAAAGTTTCTGCTTCTCGATCTTGTCATCGATATAGGTGTCGATTAGCAAGGAATACATCTCAGAGTGAATAGACTCCATGAAATTCTGGTTAGCATAGAAGTATTTTGCCTCTGGCCATTGGACCTCGTGTTGAAAGTTTAGCGCAAGGTTCTCCATGAGGATACCATCTGATGCCGCGAAGAAACCGAGAACATGCTTTATGAAATGCTGGGTATTTGCATCGAGTTTTGCCCAATCCTTAGTATCCTTTGTTAAGTCAAGCTCCTCTACAGTCCAGAATACTGCAACAGCTTTCTTGGCCATTGCAAATACATCTTCATGCTGAATCGGAAATAGAACAAAGCGTGAAGGGTTCTCAATTAGAAGTGGTTCATCTACGACGGGTTTCGGCATGGCAATCGAATTTAGTTCAGCTAAATTTAACGCAGGAGGCTCAGCTTTTGGGACCCTGGGTTTTCGGCCCGGAGAAGTGGTTGACTTAATGACGTCAGAAGTAATAGTAATTGAAGAATCTTGAACTAATGATACAATATGCTCCTCCATCCTGGTTCTCGACAGTATATTAAGTTCAGAGAAAGTATCCATGGTTGGTATGAAAATGGTAATTATTTGCAAAAGCAATTTTTATGGCATGATACGTTAGATATGCTAGGTGGAAAGATAGTTGGAGAAGGAGTTGATGGATGTGTTCTATCTGAACCAATGTGGCCATGTTCAAATGAAACTTTAAAGAGCGGGCCTAGCTCAACAGATAGTAAATACGTATCAAAAATTGTTAAGATCGAAGATGAGGAAACAGAAAATCTGAAAATGGCTGCTAAGATTCTAGGATCTGATCTGAGTTCGAGGTATCTAGCAGGTATTCAAGGTGAATGTTCCCCTGCTGACACATTACATAAGCCTTCAGATAGAAATGCAAATTCGATGAAATCAACTGAACGTGCAGTTTTATCATGGTCTAAGAAAGGTCAAGCATGTGGTGATCTGAAGAATAAAATTGCCAAGGGCAAGGATATTTCTAAAACATCTAAAATTATGATTATCCCAAAATACGATGCAACTGTAAGCGGATGGATTACAACTGTTCAAACACCATACAAGTCAGTAATACGTGATGTAGAAAAAGCAATTCCACAGTTCATGGTAGTTCTTCAGAAACTCTATCAAGGTTCCCAAGATCAACTTATTCATATAGATCTCCACACTGGTAATATATTTGTTCGTCAAACACCCTTTGAATTTGGTCTAGCTGACTTTGGTCGCTGTGTATTCCGGCGTAATGGCGAGGACCCTTCTAAGACATTCTATGGTGAGTATCTGATTGACTACATTTCAAGAGGTGAATTTTTTTGCGGATTTGCTCAAGTCCCTTTTGAAGCCAGACTATTGAATTACTGTTATCGTAAGAATTTGGATAATGCGACACCTAGTTCTGTTGTGAAAGGATGGGAAAATGATAGCACAGTAAGAATGAGCGCTGCAGGCTCTACCGATTTAATAGAAGTAAATCGTTCTTCTAGAATTTCTTATTTACTAAAGAAAGTTCTATTTATCTCAATGATCGAACACATTCAATCTATATGCAAGAAAATAAGAGCAAATCCAACTGATTATTCTGCTCTATATAGTGCATTTAACACAAATGAAAAAATAGTCGTTGACTTTATCTTAACCCGCTATTCTATCTTATCTCCTTTGAATACTATTTGCGAAGAAATAATGAACCGATATAATGAAACAATGTTTGATGAACAGGGCAACGGAACAAACGTATTGATTAAATTCTTAGAACTTGCTATCTTAACCCCATATGATCAAGATGGATCATCGCTTACTAGAGCACTTTCATCAGTAAGAGCTGCAGATATGCGAGTATTGTGGTCTGATGCTGGTAAATCATGATTAGAAGGATCTGGAACTGGCATGGTTGAATCCAACTCATACACCCTTCTGAGAAAGTCCTCGACCTTGGGGTGAACCCTGAAGGCGGTTGGATCTAGATCCCAGATATAGAGACAATCCAAGGACTTTACTCTTGATAATGCAACATACGCCTGCCCATATTCAAATGTATTTCTTCCAATATCAATTAATGCACAATCCAAAGTGGCTCCTTGAGCCTTGTGGATTGTGACTGCATAAGCTAATCTTAGAGGAATTTGCTGTCTTTCTAGACCATCTACATCTTCTGATGCCCAGGTATGAGGATCAATCAGGAGTGTCTCGCCATTGATAAACTTTACATATGGGTAGTTTGATAGACCCTCTGAGAACGACTCTACAATACCTCTTGAACCATTCACTAGACCATGATCCATGAACTTATTGGTAAGAAGCATTACTTGAGCTCCCTTTCTTAAGGTAAGCTCAGGCACATAGGCACCACTCTTATCCATCTTATCAATGGCGTATTCCGTGATCTGGTCAATCGAATGCCCAATGAGATACTTCTGGGTTTTATTGGTTCTAGCTCGAAATATCTTATCATCTCCTTCACATTTTTGCAATTGACTGATATTAATTTGATCAACATCCGCTCTCTTTGTAAACAAGAGTGTAGGCTTGATTTCTAGCTTCTTCCATTCATTAGTTCTTCTTGTTTCCAGGGTTTTAATGGAATCCTGGGATAACCTACCAGCTCTCGCTTCATCAAGTATCTTGAGAAATACTGGATCAGATTGCCTATGGATTTTACTCAGGACAACTGCATCCTGCATGACTTGTTTCCAGGTCTGGGATTCAAAGACAAAGAATGCTCCAGTATTCTCCTTGTTTACTGGAGGCAATTGATACATGTCTCCTACTGCAATTACTTGAATTCCACCAAAGGGCTTGTCTATTCTCAAAATCGCTCTACCAATGAGATCCAGCTTATCAAAGAGATCTGGTGTCATCATGCTAACCTCGTCAATAATCAGTGTATTAGCAGACTGCCACCCTTTCTTAGCCTTGAAGGATTTTCTGAGCTTCTGGAGAATTACATCAATTGGTTCCTTTCCCAGACCAATACCTGCCCATGAATGTAATGTCTTAGCCCCACGGCCTAGCAAGAGAGCAGCACACCCTGTCATTGCAGTTAGAGCAACATCTCTATCTGCCTTATTCAATGCGTCTATGATTGACCTAATTGTATATGATTTACCTGTTCCACCTGCTCCTGTAAGAAAGAATGATTTTCCAGATAAGGCCAAGTCAACTGCTCTCTTTTGGTCTTCATCCATGTGTACCCTTTTAAAATCAAAAAAATGTTAGCAATTTTTATAGTTAGTCTATCGGCCACCAAATTGCTTCTTATATTCAGACTTCTTGAGCCTTTTCTTTGGTGGCTCAGAGATATCTTCAAAGTTATGCATTCCAATGAAGAACTGTGCATCCATATGAGCGACGTTATGAAAGGCGAAATGGTGTGGTTGATCTTCGATCCATTGATTCATATTGATTTTCTTGGGTCCTGGGTAATTATATTGTAGATATGGCTTAGACGCAACAAGGCGGTAAGCAGCCTGACGTCCAAGTTTCGAGTTATATGCATAATAATATGGAGTTCCACCTCGGTCATTCGTCTCGTTACAGTTTACACCCCTTTTAATGAAATACGAAACAATTTCTGGGCAGTTATTCTTACATGCCACATCAAAGATTGAATTTCCATCAGTATCTATTGACCAGAGAGCATTATCAAATATAGACAGATGATTGGAGGTAATCGCTAATTCACGAAGTTCATTTGCCCGTTTTAACCACTTATTCTCATCCTTGTAAACATGTAGCCCAGACTTCTTAGGAATAATCTTGTGCTGCTCATTATCCTTCAGATGAGTGCTGTGCTCCGCGATAAGTTGTAACAAGGTCTTCTTTTTAGGGCCATACGTCTTCTGAATGAGAAAGGGATACCAGATACGCTCATCTGCCATCGTCTCTTTCGAAACATAGGCAGCAGGTTGGCAGTCATCGACATAACCATTCCAGATTACAAGATGTAGAATATCTTCAAATCTGGGTTGTAGAGCCATTTGTGCGTTTGGTTCAGTGAAAAAAACAATCAATTTTTTACATTAGGCTTAGGCAAAGAACCTCGGTATCTTTCCTAAGACCTGCCAGACTGAAATGAGTTCATCTGCAGGCAATTCCATGATATCAGCTTCTTCTTGTAATAAACGAACCTGATGGCCCCTTGAAATTCGTTTATCTTTCTTTGCAGCTTCTAGTAGGGATCTGTGAATTTGCCACATCGTAGTTTTTCTTGGAACCATGTGTTTCTTTGCCCACTTGTATGCCCGTTCATTCAATTGGAATTCCTCTGTCCAAATATCCATTTCTGGATTTTCAACTAGAGCACTAATCTTAAGAGCCTTAGAATATATAATTTTTGATTCATGTGATAATTTCTCAATCATAGAATGAATGGCAGACATGGATTCAGTAAGGTCATCTTCAGAATCTGACATTGCTCTTAACTAATAAAGGTCTCTAAGCAATTTTTTTAGTTCCTCTTAATTAAACTTCTTCATTTAGATTTTGTGCAATCTTCGAAATAGGATGGTGTAAATCAGTTCTAGTCCACCAAAATGGTTCGTCTGACTTCAAGGGTTCAATTGCAATTAACCAATGAGATGGAATTAATAAGGTTGTGCCAGGTCTTAAGATAACTTCTATGTTTTGAACCTGTGTCCAAAGAGGATGATGTGCCACTGTTGCCTCAGACCATCTTAGCCCTAGCCAACCAGGTGGTAGTCTAGATTTCTGACCACTGTGCAATAAAATACATCTAGCTTCTCCATCTGTGCAAGATACCGCTGTAGCCCATCCAAAACACTGTCTGATCCCCTCTGGTCCAATATGGGCTTCTGTTCTGGTAGAAAAGATCATAGAACTTAGGTCAAACCATTTGAGTAAGAGTTCAGATTCAATCTGCTTAATACCTAATATCTCTGCCCAGGTTGTCTGAAGACTACGTTGAACGGGTTGAATCGATTGAGGGTTTGCCTGGTAGTGTTGCCAAATAGGCTGAGCTCCCCAAAATCTAGTTTGTTTCAATGCATCTGATACCCAAATTCTTCTGGATCTTACTTCAGATATGACAATGGGATTTTTCTCTTCCCATAAGGTCGTCAATGAGGTAGGTATTTGCGATTCCTTTATCTGAGATAGGCTGTATTTTGTTGTAGACTGGGTATAATGCCAGACAACTATACAAAAAATTATTAAAAGGATAACAATCCATTCAATCATCTTCTTAACGCTTACTCGTATTATAATAGGTTTCTCTATGACGCATATATGGATGGGCGTGGGTCGGTCATAGGCACGGGTATGGGGCGGAGCCCCATTTAGCACCCCCAAGCTCTGCAACCATCAGGTGTCATTTTATCTGACGTGGGTCCAGATATCTCACACCTACGTGCATCATTCCAGACATTCTGCCGGGGAGGCTCCGTAGGCCCCTTGTAGCGATCTTGCTTCGTTGAATTGTTGAAGAGGCGAGGAGACCTATCCCAGTTACGTTGGTCTGCATCTGCTCTGCAGTGATAGGTGCCAGCTCTCAAGAGAGCCTGGGGCATTGAGATTTCTTCTACAAAACGGGAGGGAGGCTTGGCTGAAGTGGGAACTAACATTCTGTCGACATACATATCTCCGTTCTGAGGAGGCTCGTATTGCTTATCATCACATGTTCCTAGAGGTCTGTCTAGACGTCTTAGCAAAGACTCTTTATCGATAGCCCTGATATAACGGTCAGGAGGGTAGACCTCTCCACCCTGAGGAAAGACTATGTCATCAGAAACTTCAGGTGCCTTTTGCCCTACAGCACTTGTTCTATATTCTAAGCAAACCTTGGTATAAGGACGGAAATCTACAGGCAATGGAACTAGAGAAGTAGGGACGGAACGTTTGTAAATCATAGTTGGGTCCCAGTGGGAATTTAAGCAAACAGGAGGAAAAAATGGTGTTGTCTTAGATCCCTGAATGGGATATTGCTCCGTGGGACTTCCTTTTTCAAATGGAGTTCCCATGGGGTTCATTGGTGATATAGCAGATGACATCTCTGACCTTGTTTAGAATTTTAAAGTTTGTATTAATTATTACGAAGCGGATGCAGTCACACTTTCAACAATCTGAACAGAACCAGACCATTCACAGTCATTGTTATTTAGAAGAACTCCTGCTGAATTATACCAGCTAAAACTCAACTTGTCTAGTTTACCCACAGGGGGGTTAAAAGTTACTGGACTTTGCACAAATGTCGTAGCAAATGAACCAAAACTATTCAAGATGAGCTTTGAATTATATCTTCCACTCTGAGCGGTTGTCTCAAGGGTTTGAGCAAAATTCTCAGGTTGACTTATATCCATCTTATTCAAACCGAATTCTTCATTCAATCTCAGATAAATAGAGTCATCTAGCAACTTGAAAAAGGATGTTGCTCTATGAACTGTATTGAATTGGGTATCTGCAAAGGCAAATCCTAGATTGTAGCCCATTCCATATTGTTCTAGTTTTGCATTTGACTGTGTTGCACATGTTGAAAAAGGTATACTGAATTCCAATGGGTCTGTAGTTCTATTACGATTTGCCAAGTAAGCCGGCAAGATATACTGTAAATCTCCTGTAATTAAGTTGGCGATTGCGGCATTGCTGAGACCTGATACAGTGCTGAGAATAGCAGTATTCTTTATGTTTGCAGAATTAATAATATTGTATTGGTTCAAGAAATCTCCAAAGCTTACTGTAGAAATATTGGATCCAGAGAAACCAGGTACACCTGATGCACCGTAGACTTGATTTGTGCTAAAGGATTGATTAAATAGTGTTAAATATGATTTATAATCTGGATTTACATTCGAGATTGTGCTTATAACAAGTTGTTCATTTGATAAATCTTTCAAGGATATATACCCAAAGTCATATCTCTGAGGTAAATAAAAGCGAACTAGAGTTTGGAATGTCTCAGATGGTGAGTAAGCTCGGATAGCCAGATAGTTGAATGAATCTGCATTATCATTGTTAAAATCTGTAGATATAGGCATATTTATGTTGTAAATATATGAGTTAAAACCATACCCTGATGACATGTCTGAATATGCAAAATTGTTTGTTGATTCTTGTGCAAATTGACCACTAATGTCATTCACAAGTGTAGAATATTTATTATAGAAGAACATCTGAGTGTGCTGGAATGATGGATATGGAGTTGCTGTGTCATTTGTATTCTGAATAGGGTTCACTAGAGATCCAGTCTTTACAAGAGTAATTTTATGGACCGGATAAAATATCTGGTTTGTGAATTTTGTTATAACGTTAAAATCATAAGGAGATGTTAATCTTACACCATATATTGTATTCAAGATACCCTTTGAAGGAAGGTGCCAAATATTTGTGTATTTAGATACAAAGAAATCACTATAGGGGCGATTAGATCCAGCATTATATCTTTGAAGAACAGACTTAGGAGATGCAAATCCAATATTAGTATTCAAAAATGGCTGTGGGTAAATCTTAGTAGTGCAGATATTTTGATAGAGATTAGGAGACCCATCATTCCTAGAGAAATAGTAGTTCCCATACGAATCATTAATAGCTCTTCCAACAATGGAATTCGAAATATTGTCATCCTGAATTTGGGACATTATATTGTAGAAATTGCTAGTGCCCGTTGTAAAGCTTAGAAGTGGTTGATAATTAATTCCATTGAACCCAAAGGAAGTAATAGCATTTACAATTGTACTCTGATACTCTGATACTATCGTCCCTATCAAGGTAGCAGTAACTGCAGATTGTTGATTAATATTCTGCTGGTTCAATTGCAAGGTAGTAGATGTAAAAGGTAATTGAGTTATATTGATACTACTTATATCTGATACCACTGTATTCTGGAAAGAATACATGTAAATATTAGAACCTTCAAAGTCATTTAGGATTTGAATAGGAATATTGTAATTTGAACTGTTAATAGTAGTGGGTGCAGTATAGACGGCGTAGTTGAATAGAGGTAGTCTAGCAGAAATAGCATTCTTGAACGAAAATGGTTGAACCGGCACATTTGATGCCAAGTATAATTCATTTGTTAATGATCGAACCTTGTAGGATTCATTGAATTGTGTTGCTGTTTGCCATGTAATAGGATCCGTTTGTATTGGCTTATATGCCATTATATCCTTGAAGCCATAGACACCCGTTGATAAGTTCTGTTCTAAGACTAGGCCATATATTGCCTGAACAGGTGAACTACTTTGCACCAGTGTTGATAACGATGGCGTAGGAATTTGACCATCTGTTATGTCAAATCCTAGATAAGAGACATTCGTAAAGAATGGATTTGCCCAATATCCAAATCTTGGAAGTCCTCCCAATAACCTATCCAGACGACCCGTGGCGGTATGGGAAGCTGAAAGATTCGCCGGATTCTGTAAATAATCTAGTAAACAATATAATTCAGTCATTTGATAATAAGACGGGTCTGTGAAACTCAATTGGATAAATATATTCTGGAATGATTGAAATGCACTAGAAATTGCAGATGCAATCTCAGTTACACTATTTTGTGTTATACCATTTTTATATAGATTGTTCACCTGTGTGGTAATTGTAGATAGTGAATTGAATGTCTGAACAGGTAGATAAGGCCAGTTTACAGTAGGTTTAACGGGAATAGAAGAACTTGGCTTCATTTCACTTGTTAAAGAACATCCCACCAAGGACAGAAATGAATTATACCATACCCAATTGTAATTGGCATATTGTGTATATTGTATGGAATCGCGGAATGTAGAAAAGGATAGATTTCTAACTTCTGTATTATACTGAATAGGTGCCTGATAAACAATCAACTGGGAACCATCAATAAAAGATGGTATTACAGGATTCGTAGCGGGTGGAGTGATAACTGAATTAGTGTTGTAGTTGATTACGATAATACCATGGTTCCCTTGACCATTATCAATCTGTGGACTTCCACCCTGACCATAGCGTGTTGTCTGTGTCTGTAGAATATTACTGTTTACTAGATTAATCTGTTCCTGAGTTCCAGGGCTTATATAATTTTCAACACTGGTATTCAATCCAGGCCTTGCAACACTATAATCCAAGAGAGTAAAGATACTACCTTGATTATTAAGATATCCTGATCCGCCACCTCCCCCCCCTCCACTCGTATCTTGAATCCCTCCTCCACCACCTCCATAATATCCTCCTCCACCGCCTCCTGAACCATATTGAATACCAGATGTGCTGGAAATTGTTAGCTGCTGTTGTAAAATAGCAGGACTTCCTCCTACCAAGTAGTTCCCTACATAGGCACTAGGTCCTCCATACCCTCCTGTATTAATAGATCCACCCCCTCCATCATATGGATTCAATGCATTCGTTGATCTACTCATTGTGACTACATTTCCTGCAGTGTATCCATTTGGCGTATCAGTTAACATACCCACATTATAAAACTTAATGGCATTGATTAAAGGAGGACCAGCTGTATTCTTACCTAGTTCTATATATATGCTACGGTATCCCAGAATAGGTAGAATATCGAAGTCAACCATGAAATTCCCTTGATATTGTCTGAATGTAGGGTTCGCATTGGAATAAAGTTGTAGAGACTTGTTTGAATCTGTATACACTCCAATGGAGGTAATGAGATTAGTTGTATCAGTAGGAAAAGATCCATTGTAGATTTGTATATGATTAATGCGGTCAATTGCAGTAGAAAAGTTAAAGTTCAATCTCAAGTAGTCTCCTCTAATGAAATTTGCAGGATACCAGTAACTTGTTAAATTGTTGTCTATTACATTAGAAAGCCCATATATAAGTCTGAAAGGAGGTCTATTATCAATATCTTTTACAGTAGAAACTGATTTCTGAATGACTTCCATATTAGGATCATATTGGGCATTTATATCTGCTATCTGCAGACTACTTGTATTTATCTTTGTAAAATTCAAGTTCAAGGTCGAAATATTATGTAATTCAGGAATAAATAGAATCTCATAGAGACTCTTTCCTGTTACAGAATTATACTTGAATGAAGTTGCGTCCTGGTCATTATACACAATATTATCTGCAGATCCATCTAGATTTACAGTAATCCCCGTAAATTGACTTGTTATAGTGGACTGTGTATAGATTTGCAACTTGTTCATACTCGAGACAGTTGAAGGTAAAGAAATCGTGAAAGGATAGTCTATTACATCAACTGTGTCTGCTTCAGAAGGATAGAATACTGTATTTATATTATTATCTATTAAGTCTGCTGTATTCGCTGGAATAGATGAAACTGTATCATAGGTTCGTATTTCATAGACATAAGGTTCCTTTTTCTCAGACTGGATTTCCAGGTATAAAGTGGATAAATTGGGCAATACAGTAATTGGACCATAGCCCGCTGAGAAACCTTCCACAGGTCCTACATCAGGGTCGAATCCACCAGATGAAGAATATGACCAAGATATTCCATCCGTGCTGGTTATTACAGATATTTGATTTCCAGCTAATCCTGTATTTATCTCTGACTTACCAACGGATATAAAGGTATTTCCAACGTATTGAACGTCATTCCTCTGCAAATCTCCTGTAAAAGGAAATTTACTATTGAGCCAATTAATACCATCTTTACTATATTTGATAAAAGAAGTAGAATCGGTTGTAGACCCTACTGCCACGAATAATCCATTTGCAAAGACAACACTTTGGCCAGTAAAAAATGCAACATTCACTTGTGATGTTGGAGACCATGTAATGCCGTCTTGACTATATATAAGGCCAGTGTAGAAAGGAGCTATTCCATTTTGTTGTGCGATTACATAACGCCCTAGACCATATGCTATGTCATTTAGCCCTGAAACTCCTATACCAATCAAGGGTGTCCATGTAATCCCATCTTGACTCGTTCTAACAAGTGAATCCGATCCACCTATGGCCCAAAAATATCCATTCAAAAAACGAATTCGAGAAACCGTCTGAGAGAAACTTGTACCAGTGTAAGACCAATTATGCCCATCTATCGATACAAATATGGAACCATCATTTCCTCCTGCAACCAATTTAGATTGTCCATAGACTATGGTGTTAAACTGTGTTCCATTGAAATCTGATACTCCACAGGGTGTCCAATTCATTCCATCTAAGCTTTCAAGAATTGTCTGACCAGATGCATACCACTTGGAAAACTGGCTTACATATTGTATAGATGTAATATTATTGAGATATGAATTTTGAGAAGCTAGCCATAAAGATTTATCCAAACTATATTGAATACTTCTCTGAGGAGTTAAATTTTTTCCTGCAACTAGCCAGGCCAGTGTTGATATTGTTCTAGGAATTACCTGTGAAGTAGGAATGATTTCATAGAAATGTTGTAGGAATGACCCGTTATTTAGAACCTGGTAATTGGCAGGCTCTATAGAAGTATTTGAATAAAGTAGCTGTGTCTTATTGACATCATTGTAAAGAAGAAACCCTGTTGGTAAGTTTTGTTTATTTGTTAAAGAAGGTCCATAGTATCTTAGTTTACTTATAGATGAAGGAATAGTCGAGAACTCAAGGCTTAGACCATACGTATTTGGACTTGGAATATAGTTATTAGGATTCATCTTGGAGGGATATCGTGGATTCCAGAAGGTTGTCAGCGATCTATCTATGGTATTTTGTATAGTAGAGACATTTAGAACAGGGTTGATGAAATTATCCTGAACACGTATAATGGGTAAAGGATTATAGAATAATCCTGAAAATGTTGCAGTCGAAAACTGATAATCCTGAATTGGCAAGGGGTTTGATGGAACACCAAAACCACCTGGACCTCCTAGAGCTTGAGCACCCGCTGCACCTCCTCCACCTACAATTAAGAGTGGCGTTGCACTAAATAAATTAGAACCTGTAAATAGACCAGAGAATCCTCCACCCTGGAGACCCAAGCTATTCCTATCTGCGAAATTACCTAAAATAGATGTTCCTCCTCCACCATATCTAGCTTGCTCATAGAGTTGTAGAGAACCAATCGTTTCTATTAAGGGTACATTGTCTCTATTACCACCCTTACCCACCACCATATACAGTGTAGATATACCACCAGGGCAATCACTGGTTTTAGTCTTTAATAAATTATCCACATTTATATTCACTTTTGCATATGCACCTGCTCCTCCTGTTATAGAAGAAGTATTAGACCATGTGCCACCACCCCCACCCCATAACCACATGGTGACTGTGTTCATTGAAGATGTTAACTCAATGGATTTAATTGTAACATTACTATCAGGTCCACTCTGTGTATCGAACGTAAATGTACTGAAACTAAATACAGTCCCTTGAATCTGATAATTCTGCAAAGTAGATGGAGGAGACAGTAGATACTGCATACAAGAACTGAGACCTCCCTTTGTTTCAATAAGAGTGCTTAATGAGCTTGCATATTTAGCAGAAGGATAACTCATTAATGTATTAGAACAATTCATTGAAGAAGCATTTACTAAATATAAACTGTCTGAATATTCTGAAAAAAACGTAGTAATGCTAGATGTAGTAGTAGTTAAAAACGTGCTGAATGAAAAAGGTGCATTTGAGTCGTTTGCCAAATACGCATATTCCTTGTATCCCAATGAGGTGGTAGTAATAGGAATTGATTGAGCATACTGAGACTGTATAGGTGAATAATTACCCTGGGGTCCGTAATTGCTATCTACAGATCTATCACGTATTGGAACTAGATATTCACTTTGTTGAGCTGCACCAGGTGAATTCTCAGCGGTTTGTCCATAGAATGAACTCATTGTACTAACACTATAGGCTAGAGGGTATGCTAGTAGACTGCCTGATAGAGCAGAATAGGTCAAGTTAGCTCCCTTGGCTGAAAAAGGAACCATGTAATACATGGAATTATAACTTAAGAGTTCATTGCTATTAGGTGTATAGCCACTAATCTTAACATTACTAGTTGGAATAAAGGCTGGATCTTTTTGGTAGGAATACCAAGTTCCTAATTCAGATCCAAATCCAGGTGTTCTAGATAAGGTATTAGGTCCATAGGCAATGGAACTATTGAATTTCAAGATTGTTAAGGCCGATGATAAAGTAATTAGACTATTTACTAAACTTAAGCCGCTAAAGACACCTATATAAGCAATTTGCAAATTAGGATCCTCACTAGTTGTATTACTTGCAGTTAAGGGGTATATACAGGACTTGAACGAAAATGAACTTACGTCAAAGAGACCATCATTGGGTAGGAAACCAATGGCATTAATACCTCTTCCCAAAACTATATTCCCATTAGAATTAGTAGGAAATGTCTTGATATAATCAGTAATAGAAGAGGTCTGTGCAATTCCAATAGTCTTAAAAGTAGTAAAAGTATCATCTAATTGCTGAGGAATAGAATATCCGTCATACCAGTGGACAATTTTTAGTTGGGACATAGACGCTCCTTTGAAACTATAGCTATTATTGGTAATTGGTTGTAGAATAGAATTGGATGAATTAGAATCAAAATATGTTTCCAGGAATTCATTATAAGGGGATACATTTTGAAAGGTGTAGAAAGAAAGAGGGTCGATTCTGAATTGTGTGGTAGGATCAAATCCAGGTGCATTCGAATTGTATCCCATGTAATCCGTCAAATCATTAGAGACACCTGAAATATCGTAGCCAATAGGTACCCCTTGTAGAGGAAGAGATACACTAAAGGTCGAACTGGTAGGGTCTAGACCCATTAAACTAGAACGCGTGGGTAATCTTGTAAAATCTGGATTATAATTTGTTACAAAAGGATAGTTTGTTAAGTTAGAAGTGCTATAAGGATTTGCATTAGGATCGAAATTTACATAATCCGTGTTAATCTGAACATAATTCGAATCATTGTAATAGATAACGGGTCGATATGTGGTATTTGAACAAGCTAAGTTATCGCTTCTAAATATGGCGTAATATTTGTGCCCTGAAAATGTGCTGAATTGGGTAGTCATATCTGAATTAGCAGAGGTTGTAGACATTGCTCGAATAAAATGTAGAGGATTTTCATTTCTAGGAAATGTTAAATCGGCCATAAAGGCAGCTCTATCATGGTAGACAAACGCCTGGAATGAATCTGGAAAGAGAGTGCTGAGATTTTCTGATAACATGGAAACGAATGAAAGTGTAGTATTATTCGCACATAGACCTGATGAAATTCCTGGGGGGTAGGGTGCAATGAATTCAAACTGAATATAGTTTGTCTGAGAATTCGCCTTCAAACTTGTTCCTGTAATAAATGAATCCTGGAACGGCTGTCCAAAGATAGGGTTTAATATATTTGGCTTATACTTAGAACTATCCATGGTCATGTTAGTTGAATTATAGAGAAAGTTATAAGAAATATCAAAATACTGTTGAGGAACATTACTTCGGTTCAAGTCTAAAACACCCTTGTATAATCCTTGCTTATTATAGTCTGCAAATCTGTAGTAGTAGGGTAAAGGTAAAGTCTCTACCTGTAAGGTTTGTCTGGCTGAAGAGCGAAACTTAAATACTGAATACTGTCCAGGTAGAATGTTGACTATAGCATCCACGCTCCTAGAGGACTTATTCGTGTTGAAGAAATACTTTGTTGGGTCAATGATAGTATTTCCAAACTGAAAATTCTTACCAGGGATATTATAGGGTATCAATGAGTTAGGAGTATTAATAGTGCTGAGACCAGTTCCTATATAGCCATTTGTTGAAATCATATTGGGCCAGTATCCAGGTGAATTTGAAACATTTGTTATAGTGGAAGTCAAAGGAACTTCTCCAGAAGTCAAGTATTCTAGTGTATATCCTGCGCGCACTCCTACAGCATTGAGAGCATTCTGGAAATAAATTACATTCGTAATGTTATTAAAGTATTGAGGTGCATAGGTAGCATAAGGAATACCTGCAAACTTTATCAATTGTTGTTGGAGGAACTGAAACATCCCTGTGTAAACAACAGTTGCCTTATTTACAGTATTTTGTAAATTAGCATATGTGGCTGGAGTTAAGCCAAGATTTGTCAATATACTTGTTAGAGCCGCTGAAGATGTATTCTTGATTAAGTTAACCAGTGAGGTATTCAAGGATGTTGTTAATATATAGACTTGTAGGGAATTCGTGTCATATCCTAATTGATATCTATTTACGAGGCTATTACGAAAGGTATTATTTAGCCTGTATATATCGAGGTAACTTAAATTTTGATTAATAATATACAATGCCACCTTGTCATTAATTCCAGACATGTTGAAGATTAGATGAGAATATACAGATTCACCTTCACCCAATAAGTTAGCCGGCACATTCGTATTCAGAAATGGCTTTACAACCTTATCATTCTTATCCAAGAAGAGTTCATACAGGACAGGATAGTAGTATGCAACCTTAAATTGATCAATTGAGTAATCAGGTAAGCCTGCATATCTGGAACCCCAGTAATATCCTACAATGGTTGCGACTGTAGGATTTGGTATGAATTTTGAGTTCAATGAGTCGTAGTAAGTATCTCCAGGCTGGTTAAAGTTAATACTGAAATCGCCGCTTACTGTAAAAATCTTAATAAAATCTGTGAAGCCATTTGGAAAATCATAGAACAAGGGAGTGTAATTTAATTCTGTTTGAATTTCATTCAATAGATCATTTATACCATATGTTCCTTGACGAATTGTTACAGCCTCAGTAAGAAGTTGCTCATTGAACTTAGCAATCTTTTCACGGCCTCTTTCTATGATGGGCAAGTAGATATTAGACTTTGCAGTATTATCACTGAAATAATAGAAGCTACACAAGAGTTTTACCTGCGTTAGAGAAATTGATTTGACGTTCTTGTATGTGCGAGGTAGTCTAAGTGTCAAATTAGTAGGCTGAGGGAAGGCGACCTTATCACGATTAACACTGTCTATTAAGAAAAGTGTAGTAACATCGGTTGCCTTTGGTGGTTCTTCTTTCTTGGTTATGGTGCTGGGGAATTCATATAGTTGATCTTTTTCATCTTTCTTATATCCATCATAGGGGAAAAAGTAAGAATTCCCTTCATGCCCATCTTTAAATCTGAGCTGTCGAGCGAAATCTGCAAAATTAGGGCCACTTATTTCTTCTAACGACTCATCTGAGCCAAGACTTGATGTCTCAGAAGATGATTCGTAATCTTTATATTTTGGGGCATCCTTCTTCTCCATGTCTACAGTATGAAGGGGTTTGACTATAGTCAGAGATTCCGGGTTTATATGGGCCTTCATTTCAAAGGCTAGGCTTCGCGCCGATCGCTTTACTTTCAAATACAATGGACATCTAGATGGCAACAAACGCAAACCCCTTTGTAGTAAATATTGTCCCACTACAAGGTATCGCCACAGGAATTACTAGTTCTTCAGATACAGCAGGCCAAATCATTGCACTCCAGGCCAATGTTGCCAATATTCAGACAATGGTTGATTATGAAACTCACACTATTTCAACTGACTTTATTACAAGCTTTACACAGGATCAGACAATTGAAATTACCCAGAATATTAACTTGAGTAGTGCATCCTTATATCAAAATGGTGTTTTGTTAAGCGGTTCTGCTTCAACAATTTCAGCAGGTGTAAGCTCTTTTATAACATGTGGATCCAACACGATTTCCTTCGTATCCGCCGGAAACAACACACTTCAAATTACCTCAACCGGAACTTTAAAATATACTAGTTCTTCTATATATCCAAGCACGGGAGTTCAAGTATCTGGGTTCCTCTACGTATCAGAAAACGCATATGTCAAAAATATGTATCAAACGTCCGACAGAGAACTAAAGACTGACATTAAACCATTTACTACGTGCCTCGATGAGATCTTGAAACTAGAACCATATACCTTCAGATGGAAGGATTCTGGAGACACTGACTTAGGGTTCATGGCACAAGATGTTCAGATTACTTGGCCATCATTAAGTGAGGGGAATTCAATTGCATATTCGCGATTTGTGCCTCTTCTTTTAGAAGGTATCCGTGAATTGCATGGACGTGTAAGCACCCTGGAAGGAAAGGCCTAAGTAATTATTAAATTGAAAGAGTAATGGAGTGTGAGAAAGGTCCCTCAGATTCTTGTAGAGCATTGGTGAAAGTCCTAGAGCCACTTTCATCTCGAAAAATTATAACTCTTGCTACTGCCACGATACACAACGATTCGTTGTTTGTGAATGGTCTTTTTCAGAATGTTTTTGTTTTATATAAGATGCTGGATGCAATGGGATATGCTCCTATTTTATTAGTAAACGAGAAACCCAGCGACTTGAATAAGGTCCCTGCTATTTTAAGAAATGTGCGAATGATTATCGGTGAAGAAATTATAAGAAACTCTATTCCAATCTATATGAATATTGAGATTGCAATGAGTATAGATCAGGGTATGAGAAAGCACATGCGCTCTATAGGAACCAAGACGGTCAAATTGTATCTAGGAAATATCTTAAATATAGACATTGAGACACCTATTTTTTACCCAGCGGTGAACTTTGCACACCATATTACAGGAGAGGTCGATGAAATCTGGGTATCTCCTCATTATAAGCAACATCACGAATACGCCGGCTTGATAAACAAGGTAGGGCCAGCTAAGATTGCGCCCTATGTCTGGGATCCCTGTATATTAACACTTGGAGGAACTAGACAATATAAGTGGCGCCCTCGTCAACAAGGTGAGGCGCAAGTCTTTGTAATCTTAGAACCAAATATTTCTTTCCAAAAGTGTTCTTTACTGCCTCTTTTAATTGTGGAAAATTTGTATAGAAGTTCTAAGGGCAACTTTAAGGTTTTAATAGGAAATTCTGAGAGGCTACAAGCAAATCCTTTCTTTACCAAGACTATCTTGCCTACACTGGAACTTTACAAGAGTGGTTGTCTTATCTTCAGCGGGCGTAATACAATTACTTCGATTATGAATGATTATCCATCTTGTATTGCAGTAGCACACCAGTGGAATAATCAATATAACTATATGACCCTCGAATACTTGGTATCAGGATTTCCTATTATTCATAATGCATCAGACTGGTCAGACGCCGGCTACTATTATGAGGGTTCTAGTGTCGAAAAGGGTTCTGAAGTTTTAAAGAAAGTTCTAGAATTCCATGCAACTTCATTGGAGACATATGCAGCAGGAGCTGCAGCTTTACAGTGGAGACACAGTGCCTATAACCCTGAAGTACATAGGGCTTGGAAGGAACTTCTCGAGGTCTAAACATCGAATTATAATTCAAGGTAAATGAGAATTGGGATTACAGTGGATATGCGGCACTCAATGTTCAGTGCGGGACATCCAAATTCCTGTATAGCTATATGTGAAGCAATGCAAGTAGGTGGTCATGATGTAGTTTTCATAAAGAAAGATACTAAGGTGTGGTGGGATGATGTTTTAACCATCGGAGCAGATTATTGCACAAAGACAATTGACGAATGTTCAGATCTAGATTTCTTGATTGAAGTTGCCTTTCATCTACCCCCTTTACAGAGAGCTAAGCTCAGCAAGAGAACTGTATGGTATTGCCGAAAGCCTGCCTTGTTTACAGATATGGAGGCAACTGTGTTTGCATGTCGTGCAGATGGGCGTAATCTAGAGGGTCTATCAGAAATCTGGGTAGCAGACTTATTCAATAACGAAGATGATATAGAATATCTTAAAATGCTATATCCGTTATTGAAAATTAGTAAAGTACCTTGGCTGTGGTCTCCAACGATTGTTGAAGGGCACCGAAAGGAAAAGCAAAGTCCTGTCTGGCCCCAAGTTATTCAGATGGTTTCTAAGGATACCCCTTGGTCTCTTCATATAATGGAAACGAATGCATCCAATACATCCTCTTGCACATTACCTCTATTGATGATTCAGGGATCAGATATAAGTGGAACAAAGGTTTTAATTCATAATACAGAAATGCTAGCAAGAGCTGCGTTTTTTAAGGATAACATTCTAGACAACTGTTCTTTGAAAAATGCACAGCTTGTTGGGAGACAACGCACTATTGACTGGTCTCAAGAACCAAGGTCTATCATAGTAAGTCATTCTAGATTTATTCCATTAAAACTAGCAAATTTAGAAGCTGCGTGGGTTGGTATTCCTCTAGTGCACAATAATGATGCCTTAGGAGAACTTGGATGTGGTCTGGAAGATCTGTATTATAATGCAAATTCAATTGGTTCTGCAAGTAAGATAATTAATACTGTGATCCATGGATTACCTGAAGAACACTATACAAATAATCTAGAAACCTTGACAGAATTACGTAGGCGCATACTGTATAAGTTTTCTCCAGAGGCGCATTCAGCAAAATGGTTATCTATGTTGGATACAAAGGTAGAAACTGTAAAACTAATTAGTAAGAAGACATACAATGTTCTATTTACTGATATGTGGTCTGAGTTTAATGCTGAGCACAATATGTTTGTTCTAGCTATACAGGATTACTTGAAAGACTACAGTGTGGTAGGGTATTCGAGTGTTCAGAAAGATATTGTAATGGATGTTCATATTTTCGGACCCTTTGGTCATAACTGGATGTCTATAGCACCCACTATACCAAAGGTTCATTATACTGGGGAAAATACAGGACCCATTGAACATTCTCTGGTAAAGTTAAATATTGGCTTCAAGAATTTAACTAGAAACTATGTGAGAATACCAATATGGATGCTTGAAATAGATTTCTTTGGAGCGGATCTTTCTAAGATAAAGAATCCATTACCCTTATCCATTGATGCATGCAGTAAAACGTATTTAGAGAAACGTAGGAAATTCTGTGCCTTTGTTGTAACAAATCCTAAGAATACAATACGTAATGAGGCATTTCATGCTTTAAGCAAATATAAGAAAGTAGATTCTGCAGGGCGTCTTTATAACAATATGGGTGATATTATTCTTGCAGGACTAGGAGGTGGAGGGGGGGAACTAAAGAAGCATGAATTTTTGAAGGACTATAAGTTTTGTCTATGTTATGAAAATGATATATCTGAGGGATATGTAACAGAGAAAATCTTACATGCTAAAGCAGCGGGCTGTATTCCAATATATTGGGGATCTTCAGATGTGGTGACTGATTTTGATCCCAGGGGATTTATCCATATAACAGATCCAAGTGAACTAATCGAAAAGGTAAAGGAAATAGATACTGATGATGAAAAATGGCTTGAAATGGTTAAGATACCTGCTCTAACAAGTGAAAAGCTAGAGCTTGTAAAGAATAGACTTTCTGAGATGGCTCAGAAAATTGTTGGAACCAATGATGTTATATTAGTAACTGGATGCACACAGAGATTCCTACCATCCTTAGAATTATGGCTAAACAATATAGAAATACATAGGAAGACATTGCCAAATCTGAGAGCCCTTGTCTACTTAGGTTCAGATATTACCACTCTTCCACCGAAGAGAGATTTTGCTACCTTTCTTCGGTTCCCTAGCGAGACACCCGCCGATTTCACTGATTTCTGGAATCCCCAGCATTTCGCATGGAAGCTATGGATACTGAAAGAAGTCTCATCGAATCCTATTCTAAAAGGTTCGATAGTATTCTATATGGATTGTGGGTCTATTATAGTAAGATGGCCATCGTTTTGGATAGATATGGTAAGGGATAATAAAATATCTTTCTTAGACGATTCGTCCCAAAAGAATTCTGAATGGTGTCATAAGGATTTCTGTGATGCACTAGAGGTATCTGAGGAAGAATTAAATTCAAATCAGATTGCGGCGTGTCTCATTCTGTTCAAAGCAGGGGATCCATATGTAGTAGATTTCTTTACAGAGGCTCTAAGAATAGGTTCTATACGTAAAATAATAGTAGGTGAGAAATGGTCAGGTAAACGAGCAAATGGAAACCCTTTTGGTCATAGACACGATCAAAGTATCTTGAGTATTCTAGGGCAGCGCAATTCTGTTCATAGAATAAAATTAGAAACAATTTATAATCATACATCTGCTCGCGCCACCTTTTATGGAGGCCAATACATTTATGTGCATAGAGGTGATTATAAGACACATATACCTTTAATTGAAGGGATAGATGATGCATACGTTATTAATTTGGATAGACGTGGGGATAGATTGAAGAGTTTTGTAGAATATCATCCATATTTCAAGGGCAAGGTGCGAAAGCACAGAGCGGTTGATGGACTTACGCTTGAACTAACTCCTAGTGTATCTCGCCTACTAACGCCCAATGATTTTTTTTGGAAGAAGGCAGTTGCAGGATGTGCATTAAGTCATCTGAAACTGTGGTCAATGTTATATAATGAATCAAGAGAAATACAGTCTTATCTCATCATGGAAGATGATGCGAGAATGGCACCTACATGGGCTGCCTCGTGGAAAAATATTCAATGTAAATTACCTCTTGATTGGGAATGCGTGTATCTAGGAGGCGTTCTACCCCCAAACAAGGAAGGGTTAAATAAAATCTTAGAGCCCACTGATGTAGAAGGGTTATGTCGTATTGCACCCAATCAATTATTTGGACAATCTGTTCCAACTAGACAATTTCACTTCTGCACGTATGCATATGTCTTATCAAGAAATGGTGTAGAAAATATTATGGATGCTATTGTATCGAAAGGTGGAATATGGACAAGTGCGGACCATCTTTTGTTTAATTCATTGAACAAGGAGCATGTATACGTGTTAAATCCGTTGGTAGCAGGTGCCCTACAAGATGATGATCCTGCATATGTCAACTCAGATTTCAATGATTTCAGTAGAGTTGATAAATTCGATAGTGATCTCTGGAATAACGATGAACGATTTAGTCCAGGTCCTATACCAGATATGCCAGTAAACATTACACAGACAATTGATGAAATATATATGCAAAAAGTGTTAGTAAAAGGACGTTATGTTTCTCTGGATGTATGTGATATGACAAATGATACGATTTATGAAGGGTCGTGGTTGAAAGATAATTTAGGAAGCTTTGATATTGAGGTAGTTTCTATAAATACTGATTTATCCAGTTATGACAATTTAGTTGTTCTTATAATAAGAAATAAATGGGAAGAGCAAATTCAGTGGATACATTCAATATGTCAATCTGGAAAGAAATTCAAAATACTTCATTTCTCAGATGAATTTGAACAAGACCCTTGTTTCTTCTATGATAGACATGAAATCACGGGTATCTTACGCTTTTATAATAGATCTGATATAGTAAGTAGTAAAGTTCTTACAGTTCCACTAGGATACCATTGGAAGAACACTTCTCCAATGATTCCCTTAGAAGAAAGAAAGAATCTAGTGTCTTTTCACGGAACAAATTGGAAGGGACGCTCAGATCAATTGAAGCCTCTAATGAAAATTAGTCCATCCAATATAAAATTCTACGAAGATTGGAAGCACCCAACTCAGCTTGATAAGAAATCGTATCTAGATTTACTCTTAAATACTGTATTTGTTCCATGTCCAAGAGGGAATAATGTGGAAACCTTTCGGTTTTATGAGGCACTTGAGTGTGGATGTATCCCTGTGTTTACTGAATTACCTGGAGTTCTAGAAAATGTTGGCCTACCCTTTTTGAAAACTGAAACCTGGAAAGATGTTGCTGATATAATAAAACACTTTGATACTAATAAAACATTGCTGAAAGAATATCATACAAGTCTGATGGATGCGTGGGCAGTCTATAAGACAAGCTTGAAAAAGAAAGTATCAGACTGGCTAAAAAATTGATATGATTAAAGGGAGTATATATAGGTAACTCAAATGGAAACTATAAGACAAAGTGAAACCTTGCTGTTAGAACATATTCTGAGCAACCCACGGACTGCAGTGTTAAAACATGCACATTATGCAAGTATTCATGTAGCAGTGTTAGTGAAACGTGGCAAAATAATCGCAGAGGCTACAAATGCATTTGGTTCTCGAAGCAGAGGCTCGGGGTATTGTAATAACAGTATCCATGCCGAGAGAAATGTAGTGAAAGAAATTGGTAATATTCGTGAACTTAAGGGTGCTGATATGTATGTCGTGCGAATTTCTAGAACCGCAGATTATGAAAAACAAGATCCTTTTATGGGATCGAAGCCTTGTTGTCAATGCAAAGTCTTTCTCGAAAAATGCATGCGTGAGTATGGATTGAAAAATGTCTACTATACTCCTGCAGTGACCCTGGATAGACGAGAAATGGCAGATATTTAATGCTTAAATATTTTTTATCTTGACTAATTATAATGGTATTCTCTGTATCAAGTAAATACACTTTAACAGGTGATGCAAGCAAGACCTTGAATAACTTGACTAACGCCGCTGTATCAGGTAAGAGTGACTTGCTTGCGCTATCTAGCAATAACTATCCTGTTCCAGGTACCCCAAATGCTGATAACCAGCTGATCTTTAAGAACCAGCCTCTATCATGGTGGCTTATTTCCTTAAATTCAGGTTCTGTAAATTACACCCCTATAAGTAATTTTGTAAACTGGTCTTATGTAGATTCCAAGGGTGCCCAGTATCATATTGGTATGGACATCTCCAACCTTCTAATACCTAACAAGACACTGAGTGTTTCTAGAAACCCCGGTTCCATGTCATCCGTGATTACATACGAGCCTAAGTTTGGTCTATCTCGTGTAGATACACACAATATGTAGTAAATTTGAAATATGTTTTTCAACAATGAGCGTTAGAGATGATCCCTTGCGCTCCTTGTACAATTTGTAATGAGACTAGTCACAGTGCAAGTAGGTGTTCCCAGCTTTCCAAGAGCAAGCCTGCATCTCCCGAAAGAGGTGGTCATGACGATGACGATGAAAGTTTGACTAATTCTGGAAAGTGTTTAGCACAAGAGCTGAGCCAAGTAAATGGGTCTAAGGCAGGACACTGGAATCCTCTCTCAGTAATAAGCATATAAACCCAGTCAGATGGATTACGATTCATATTCATCATCTGCGTAAGCCTAGTTGTTGACAATTGCAATGAATCTTTGAAAAATTCCATGTGTTTTTCTGTTAAACTTTCACGGACATCCTTCCTCCACAATAGAAACACTAAAATCATGAATATATCACGTCCTACTTTTGGACAGGGATCAAGAGGTGGTAGAATACCATCACCTGCTTGTATCCATGGCGTCTTACCAGGTCCTAGGCATGAAAATCCAAAGTCGACCATGATGGCTGTATGTGATGGTGCAATATAGAGTTCAAATTCATCTTTCCACTTCAAAGTATGAGACTTAAATGCATCAAGTTTGATTAAGATATTATCTGGTTTTAGATCTCTGTGATTAAACCCTATTGTTTTTTCCAGAACAAAACATGCCATAGCAATCTGTGCTAGTATTTTGATTAAAATTATACCATTTTCGCTAGAGGGTTTTGACCACGTGGGCATAGATTTCAAATAAGTATCAAGAATTGGTGCAGAATAGACTGGTTCAATTGAAAACCATAAAGATGAAGACATTGAGAATACATCATATATTTTTGGACAATGGGCTCCTAGACCATTCTTTGAAAGAGATTTATTAACTAACCATTGTATAACAGCTTCTTGTTTTGCATGATTTTGAGAGATTGGTCTTTTTACTAAAACATCTTCAATTATGGTTAAACAAGAGCGCTTGGCCCATGCAAGTTTACCGAGAGTATTGTCGGCAACGACATTTTCAACAATCAATTCACATCGTTCCTTGCCGGTGTGGGCGTTTAGCTTGCCATTAGCGGTCAAAAAAGAACATTTTGCATAGACTACTGAGGAAAGATTCTCGAGAGAACCCTTCCAATTTAAACCAATCTCAATAGCATCATACATTTTTTATATGAGGTTATTATCTATTAAGATTCACTATTTACTTAATTTACATAGGAGAATTACCAGTATGGTATAAATGAATAGGATAGAAATGGCTATAGCACATTAGGATAGAACTTGGGTAGAGTTCTAATATTTTTTCTTTCTTCTTTTCTACTACACGAGATAAAAGACGTACATTGGATGGCAAATTAGATACATTATCTGCGACTATAGCATTTAGATAATCCTCCTTAAATAAATTAGGAAACTTCTCGATTTCAAAGGTAGCCATGTGTATAAGTAGATGGTTCAAGAGCCATATGCAATCATAAGGAGATTCATTCAAGTCTAGGTTGGTTTGGTATAAAATTTTATCTAGAGATTCTAGATCACTGGGTTTGAAGGATTGAACATGGGGGTTTAATGTGTGTTCTAATTGGGACTTATTGGCCTTAGATAAAACGTATAATTGCCTAGCATGGTATTCACGTGTTGATTCTAATTCATGGAAAAAATCAGAAACTAGATTGAATGTCTTAGATGATAATGCTTTTATGAGTGTCTTATATCTGAGAAGTATCATATAAGCACTTGCATCTACAGCGGTCAAATTATCTTTCACAATTTCTTTATCTTGCTTTATAAGAGAATACTTACCTGCAGTTTCCTTTGATTGTAGAATAGATAAATTTAGAACATCCAATGCTTCGAATTCTTCTAAATACTTGGAACAAATGGTCCATAAGTCTGCATATTGGCCACAATTATCAAACGGTAAGTACACTTGTTTTTCTGTAGTTTCCAAAGGTTCTGCATTCTTTTCTCTCAATCTTTGCGTTGTATTTTTCCTATCGTGTATTCTAAGCATCTAAATAGCGTTTAGACGAAAAAATGCTTCTTTTTCCCTACCAGCAGAACCATCAATCCAATGAGCTGATATTTCATTTGGATGTTCGTCATTAAATCCTGAGCCAAACATATCAATCCAACCGGGAGGGGGGTCCCATGTCCACTGAGACATCTTGAGATCCCAGAAACCTCTTTTGCAGTATCTCAAATCAGGTTCAGTTTCACTTAGAAAAATAGATAATGGTATATATCTGTCTTTCCACACGGTGTATGGATTTTTAAGAGTATCTGGGTTTATTCTGCGTCTTGATCTCCATTTAATAGGTATTTCTAGGAATTCTGCTTGAGTTGCGGGCCTGAATGACCAGTTTTTCTTGTAAAAATTCCACCACCTCTCTTCGTATTGCTTCTGAGACAAATGCACTAACTCATGTCTCATTGTCTTCTGGCTAGGATGCCAGAGCAAGAAGACAGGCAGAGCAATTCCTGACTTACCTCGTGTATGTGGCAGGCCTGCGTCTGACTTTCCGTCTAAATAAACAACTTGGATGGGACCCTTAATTGGAAACTCGAAATCCATATTTTCTGAGATAACCTTTGCCTCCTTAGATTCATAATATGGATATCTTCTTGCAGCCTTATTTAGAGGACCAGCTATAGAAGTTTCCATTCCCTTATAATAAAAATCTTCTTTGTCCCAGACCTTAATGAAGTTTTTAGCTTCTTTATAGTCAATCGTATCTAAGCGTATCATCTTACTTCTTCGTAGATTTTCTCTTTGAATTTGCTACGAGCATCTGGTCTAAGAAGAGTTGCTCGGATCTCGTGACTGTAGGTGCCTTTGCCTTGGCTCTTGTAGTAATAGCAGTAGCCTGTGTGCTAGTTACCACGTTCGTAAGACCCCATGCTTTCATTAAGGTATTAGTATTTTTGGCCTTTGCTGACTTGAACAAGTAATCGCGGGCATAGAGTTCTCTTTCAGCAATCTGGGCATCAGGATCTGCATTCCATCCCTGAGGTGGTGGCTTTGCGCCTGGCAACTGGTCAACCAGAATACTGAAGAGCTGTCCAACAGGGCTCTCAAGCTGGTGTTCAATGTAGTATTCAGGATCAGGTTTCAAACCTGCTGCCTTCATGAAGGCAGGTGTCTCTACGCGATCCCCCTGGGTGCCCTTGAATCCAGGAGGAGGCTTGAAGTATACAAAGGATAAACGGTCGCCTGATGCGGGTGCATTCCCTGGATCTCTTTGGGCAATACGGTTCGCCAAGATCTTATGGGCTGGTGGAGTGGCTGACTTGTATTCGGATCTCAGGCTCTTCGTTAACATAAGCTGGTTCAAACTTACCTTGTTATCCATCATATCTCCAACCCACTTCTTTACGAAATTGGCTGCTGCACCCACATCTTTATTCGTTAGAAGAATCTTGATAGCCCCACCATAGATAGTCTTCACAATGGGCGCATAGTCTCTGCGCTTTGTGGCAATACCCATCGACTTCTGCACGTAATCTGTGGCATTTTCTTCATACATGTTGCCCACATATCGTTTCTTGCTAAAGATAATGAAAGGATAGAATGCCTTATCAAACTCAAAGTCATGAGGTCTCTTCAGGGCCTTCGTAATGAGTTCACCTGCCTCTGTAGTAATGTCGATGGTAGCTTGGATTGCCTCTTGGCCTACAAGACGCTCACCGGTTGCAGGATTTCTCGGGTTGATTTCGACAAATAGAGAATCTGTATCACCATACACTACAAAGGCTGAGCATCTAGGGTCCTTGGCCTCAGGTCCATAGAACTTCTCAATAGCTGCCTTGGCAAACAGAATTTGCTTTCTGCCATATGCCGTGACAGATGCAGCCAGATGCTGGAGACGCACCTTGAATACTCCAGAGCCTAGTTGACCATAAAGAGAGTTAGCTGTTAACTTGTAGGCTAGCTGCTCAGCATCCAAGAGAGCCTTGCGGAATGGATCCAACTCCTTCTTAATTTCGGCACGCTTTGCCGCCCTAGCTGCCAAGAGACCCTGGACAATCCTAGGTAAAGCGGCCTTTCTTGAACCAGGGTATTGAGCATACCGACAAACCCTGGTGCCAACCTTGAGTTTCTTAGGGTTCTTTCTCATGTCCTCTGGATCGGCCTTCCAAATGTCGAACGAGATATCAATCCATCTGCAACCCATGGCTTCACCGAGCTTCTGGTATTTTGATACATCACCATATCCAGATGTTTTGAGTTCATTGCCCTTGAGATCATAATCCTTAGTCCAAAGCAGTGAATCATAGCTGATATTCTCGGATTCAATGGTGGATGGATAGAGAGAAGCGAAATCACACACACCGATGGGGCTTTTAGTGTAGAAACCTGGAGTTGGATCTAGAACAATGGCACCCTCATAGGAATCCTGGTTATCCGGTTGGTCTTCTGGAGGCACATAGTTGAATGGCGTGGATGTCTGGGTCACGATGGTGAGATTCGCCGAATTACAGAATTTGAAGATGAGTGACTCGATCTTTACACCCTGGCCTCTCGTGAAAATCATAGTGACTGGAACCGTGCAAACGTTTGCCATACACATTGCATTGTTGAAAGTCTCAAGCTTATTGTAAAGATCCATTGTTAAGTCGCAATCCTGAATACAATAGGCTGCAATTGTAGCCCTGTCGGCAGAAGAGCCGCGGTGAAGTCTGAAGATATCTGCAGGACTTACGTCATCTTTTACAATAACCCATTTTACTGCCAATTCAGTATCGAGCTCTGCATCAGCATCCGATGGCTTTACTGTCAAGAAATCCTTACCGACATCCAGGATATTCAACTTATCCGTGAGCTCATCACCAGTCTCGTCAATTAGAACAACTGCACGACCTACCTTGGCATTACCAGTTCCAGGGGTCTTAATGGTCCATGTGCCATCCTCGTTGTGTGCAACTGTCTTTAGTTTACCAGACATGAAGTATTTGGTCACCTCATCTAGCTTGTAAGAGGGCAGCTGGTATCCACGCTTTACCACGTGATACAAGTCAACCTGAAGACGACCTTGAAGGCTCAGAGTATGTAGGAAGTTGTCGCCGAGAGCTGAGGATGCCAGACGCTTCTCTTGCAAGGCCACCTTACCACCATGTCCAAAGAGCCTACTGAGTTTCTGTAGGTTCTCATCTGTAGTAATATTGAGATGCTCTGCTCGCTGCCACAAATACTTCTCATCAAAACCAAAGATATTGTAGCCCACCCAGATATCTGGATTTATCTCAATAAGCCAGTTAAACCATGCAAGTAGCATTTGTTTCTCGGTTGCATAGAACTTAACCGTAGCTCCAGGGATATCGTCGCATGTCTCCAGGACAAAGATGGTCTTTTGAATGGAACCACTGGAATCCTTGAGAACACATCCAATCTGAATGATAGGATCCCCAGGGTCCTTTGCGGATGTAGGCTTTGCAACTGGAAAGTCGCCAGACCTAGAATAACACTCAATATCCCAGAAAAGTGTCTTGAATGGCGCGGCGGGCTTAGGAGGCTTTGGCTCATTCGAAACATCCTCCCACGAACACTTGATAACTCTGATGTCAGTTTCATCGTCAAAGCCGTCTTCCGTAGGCTCAACAGAAACCCACCCACAAGGTGCAACGTCTCTGAGGTGAAAGAACCTGAGTAGGGGGTCAAGGCCTGACTCGTAGACTGGCAAAGGACTAGATTTCTTGCTGAGACAGAAGATTGGCTCCTGATGGTCGTTCAGGAAGATGTTCTTAAGGGTTCGAAAGTCTTTCATGGAGGCAACTGCGAGCTTGAAGAAGGTAAAGTCCTCATCTGCAGTGAATCCATAGAGCTCCTTGCGCTTGACGCGTTCCACTGACATGGAAGCAGGGGCAAGGCCGCCAACCTGTTGCTTGAACTGCAAGATATCGAGTGATGGAGGGACCTTTACGTATAGGTAGGGGCGAAATCCTTCAATGTCGCATCTGAGGGAGATACCGTCGGCAGTCATCCCGAATAAATGGATTGTCATCAAGCATTGCTTCTTGCCAGCATCAGCTCGACCATAGGAAATATCAGGATCTGAATTATCATCCCATGTGTATTCGACTTCTTGCTCCTCTTCAGTCTCTCGCGTGACCTCCATGTATTGGTCGCGTGAGAGAGCATCAAGAATATGAAATATTACCGGCATTTGTGTGTGCTAAATTACAAAGGGCCCCGGGGGCCAATTTTTACAGTTCACTTACGATTGCGGCGTGTAGAATGTGTTCTCATCTGAAGCATGGAACGCATAGAAGCTGTTTGACGCTTTATTGCATTCAGTAGTCCGTTAGCACCACCCTTGATTGCTTCAGGAACAATGGCTGCTGTGGCAGTGGGAGACTTTGTTTGAGAGGCTACGATGTCAGCACCAATATCAGGAGGATTTGATGAAAGAATTGGCTTGGATCTCATTTGAGGCACGCTGTTTTTAAGTTCGGAAGGAGTGTTACTACCAGAAGTAGTGTTGCTACCAGAAGTAGTATTGCCCATTGTCTTACTAACACTAGTGTTCTTTAATTCGTTCATTGTCTTGTTATTCCTGGGCTCAAAGGGAGACCTAGCAAGGCTCTTTACTGTGACATTGGCTCTAGGAGGACTATTCATACGTCTAGGTAAATTTGTCTTGACAGTAGGATTTACAACTAAATTACTGAGTGCCTCTCTGTCTTCAGACAAGGTGGAATTACGAGGCATTGCATTTGTAGGCTGTCCCTCCTCATCCTCGAATGTAGCAGGCTTGCCATCCTTTCCAACAAGCATGAGAGTGGGATAGAATTTACGAGGAACACTGCCTAGACTAGTCTTACCAATAGATTCAGAATCTACAGATGCAAGGTTTACAGATCTATTCTTTAGCTTCGTCAAGGGGCTCCAAACTTCATCATTAAACCGGTGACATGCACCACACCATTTTGCATTAATATAAACAAGCGTCAAAGGTCCCTTGGTTAAGAGCTTCTCAAATGACTTTACGGCTCCAGCAGACCGGACATTTAATACGTTGGCACCTTTTCTATTTTTACGTGTTTTACCTCCTGAATACGCCATCTACCTAGTACAAAGATTTATAGGCTCAAGATAGTAATGAAGGTCTCCCTTCCAGATTGGTTAGATACAAAAGTATTCTCAGCAATTGGGCTTTCCATTGTTATCTTGATTGTAGTTTTGGGGTTTTTCAAGAAGTCTGAACCACATGGATTTCAGGGATTTAAAAATAAGACAGTGCTTGATACTTCTAAGGACACAACAATGTTCCCTTACACAACGACACCGATAAAAAACTTAGACCAATATGAATTGGAGGCCGTATTTACGAATGAGGGTGACCGTGAACTTAAGAAGCAACAAATAAACCAAATGACCCGCCGATACCCTTTGGACTGGACAAACTATCCTCCTAATGCAAGTAAGTTTCAGTCTGAACAGGCGAAGTATATCGAAGGATTTTCCTCAGATTCATCTGCCAAGGAATTAAATGAGCCATTCAAGGAAATGGGCGATGGCAATTTATCACCTCCCGACACCGCAGCTATCGAAAAAGAAGAAAAAGACATTTTAGCAACATATAGACCGAGAAAGTCTGGTTCTATGACATCTTATGACGCATATGACGCACAGAAGTTGCTGGAAGAAATATATAAACCCAAGGGTATCAAGCCTATCGTTAAACGTAAGGAGGGTAATGTGTTTGAAGTTGTAAGCACAAGAAGTCTAAAGAACAAAGTAGAATACGAGGATGCTCTTCCAGATGCTCCTACGTCCTCTGGTAGTGGTATTGGTCCAGGAGAAGCAGTTATTGAAGTCCCTCCTACTGCAACAGAGGTTGCAGCGGGCCGTGATCCCTTTTACGAACCTACCACAAGCACCCGTTCGTCTCGGACAGATTACATGCGCTGGACGCCTGGCTTAGAGCGCATGTTTGCACCCACCTATCCTACTACTGATTGGATTGGACAACCTAAGTAATTTACAAGTAAATTCAATAATACTTAAGACTTCAAGACTTATGTTTTATAGATGAGCAGTTCAATAAGTATATCAATGCCAATCTTCAAAAGTAAAGAAGAGTATGAAATGTATAAAAAAATTGATAAACCAAGTGAAGCCAGTGGTAAAGCAATGGAATGTAGGTATTGTAATAAGGATGTTACATCATACACCGAAAGGCGGCACATATCAGTAACGTTCAATCAAGATTGTAAATGGGGATATAATGGAAAAACACTACGAGTATGTGCGTGTAATGGTATTGATCCCCTTAACAAGGATGGAAAGAGAGATTGGGTTGTATATGATGACCGTGGGTATGTATGTGATGTAAATCCGTATAGTCAAACCATGATGCAACGAGCCGCGGAAGTGTCTGGGGAATACAGATATAAATTGAGCAGAATTTGGGAACCAACGAAGGATATAATCTTGTTCATAATGATTAATCCATCTACTGCAAATGCCAATGAAGATGATAGAACAATTAAACTCTTACTAGAAACTACGAAGAAATGGGAAACCTATGGAGGGTTCTATGTAGGAAACCTCTATCCCCATATTACGCCTAGACCTGCCGAATTAAGAACACTTGCGTATCCAGAGGATATTCGAATGAAAAATGAAACAAGTATTCAAGAAATGGCATCTGAATGTAGTCTAATAGTTTACGCCTGGGGAACAAAGGGCCCTGATGAAAAACAAAAAGAACCTGAATGGTTACGGAAAATAATGAATAGAGATGTTCACTGTCTAGGAATATCTGTAAAAGGTGTTCCGAAACATCCTAATCAGAGGGCACCATATAAAAATCTTCTTTCACCAACACCAGTTGAATATAGATCGGAAAAGGCAAATTAATCATAATACTTCTGAACAGACTTGTTAACCTCCCAGTGATATCCCCATCGGCCTAGCATATGCTTGCTAGGTTTCATGCCAGGGAAGATGAATTGAATGATGCGATATAGCATTTTGTATACAAATACAACATGCTATATAAATTCAATTTTATATATAAAGATTCGTAATCAATATAATGTATGCCCATTTGGTTAGATTACAGAGAAAGAGGACTACAAGCTCTAGCACCAACTTTACAAACCATCACTCCTCCTGTTGGCGATATCTGGATTGGCGACATGAGTGGTAACTTATTACAAGAAGGAGGAGTTATCCTAGAACGTAAGTCGCTGAATGATCTAGAAGCTAGTATTATAGATGGACGATATGAGGAACAAAGAGGTAGAATGTTAGCATATGCAAATGAACAAAAGGTAGCTATTGGCTACGTCATAGAAGGTGAGACAAAGGGATTTGTAGGTCGTCGTTTCACTGGAGATTCTGTTCTAAAACTCATTTCCCAGATTCAATTCAAGCACAGAATTCCAGTGTTTCAGACGGCTTCTATGGAAGCAACCTTGGCCCTGGCTAACATCATAGAAGGAGAATGGGTAAAGGCCAAGGGACAATTCAGTTGGCAGTGTGGAGCGGGGAACGGCGCAACACCTGTTGCCGCTTCGTATACTAAATCAAATTCCAGAGATACCCCTGAATCATTTTTAATAGGAGTTCTAACACAGTGTCGTGGAATTAGTGAGTCTCTGGCTCGTATTATACTGGAAAAAACTGGTTCCCTTGAAATCCTAATGACCAAGACGGAGGTTGAACTAGCAGAGATGGCAGATTCAACAGGAAAACGTAAGGTTGGGAAAGCAGTGGCTGCGAGGCTGTATGGACTTCTTCATTAGATTTGAAAGGGATTCATCTTGTATTTGTTAATTGTGCAGGTGTATACATTCTCCAGTCTATCAAATGAATTGTTCGCGTAGGTGAAGAGTTCAACGAGTTGCAGGTAGGTACCATGTAAGTCTGGCTTTCCAGGTGTGTTCAACATGTTTCTGTAAATGTCAGAGGACGCCTGGTAAACCATCTCAAAGACTTGCCGCTTCGCAACTTCTTTGCGATAAGCTTTATCCTTCCTCTGGATATCTGTCCGCATCTTCTTTTCGTCGAGTTCGCCCAACATATACTTCACTCGCTCCTGGTGATTGTCTGGAGGTTCCCTTGCGAGGGCATGAACATTGTGGTTCTGATGAATAATGTGTTGGTGGTAGGTTGTAAGAGCGATAATATAGGCGGTGTCAGATACCAGAGGCTCTTTTAGATTCTTTGGCATTGGCCACGGCTCAATCACGGTGTAATCTACATGGGGGGTATGTGCTTCTGGCCACGCATACCTTTGAGGAGGCCACACCATATTCATTTCCTGATAATTCTGGCGTTGCTTATAATTAGCCCAACCCCGTGTAAGTGTATTATAGTCAACTGGCGTTCCAGTCTTAGTAAGAATCTCTCTGAGATTGGGCATTCCACAGGCTGGCGCTGCAGGCTGGTCTCCAGGCGCCCTTGGGACTTGCCCACCATTGCGCCTCAAGAACTCGTAGTAATGGGGGTTATGAGTGTGCCCAGCCTCTTTGAGGCCAGTGCGCCAACTGAAAGTAGTCTGGCACTGTGTACACCACATCTGGTCACAACCATCAATCTTGGAAATGTTTGCAGCGCAAGTGGGGCAGGGGCGTGCCTCCTTAGCCAGAGCCTTCACATTCGCCACGACATCGGGGTTACAGATGTGACCCTCGAGCAGAGACTCATGGCACTCCTTACAAGCCCTCGTTGAACAGAGGGTACACTCAAACTCCTCATTCAAGAATCCCTTACACTCTGCTGCAATACAGGCCTTTACGAATTGCCTCTTAGGCTGAACAGACTCTGCTCCCCCACCAAGGTGAGCAGGAATACGGCCATAGAACATCTCAACCCGTGAAGCATGACGGCGTGCAGCCTGTGTCTCATCTATCTTCTCACGAAGCGCAGTAACAGTCGCCTTCTTCTCTGCGGGCTTCTCCTTATTGTTCTTAATGAGGTCACGAAGACGCATCTCCTCTAGCTTTGATTCAAGAATAAAGGTTCTTGCGGTTACAACCGCTGCTGCATATTGCTGGGTATCGGGAAGACGTGCCTTCTCCATATCCATCAATAGATTCTCCTTGTAGACCTTGTATTCGTGAGTGCGCCAGTGAAGCTTCGTGTTATCCAGAACAAAGTCATCTGATAAGGGACTGCGACAGTGCATACAAGAGGCTGTTAAGGGTGAGTTCAATAAGTGCATCTGAAAGCATGACTGGCACGATGAGCAAGAGCACTTAGCGCAAGTTACTGATTTGGTCATCTTATCATAGCAAATTACACAGTCCATTTTGGTACCCATCAATTGCTACTGCCTGATTTCAATTTTATATTTTCCAAAGTTCATCTAAAACATTTCCTAGAGGATCCTTTGAATCTGAAAATCTAACTGTCTGCTTTGGTTTAGCATAAGGGGAGGGGCGTTCCATAGTTTCCACAAAGGAGGCAGGAGGTGTATAATCTGAAGCTCTTAGTATAGGCCCTGCATTTGGTGTGCTTGTGGCGGCCTGCTGCAAAGAAACTTGAGATGCACCTCGCCTCTTTTCCGGCCCTTCCATCTTAGGGGGCATCATAGATTGAACGATTGGATTTTTCTCTAGTAAATACTCTCTTTCATGGTGAGCCCAAGAAATCCATAGTAAATTTGGGTAGGTATATCTTACTTCGTAGCCTTGAGCTCTTAGCTGAAAGACTACGTAGACAATACAGTCTTTCAAATCTAAAGATGGTAATCCTAAGACAAATGGTGGTACATTATAATATACAAAGGTGGGTTGATTGGGGGCGGTTGCACAATGAGCAACTTTCTGTAATGCTTGTTCTAGTATCTGATTATATGCTAACTGCCGGGCCTTATCTTGTTTTAGTCTTACATCAAACAATGTAGACGCAGGCAGTTGAGGAACTCCTGACATTTCTATAGATGCGTTACTCTTTACACTATAGAATTCTCCGCTCCAGTAATGAGAATACTTCTTACAGGTTGTACAGGATTTGTAGGTAAATTCGTTTTACGAGAACTTTTATTAAGAGTTGAAAAAAATGACATACTTATTTGTTTATTACGTGGAAAGAAAGGTCAGACAGTTCAGGAAAGATGGACGCAAATTCAAGAGGATTCTTTATTCACCGGCATAGATTTCAAGAATACTGAAGTAGTGGAAGGAGATTTAAATGGATTAGACAATTTATCATGGGCTAACAAAGAAGAACCAGATATCTTAATACATTCGGCTGCAAATGTAAAGACGCTTGACCCATATCCTGACCTTTATAGAGACAATGTTCTAGGTGTTCAGAAAATATGCGAGATGTGCATAAAATGGTCAATAAAGAGATTGCATTTAGTTTCCACATGCTACGTGCATCATAGAGGAACGGTTGGAAAAGCAGAGGCTCTTTCCAGTGAGCTACCGAGATCTCTATTTACTACAGATTACACATACACCAAATATCTGGGCGAATGTGCTGCAAAAAAATACTCAGACAAACTTCAGATTAATATTTTACGTCTAAGTTGTGTGGGTGCCCCATCAGATTGGCTAGATGCACATCCAACACCTGGAGCCATGGCGCATCTTGGAATTGTTTCCCTAGTTTTACGAGGAAAAATAGAAATGTTGAGAATTCCTTCTAGCATGACACTAAGCACAATCCCTGTAAATATAGTGGCAAGAGTTATTGTAGACGATGTTCTAAGTAAGATTCCCACAAGGATGGAATTGGTTGTAAAACAAATTTGTGCAGATCCTACATCCCAGTGGAATATTAGTATTCCTCAATTGTGTTCAACGGTGCATCGTCTATCTCCAGATGCCTCGAATGTACAGTTTCTAAACTTGGATGAGTCTGGATTTAAGAATGCAATGCAGAAACACTGGGGTTATAGAGGATATACACCTTGGGGATACAAGGAGTTCAGATTTCACGAGGAAGTAAATGATTTTTTAACTAAATTCGCAGATGGCCAGCGGTTTGAAAGTTCGGTTCCCTCAGAGTATTTCCCTAAAATAGCAGATGATCTAATATATGAACAATCCTGTCTATATGTTGCAAGAGGTATACATCAGCATAAGCTAGAAAAGGGTGTGATAAAGTCTAATTTAGATCGTTTTTGGGGTAATATGCCTGAACATTACATCCAGGGTCAACTTATGTTCAAAGAGCCCTTGGTTTTTCAATCAAAAGAGGAGGCAGTAAGACGTATGCATGATTGCCTTGGAGCATATAGGCCTTTTTTTGCAGATCCATATGGTAAAACTCTAATTCACTCAGGTTCTCTTGGACCAAATATAGGATGGACAAATGAGGAAGCAATTTCAGTAAGTCGTTCAGGGCAAATAGAATTGTTAGGAGACTATACCGCTGTAAAGGGATTTAAGATGATTGGGCACCATGGGATTGGTGATGGTATTGCCTTTCTAGGACTTTTACCCAGAGTAGATTCGATGCATCTTCCAGAACCTATGCATACCTTGCCACAAAGCAGTATTAAATCTAGAACTCTTGATTTTAATCAGGAAATACAATGCCTTGTCTATTATCTTGCAGCACTGATTGTAGTTTTAGTGGAAAAGAAAGAAGATAGATCAAATACAAAAAAGACAATGGAGATGTCTAAGAATACTATGCAAAAGGTAGAAGGGAAGTCATTTACAAATAGTTTAATCGAAAAGACATATCCAATTATAAGATCAACTTTGAATAAAGAAACAATTTTGTATTGTATTCCAGCGGCTATAGCGGGACCAAAAGAAAGAGGCCTCAAGCTCCCACAGAATTCTTTTGTTCCTATTTTATTACCATGGTCTACAAAAGGAGGAAAAATACAAGAAATGTGCTTAAATTCAAAGGCAGTGAAGTTAATGGGATGGATTGTTTGTCAAATAATATCCTATACAGAAAGCAAATGGTTGCTGGATCTCTTTATGGATAAGGTAGATGTCGTCTTATCTTCATTAATGGTATCAGATAGACCCCTCAAAAATGTGGAGTCATTTCATATTCTATCACCTGTATCGAATAACATACCCTTTACAGTGAATGCAATGACAATCGGAACTGAGACATTTTTAACAGTAGCTTCAGCCCATGAAAAGCTAGAGGCAGCAGATTTAATGAGAGAAGTAGTATCTAAATAGAATTTAATATTCCATGGTAAATGATACCACCTAGACATCTTGTTCTAAGTGGAGGTGGCATCAAAGTAATTTCTATTGTAGGAGCCCTTAGGAGCCTAGAAGAGAAAGGATACATGAAACAAGTGAAAGTTGTATCAGGAGTGAGTGCAGGTGCCTGGCTTGCTTTTATGATATCGTGTGGGTTAGGTATGAAGATGATAGAGAAACTTGTTGTAGACTTAGAATTCGGAGTAGTTCGTAATATATCACCAGATGCATTCATAGGATTTCCTGAAACATTTGGTCTAGATAATGGAGATAATCTGAAGAAATTCTTAGAATCCATTATGCGAATTGTTATAAAGATGGATCCTGCAATAACATTTGAAGGACATTCGAAGAATAAGATACAATTCAAGTGCTGGGCAACTGATTTGAATAATCGGAAAATAAGAGAATTTTCAGTTGAAAATACACCTTCTGTAAAAATAATAGATGCCCTTCATGCATCTATGGCGATCCCCTTGTATTTCACACCCGTCCCAGATCCTGAAACGGGTCATCTGCTGAGTGATGGTGGAATTCAAGGGTCTCTGCCGATCCATCATCTTACGGATGAAGAATGTGCAGAGTGTCTTGCTATAGGCTTTAGTAGAGATAAGTCATTTCCAGAGGATGGAGAGGTTCCAGAGGATTTGGTGGGGTTTATGGGGTCTATTTTGGATTGCTTAATACATTCTAGGAACGAGAGTGTAATAAGAAAATGGAGTCATAAGATTATGCGTATACCCGTAGATACGATCCAATCATGGAATTTTGAGATTAGCCGGGAAGGACGCTTAAATTTAGTTGAACAAGGTAGGAATTCAATGGTTAAATGGTTAAATTCACCAAGTCATAGATCCAGACAAATAAATAGACGTCTGTCTTTATGAAGCATTTTGGGTGATAAATTGTCCAATCGCGGGAACAGAGCGCTCGCCCTTGTATTCGATGTATTCACCATTTGTGGTGCTTAAGATAAATGTAGGGAACCCTTTTACATTGCGGGCCTGGATTTCAGGGGCAGCATTAGGGTCACCCTGCTCCAACATGCGAATCTTAGTCTTCTTTCCGTTCGTGGTGACCTGACCTGCAGCTGCAAACTTCTTGTATTCAGGTAAAATAGTCTCGCAGTGGGGGCAGCCATTCATGTAGTAAAGAGTAAAGATATTGGTCTTCTCTCCTAGGTCAGCGAAAGCATCTTGTTTGAGATTATTGCCGGCAACCACGACGTAAAGGTATCCCATAATTACTACAACAAGTCCAACGATAAGGAGGACACGCATATTGGGTAATTGCATCTCTATGTTATATACAGAGAAAACCTAAACGATAACGAGCGTTCTATTATAGAATGTCTTGGGTTGCGGATGTTAGAGGAGATGTATTGTATATGGTGCAAAAAAGACCTCTTGACCCCCGTTGGTCTCAACAGGATTTACACGTTTTATTGGGCTGGTGCGCATCTGCTCAGGCCCTAGGGTGGACTGAGGAAAGAGCATTTATTACAGCTGAAGCGATTGTAATGAAGAAAAAACACCATGATTTAAGTTGGGCTCAAGAGAATTTAGTGAAAGACATGGAATTACTGCTTGTCTCGGGGGAAAAGCATGAGGCCGAGCAGGAAAACAAAGAAAATTCCTGTGTGGAAGAATAATCCAGCTGGTGTAGGACATCCTCCATGTGCCATAGTTAAAATAGAACCAAATAACATCTGTGTGAGCTTAAATGTCTCAGGGTTTGCTATTAAGAAGAATACAAGTGAAGAATAGAATGCATATTTAGCTTTCAGACCAAGTTCAATCATCTGATTCTAATAGGGAAAATTATTTAGCAAGTAATCTTAATATATCTGCGCGAATAAAGATGGGAATTAAATGATCATCGACATCGGGCAAAGCCTTTTCATACAAGGAATTAATATGAGATTCGTCATTATGGAATAATTCTTCTGCATCTTCTGGCCTCATGAGACCAATGCTAGCGCGAGCCTCTTCCAAAATCTCTTGGTCTCCAAATTGATCCATGTATAATTGAAAAGGTGTCTGAAGTTCCTCAACAGGAGAAGGATCTGGCTTAGGTAGCATTTGCTGATACTCTGGTTCAATATTCTTATAATGCTTGTGTTTTTCTTCCCAGAGTTTCTGTAGGGTCATTATATAAGGGACATCATCTATGGTATCATTGATGTTTTGAATTGCACCACCTTTTGTAATAGGCGTAGATGGCGGAGTAGATCCTCCAGGTATCAATGCGGCTCTAACGTAGTTTGCAATCTTTTCAGAAGAAGTGCCTTCTGTAATGGGTATTTCCCTTCCTAAATGATTTATATAGGAGTGAATACTCTTTGCTGCAATAATAACAGGTGGGGCAACAAAAATCTTGGGTTTATTATCTTTATCCTTTTGAATAGTGGATTCTGTGTGATTGAAATCAATCTGAATTAACGGGTCTCCTTTTTGAAATCCTAATTCTTCATATGGTATTTGTGCATCTCTTGCTGCATTAGCAAGTAATTCAGGGCACGGTAATGTCCTTACGCGAATAGGAGTTATATTCCATTTATTACCTTGTGCTTCAATGGCATTTTTCCCTTGTTTCAATGTATAAATATAGTTATTAGCATCTTGATCATGTGCATTTTCCATATACATCTTACCAAGGCCATCCGCGTGTTCTATAAAAATATCATTTGTCTTTTTAATAAGAAATGTCATAGACCGAGTTGAACCATCTATTACAGTTGAAATATCACCTAGGATAAAGGGAGCAAACCCCATCCATTGATAATCAACAATCTGTTTATTATTTTCATCTAATACAACCTTGTTGTCCATAATAGGCTGCTTTGTCCTTGGATCCAGTTTTTCTGTTGGAACCTTTTTAGTCTTGTATTTTGCATTAATATCACCTTTTAATAACCCACCAAATTGGATAGCTGATGTAATTGTAATCTTCTTAGAATAATCTGGTCTAACGCACTTTTGTTCCACATCATCCCATTCAAGACCTGGAGGGCACTCGCATTTACCTGTTTGTGGATTACGAGTTTGCCCTGGTGGACAAGGAATAGGAGGGGGTGGTGGAGGTGTAGATCCTGGTGGAGGTGTAGCACCAGTATCACCCTTGGCACCAGTATCGCCCTTGGCACCAGTATCACCCTTAGGACCAGTATCACCCTTAGGGCCAGTATCACCCTTAGGGCCAGTATCACCCTTAGGGCCAGTATCACCAGTATCGCCCTTTTGCCCTGTTGCACCGTCACGTCCATTCTTCCCATCAATGCCATTTACACCATCCTTTCCAGGGAGGCCATTTACACCATCCTTTCCAGGGAGACCATTTACACCATCATGCCCTGCAGATCCAGGAGGTCCTGGTGCACCATCATGCCCTGGTGCACCATCATGCCCTGGTGCACCATCATGCCCTGGTGCACCATCATGCCCTGGTGCACCATCCTTTCCAGGGAGGCCATTTACACCATCACGCCCTGGTGCACCATCGTGTCCTGCTGACCCAGGAGTTCCTGGTGCACCATCATGTCCTGGAACACCATCATGTCCTGGGGGGCCTGGAGGTCCTGGAGCACCATCTTGCCCAGGGAGGCCATCATGCCCTGGAGCACCATCTTGCCCTGGAGCACCATCTTGCCCAGGGAGGCCATCTTGCCCAGGGAGGCCATCTTGCCCAGGAGGACCTGGGGGGCCAGGGGGACCAGAACCAGAACCAGGAGGACCTGGGGGGCCTGGTTCACCAGGCAACCCTTGTTGGCCAGGTGATCCTGGTTGGCCAGGTAAACCATCGCAGCCATCTTCACCATCACACCCATCTTCACCATCACGTCCATCACGTCCATCGCGTCCATCACGTCCAGGAGGCCCTGGGGGCCCTGGAGTTCCTTGGATTATTATTGGAACTTGTGCACCAAATGGCATCTGTTGAGAAAATTGAAGGTGGCTTGAACTAGATATGGAAGGTTGACCAGGTCCTCCAGAACCAGGTGCAGGGGGCGCTGCACCATCATGGCCAGCTTGACCAGGTGGGCCTGGTGGACCTGGTGGGCCATTTACACCATCATGTCCTGGGGGGCCTGGGGGGCCAGGTTCACCAGATCCAGGAGGGCCTGGTGTTCCAGGAGGGCCTGGTGTTCCAGGAGGGCCTGGTGTTCCAGGAGGACCTGCTGTTCCAGGAGGGCCTGGAAGACCATCGGTTCCAGGTGGCCCAGGATCACCTGGTGTCCCAGGAGGACCTGGAAGACCATCGGATCCAGCTGGTCCAGGGGGCCCTGGAAGACTAGGTCCAGGAGGACCAGGAGGACCAGGAGGGCCAGGAAGACCAGATCCAGACCCAGGAGGGCCTGGAGGACCAGGGGGTCCAGGGGGTCCAGGAAGACCAGAACCAGACCCAGGAGGACCTGGTGTTCCAGGAGGACCTGGTGTTCCAGGAGGACCTGGTGTTCCAGGGGGGCCTGGGGGGCCAGGTATAGTAGAAGCAGGACCAGCAGGGCCTGGAGGACCAGCAGGGCCTGGAGGACCAGGTGGGCCTGGGATACCAGAACCAGAACCAGGTGCACCATCAACACCAGCCTGTCCAGGGGGGCAAATTGCAGGTATCATATAAAAATCACCAGCCGCTTTAATCTGAGGAAAATCCTTTAGAATTTCATCAACACCTACACTACCATCCTTACTCTGATACATTGAATAAAATACCTTGGGAACTGACAAGAAGCAATTCGTTTTCAAGTCTAGAGTGTTGGTAACAGTTTTGTCAAGTTTTGCATCTGTATCTGTAGAACTATCAGCAGTGCCTGTAGAACTATCAATCGTTGTAAGAGTATTCTGTTCCTTTACACAATCAATAGGGAGCTTCTTTTGCTCAACTCGTTTTGCTGCTAGATTTAATTGTGAAATATATGATTCAATGCGTGCTAATTGCATTGATTCTGCACTTTTAACTTCTGTAGAAGGAACCTTTTTTAATTCATTTTCCATAAATACCTTATAGTGTGAAAATGCTCCGATTAAGATATCAATATCAGGTTGTTTACAAGGAGTTCTGAACTTATTCTGAACTGGTTCGGAAATAGTCACTCTATCTAGTGCATTACCACTTAGAACCTTCCAATACGCTAACATCATATCTTCAACCTTTTTATCTTTTTTCTTAGGATCCCCATTAAACCTCGCGTTAAATTCACCAAGTCCACTAATACCTGGAGAACCTCTTAGAATACTTGTTTCGTTTGATGATAAATCAAAAAATGACGAATCTCCAATTTTTTCAGAACCAAATCCAAAGCGCACTATTTTACTTGTTCGCTTTACGTTAGCCGTTTGAGTGGGAGTTGCTAGTGTAGTTGCTACTGCAGTTGCTACAGAGGCTGCAGTTGCTACAGGGGCTGCAGTTGCTACAGTGGATGTGGTTCCTGCAGGAGGTGTGGTTCCTGCAGAAGGTGTAGTTGTAGAAGTAGTAGTGGTTGTAGAGCCAGGCGCTGTAGTAGAGCCAGGAGCACTAGTTGTAGAGACAAGGGCAGTAGTAGAGCCAGGAGCACTAGTTGTAGAGACAGGGGCAGTAGTAGAGCCAGGAGCACTAGTTGTAGAGCCAGGCGCTGTAGTAGAGCCAGGAGCACTAGTAGGAGGTGCAGAGGCAGTAGTAGAGCCAGGAGCACTAGTAGGAGCTGCAGAGGCAGTAGTAGAGCCAGGAGCACTAATAGGAGGTGCAGAGGCAGTAGTAGAGCCAGGAGCACTAGTAGGAGGTGCAGGAACACTAGTTGTAGACGCAGGAGCACTAATAGGAGGTGCAGAGGCAGTAGTTGTAGACGCAGGAGCACTACTTGTAGAATCAGGAACACTAGTAGGAGATGCAGGGATACTAGATGTAGTAGATCCATGTGCAGCAGGTATAGGAGAAGTAGCAGATGAACTAGCTAATGCAGAAGGGCTTGAAGCAGGAATGCCAAAGGATTGGTTTGTGGGCAATGCAGTAGGCATAGTTGTATTTTTGTAAACATCACCATCCATAGCCAAACCATAGGGTGAATCGAGAGGCGTCATATCAGCCGCATCTGCGCCAGAAAATTTCACTACTGGTCCATGAGTTGTAAGTGATAATATTTGAACTGCTGTAATGTGGTCTAATTTCCATCTCGAAGCAGCTAATTCAGTTTGCGTCATTAAAGATGGATTTTTTCCATCTTTCATTGAATCATAAGGTTCATTCGTTGTCTTATCACGATATACACGACCCTCAACAAAGAAAAGATTATTTGAAGAATTCTTGAGAAATTGGGGTGGATATTCTGAAGAAACAGGTATCTCAAGTTGTTTATCTATCAAGGCAATATTTGCAAAATCGAGCTTATCTATTATGATATCTCCACCAAGCTGAGAAATTTGTGTGCAGATTAATCGATTGCAACCAGCATCTGGACCATTGTCATTTTTAACTTCCTTAATAAAAAACGTATCACCCTTATAAGAAATAAATTGATAATTCTTATATTCACAATCTGTAACAGATTTTACATCGGTAGTTAAGTCAGGTTTCCCAATAAACTTTCCTGTAAATTTAATTTCTATAACATCTTCGATACGTGTATGATGGAGTTTCTTCAGTTCAGATAAGGATAAAATGAGACCGTGAGGTTTTTCCGAATGTTTAGCATATTCATCATCTCCAGAATTAATATACTTGTATTTTCCACCTTTTAACTTTCTATATGCAACCCAATGCCCTGCTCCAAAATTTACAATATAGCCAATAACACCTTTATCTTTTGTTTCTACATTCTTCCAATCACGAGCTTTAACACCTTCTGCAACAGTTGGTATGCCCGCCTTGTATCCCAAAATACCCAGAGCAGTCTCTAAGACACGATTATCATAATTTTCATTTTCAGGGCATCCTAGTGGTTCTAGTGTAGTGCCTGAACCAGGTTGATTGTATTGCTGATCCCTTGATAAATACCTACAGATTGATTGTAAGCTAATAGGTATCTGAATTCCAAGCTGTTTAAAGCTTTCATCATTTAATTCTGATCCATCATCTTTAATGAAAATTTTTTTACCAAATAAATTATTCAAGGCGTGGCGACCACAGCCTGAGGAGTATTGAGGTTCCCAGTATTCTCCTATTTCCAAAAGTTTGCGTGTTTCATCTCCTCCAAGTTGCAACCGTTTACGTCTAGGACTAATGGTTCGTTTGCGACCTCTTGTATTATTTTTTGACCTAGAAGACGGGGCCATCTATCTAAACCCCTGGTACATTTATAGTATAGATGGCAGACACCGCACTAATCGCGAAAACTTTCAATCCATGGAACCTTAAGAATAAAGACATATCGATACAAGATGTTGAAAGCATCATGCATCGTTATGGGTGTCCTGGATTCAAAGTAAGGGAATACAAGTGGTTTGCACAAGCATGCGTTCACAAGTCATACGTTGACAGGCCTGAAGTATGGGCTGAACAGTCGGGGGAGCAAATGGTTGTTGCAGAGAGACCTGAAGGATGCTTAGCTCTAAAGTCAAAAGACAATGAGGAACTTGAATTTGCAGGTGATTCTGTTTTATCGGCGATTGTCGGGAAGTATCTAAAAATGCGTTATCCAGGGGAAGGTGAGGGATTCCTAACGAGTTTAAGAACCCAAATCGTAAACAATAATATGCTTGGGGAGCTCGCAAAGAAAATGGGATTTGCGCCCCACCTCATTTTGAGTAGACATGTCGAGGAAGTCTGCGATGGTCGTAATAACTTGCGCATTTTAGGTTCCATGTTGGAAGCATGGATTGATGCTATCATGGAACATGAGGGAAATGAGGGAGTTGCATATGATGTAGCCCGCAAGTTCTTTATTTCCATTATGGAAAAGCACATTAACTTTTCCAAGCTTATCGCGGAAGACACTAATTTTAAAGATCAATTGCTCAGATACTTTCAATCTCAATTTCATCAACCCCCTCGTTATAAAGAAGTAAAAGTGGATGGTCCACCTCATGACCGTGTGTTTACAATGGGTGTCCTAGATCCAAACGGAAATGTAGTGGCAACAAGTAAAGCCAGAAATAAGAAAGTTGCGGAACAAGAGGCTAGTCGGCTTGCGTTAGAGATATACATGAAGAAAACATCGGAGCCAAATTAGATGGCGTCCGTGGCACCTCCTAAATTTAAGGCGTTTACAAAGACCAAGGTAGTCCTTGCTCTTGAACCAACACCACCCACCGTTGGCGTATTAACTGATTTATCACAGACACCCTTTCGTAATCCTGAGGGACAGGGGCCTGAATCTGAATTAAAAGGTCCTGGTGTCGAAAGCGAAGGCCCTGAAATGTTTGCAAAGAAGAAAGGTAGGAAAGGTGAAACTAAATCAAGAAGAGAAGCAATTCTGCCACCCGGAATTTTAGCCATGACTGTGAAAAAGGGGCCTGCAGTGAAAGATAGGGCCCCCGGTCAAGGTAAAGCAGTCTACTCACGCATGGACGTTATGTCAAGAGATTTACAGGCATCTGAAGTTGGCAAATTGTCTCAGACGCTGCAAAACATGGCAAAGGGACTTCTCGATATTGAGACAACCAATCCCTATCAAGTGGAACCTGTGGAAAGCTTTGTGCCCATGTCTCGTCGTGGTTTCGGATCCTTCTTGGTTGACCAATACGGTCCTATTTTCCCAAAGGGTCTTCAACGCGAATTGAATGTCGCAACCTGCAAAGGGGCAGAGGGTGTAAAAGAAGTTAAAATCTACCATTACCAGGCATTCATTCGCGAGTATTTGCGTTTCGAAACACCCTATCGAGGCCTTTTAGTCTATCACGGCCTAGGAAGTGGTAAGACATGTTCTGCAATTGCAGCTGCTGAGGCTTTATTTGGAACACGTGGTCTCAAAATAGTCGTAATGACCCCTTTCAGTTTACGTGACAACTTCATTAGTGAGATTAATTTTTGCGGGTTCAAGCATTTCCGTCTACAAAATCACTGGACATCCTTGTCCTTGAAGCCTGGGTCAAATCCTGAACCTGCGATGGTGAAGATGTTTGCTCAGTCAGTCTATGGTATTCCCGATTCATTCTTTGCTAAAAGAGCAAAGGGTCGCCCTCAGTTAGAGAAAATCTGGATCCCAGATTTTGAAGCAAATCCTAATTTTGATTCCTTATCACCCCAAGATAAGGATGAAATTAAGACCCAGTTGAAGGTAACCATTGAGAATCGTATTCGTTTCATTAACTACAATGGTATTACAGCCCGCGAACTCAAGACAATGGTCTGCTCAACCCCTGAAATCTTCGATGATGCAGTAATTGTAGTAGACGAAATCCACAATCTAACACGCTTAATGCAAGGTTCTCTAGAACCATATTTCAGTAATCCTCCTGGTCGCAGACGCACCTTGCCCTTGGAAGTCTTAACGCCCGATAGAAAGAAGTTGCCTCTATGCGGTATGACTAAGAATTACATGCGTGGATATATGTTTTATAGGCTATTTATGGATGCCAAGAATTGCAAAATCATTGGTCTTTCTGGAACTCCTCTAATTAACTTTCCTGAGGAACTTGGTATTTTATCTAATATCCTACATGGTGCAATTCACAAAATAGATTTTACAGTTACCATGGAAGGAATGCGCGATATCCGTCCATTAATTGAAGACTTGGTTTCCAAAAATGAAAATCTAGATACAGTTCATTTTACTGTATCTGAGGGAAGCATGGATGTATGTGTGACACGTTTACCTGAGCAGTTTACCAAGGTATTTGCAGAAGATGGTGATGTAATCGGCATTGAACGCAGGGCACCAGGAAAGCCTTCACCAAGTCTGGAGCAAATCTGGCTAGACCTCGAGGCAAACATGAAACTAATAAAGATTAGTATTCGAGGAAAAGGTCAAATGAAAGCCCAGGAACTCTTACCATGTTGGGATACTCCTTTCCGTGGCGCATTCCTACAAGAGGACGGTATAACATTAAAAAATGTAACGGTCTTACAAAAACGTATCCGTGGGTTAGTCTCTTATTACAGAGGTATCCAGGGGGATGTAATGCCTAAGATAGTAAAAGATGAAATTGTTGGAATTCCTCTAACTGGCTACTCGCTGAAAATATATAACAAGCTAAGAAACCAAGAAATTCAGGTTGAAATGAAGAAACCCAAGCAGACTGGTTCAGCTGGAGATGCAGTCTGGGCGGAAATTAATGAAGTCGCAACGATGAAGTCTGCATCCAACTACCGTATGAGTTCTCGCCAGGCCTGTAATTTTGCCTTTCCTGAGGGTATTACAAGACCCAGACCTGGTAATTTAGAAGAGTTAGACGCTGAGACGGGTAATGACCGTGATGCCATTATTGAGGCTGATGTAGAAGATGCTGTAGCAGGGAAGGATGATAACGTAGAAGTTGAAGATGATGCTGAGGCAGTTCAAGAGGCTAAGGCTGAAGTTGGACCTGTTTCAGCGATTCCAGCGCCCATTCGAGGAACCAAGGAAGCCAAGGCTGCCTACCAGGCTGCCTTGAAGGCAGTGAAGGACAAGCTACGAACCATGGGTCCCACTCATTTACAGCTAGATGGACCTGCAGATAAGAATTTGGCAAAATACTCTCCTAAATATGCCATGATGTTGAAAAACATCAATGATTTACCTGGAAGCAGCTTAGTCTATTCTACATTCTTAGAAATGGAAGGCATCGGTATCTTTGGCATTTGCATGGAAGCCAATGGATATGTCCCTATTCAAATTATACCTGGCCCCGATGGAAAACTAAAATTCAGTGATCGCACGATTACATCTTTGGCAAAAGGACCCAAGGTTCCTGAGAAGCGTTATATAGAATTCACAGGTGTTGGTTCTAAGGAGCAGCGTGGTGCCGCTGTCGACGTCTTCAACGCTCGCCTAGACAAGCTAACTCCTGCTTTACAGAAAGTCTTACAAGATGCAGGGTGGAAGGATAATTTTGATGGCGGTCTATGCCGTGCGTTCTGTATTACATCAGCTGGAGCAGAGGGTCTATCTTTGAAATGTGTGCGTGGTGTTCACGTTATGGAGCCCTACTGGAATTCAGTGAGAACCCAGCAGGTAAAGGGTCGTGCAGTTCGTATTTGTTCTCACATGGACTTGCCAAAGGATCAACAGAATGTGACCATTTACACGTATTGCGCTATAATTCCTGAGGAGGCTTTACTGGCACAAGCAGTAGACAAGACCCTGGAACACAGTGATACATACTCTGCAAGAGATGCAGCAGCTCTAGGTGTTCCTGTGCCAAAGCCTGCAGAAGCAGGTGTTGATGTGGTTCCTGGTGCCTTCTTCAAGGTTGATGCTAAGCCTGAAGAAGAAGTTGTAGCAGCTCCTGAAGATACCACTGGACCTATTCGTTTCTTTTCCAAGCTACCCAATAACTACCGTGGATTTTCTAATTTTGCACCTTCTCCCGTGGTTGTAAATGGAAAGCGATATCCCACTGTGGAACATTTCTTCCAAGCATCCAAATTCCCTTCCAATGTAGAATGGCAAGAGGCTATTCGTGTAAGTCCTACACCTGCAAAGGCAAAGCAACTTGGAACTGAGAAAGATGGTGAAAAGAGGCCTGATTGGGATACTCAAAAGGAAAGTATAATGCTTACTGGGTTAAGAGCCAAGTTCCAACAGAACAGTGGTCTTCTTGAACAATTGAAGAAAACTGAGCCAAGGCCCTTGATTGAGGCGTCTACAGATGCCTATTGGGGTGAAGGGCGCACTGGAAAGGGTAAGAATAGAATGGGTAAACTCTTGGAACAGGTTAGAACTGAATTAAAAGATTTCACCCCTACAGTAGTTGAATCTAAGGCGGTAGAAAAAGAAGAGTTCTTTGAAGGAGATGAAGAAGAACTTGCTGAGGCTTTACCTGAAGTTGAAACTGTATCTGCGAATCCAAATCCTGGAGCAGATATCTTAGGCGTCGATACAACTGACCAAGCTGAACAACAGAGTGGTGGTGCTTTAGAAGAAGACCGTTCTATTATCTTAACAAGTGACCAAAAGGTTCTTCTAATTAGTTTAAGAAAGGAGAAGGTTCTAAGTTCTTTACAAAGCGTAATGAAGTCTGTTGCAGTGGATTGTGAAATGAACTTGCCAGATAATTATGACGGCTCATACAAATGTGCTGCACTAGACGGCAACATCGGCGACTTTGCATACCACCCTGACTTACAGAAAGATATTCAGGAGACTGAGGCAAGATTTAAGAAGGCACCTATAGCGCAAGCAGTGCAAGGAGCAGAAATACCTGTAGCCCCTGTAGTAAAACCAAAGAAGGTAGAATATAGAAAGAAAGAGTATTACTATAAAGTTAAAAAAGATGTTGATGGAAAGGTTTTAGGATACCTCTTTTATAGTATAGATGACGCTGAACTAAAAATCCCAATTGGATTTGTCAAGCCCCATCCTGTTACTGGAATGCCAAAGGGTGATGTGCTGCCTGTGCCAGAAGGCTACTAACCTTTGCCTGAAGGCTACTGAACAGAAGGCTTATAATTCGTCCACCATTTAGGTCTATTTGCAATATAAGTGAAACGTCTTCTAGTATTAGAAGGGAACCTGGAGTGAAAGTCGCCACTTTGTCCCTTGTATAGTTCAATCTTCTCTTTTGCCTCCTCCTCTGTAAAAGCTATACCTACTATAAGAGACCCAGCTAACTTATACGGTTCATCAATTTCCCAGGAATTGTAAATAAGAAACTTTGCATTTGGATAATCCATACCCTAAATGCAATGGTTCGAGCCTTCAATTTTTTAATATTAGATGGAAGGTAGGTAGCCCCAGTCGGCCCTAGCTTCTCTATAAAGCTTATCTGCATCTATATTATAATCAAACATATGTAGCCAAAAGAAATCAAATGCCATGTTTTCCGATTGTATTCTTAAATAAAGTGGTTCACCTTCTAAGAGACCAGGTAAAACAAGTGGTCTCGACTGTCTCAAAATCTTTTTATTTTCTAAATTGCGTTGTAAATCAATGACACCAGCGGCTCCAACTTGTATACCATGTATAGAATTTGGATCCATTTCGTTTTTTCTTAAAACTCTGAAGACTATAAGTGTTGGGACACTAAGTTGTATGATAGGGCCATCTTGTGTAACAAGTTTGCCATCTAAGGAGCCAACATTTAAGATAATTTCTTTATCTGAAATGGGCCTTGCAAACAAGGTACATCCAGTCTTTCCAGATAGAGTAAATGGTAATGCAATCTGTCCTTGCTTAGGACATGATCTTACGGTGATCAACATAGTCATGGCAATGAAAGAACTATATCTTATAGAAAACTTAGACTTTATAGCACATCTGCTAGAAGGAAAGCTCATGTAGTTCTTTCTAAGAGGAAATTGCTGTTGATCGACACTTTCACCTCTAAATTGCAAAGATGGCCCACCCCATCCATCTTGCTCCCATTTCATTTTGAATCCACCAAATCGTCTGTCGCACAATGGATAATCACACCCATAGATCTGAGGTGTCTTTTCAACTTCAAAAGAAATCATGGGTGCAAAGGCTTCCTGAGTTAATTGCAAGTTTCCTTGGGGTATTTCTTTGAATCCTGGTCCAAATTCAGGACATTCTGCTTCCAGCTTATAGTATGTCATACCTTGGCCATAATACAGATACCCAGCGAGCCTATTAATATCTGGTCTCATAGGAATTACATTCGATTCACTGGTAGTATTTCCTCCATTATGTAGTGAGGCTAATTCGGTGCTATTGGATTCCATTTTATTATTGTAGACACGGGTCATATGCGAATTGAAATATAAGGCAAATCCATTCAAAGAATTTACACGGAACTTTGCTTGAGACCATTTGTCTGTAATGAGACTGGTAAAGAAAATAAGAGACCCAGATTCTAAGGTATTTGTGTTCAAAGATGAGATCATGGAACGAATTCTTCTTCCAAGAAATGTAGTGGGCATTGTAATATCTGTATGATGAGTGAACCAAAATACTTCTACGCCATGCTGGGGTGCTAAGGGTTCTGCAGGTTGTCCTAGACCAACACCATAAAATCCCTTCATAGCTTCCTCTTTCGCTATAGGCCTTGTGTCCAAGGTACTTGTTATGATATTTTCTATTTCCTGTTTGACGTGTATCCATTTCTTTTTAGAATTCCATTTAATCAGATTGCTCTGGCTGGGATACAGGGAACCAGTTCGTTGACCACCTTGTCTGATGAATTCATTTTGAAGACATTCTAAGGGAAAGGGTCCAGGAGTGGAATCCAGTAATTCAGTACAGAAATCAAAGCGTTCCACTGGTCCCTTCAGATACATATCTCTCGGAGTTGTCTGTAATTTACCTAAACCAACGGGTCCAGATAATGCTACTTCGGCAGCTTGTTTCCTTTCAACAAATGCAGGTCTATCGAACCCTATTACAGCTCGTTGTCTGTATTCATGAATTTCAGGGATTTTAGAAGAATCTGGATATAAGGTGTCTTCTCGGGGTTTTATAACATTTACAAATGTCGTTTTCACTTGATCATACAAGCCTGAAAACATTACTGCCATATCTTAGATAAATTATTGAGAAGAATAAATCTGGTTGTTCCAAGGGCCTCCCATGGGTTCACAACATCCAATACGCCCAAATCTATTCCAGTCTGTATTATTACCAGCCCAGCATTCGCCGAAATACTGTCTACCAATTGTATTAAATCCTTGTGCCTTTGCGTTTGCAATACATTCTTCTGTTGAATTTGTGTTTGGTAATCTGGTCGTTAAAGTTCTATCAGGATTATCACCATAGCAGCCCTTATAGTTCCATCCAGATACAGTTGGAGGGGGGTTTCCATAAGGTGCGTTACATCCTGGGGGGTTCTTTGTATATGACTTGAGGCCGTTACCAATAAAAATTGGACGGCGCGCATGTGCATCTGCACTGTCAGACGTAAAACAAAAGGATCGCTGGCTATCAAATTCTCCAATATTGAAATATGTTTTACAGTCTTCTTCTGCACTACAAGTATTTCTACAAGCTTGTTCAGAATCACCATTAGGATTAATTATTCGAAGAAACTTTCCAGCAAGCGCATATTTATCGCTAGGCACATACAGTGAAATTTCACCTGGATTAGGAAAACTCAGTGCATAAGGAGGTTCTGGAGGAGTTCCCATATTCCAACCATTTCTTTCAGCCCATTTGTCGAGCATATCATCAGTTTCATCATCGACGCATCCAAAATATGAATAGCCTTCTGGAACTGGAAGAGGTCTCTGGCATGATAGCGTAACTCGTTTGTCCGCCCAGGCAATTTCAGGACCATAAGGCAAGGGATTGCGTCTGTTTTGCATTCGGATACCATAGAATTCCATCATACCCTCTTGCTGTGTCCGACGATTCTGAGACTTTGTCTTATCAGAAATAAGTTGAATATGCTGTTTCACTGCTCGCCAATTTGTCATCTTGTTAAAATTTGAAACACTCGATGTATTTGGATAAGCAGTGCCTGCTTTCTGACCACCCATTCTCAAGAAAACCTTTTGCAAACAGTCAAGAGTAAAGGGGGGTTTGGTGGTATCCTGGAGTTCTGCACAGAAATCATATTCTTCGATTGCACCACTTCTTAAGCATAAGTCGCGAGCAGCCGCTTGTACACCACCGTTTGCATCTGAAGCAGCCAAATCCTGGACTTTGCTAAAACTATTCAGAGCATCTGTAATTGTTATCTTACCTGTCTTAAGACCAGTGGGATCCATAGGTATAGAAGCTCTTTCTTGATATATTGTAAATGCCCTCTGCTGTGCGAGAACACTTGTATAATCGTTATCACTACCAGCCCTCAAGGCCTGGGATAAAGTTCCCTGGTCGCTACACCCTGCGGCTGAAACCTTTTGTATAAGACATGCACGAGGTAAAGCACCGTTTTGTAAAGGTACACATGCTTCTGCCGGAGACCTAACGTAATTGGGATCTGTAATTGGTTCCTGAACTTTACACTGCGCCGCTCTTAGAACTAAATTACTAGAACCACATGAAGTATTATCATTCCCTGGATACGCTAGTTCTCTTCCTGCTACTGGAATCGCTTTACCAGATGTATTACACCAGCCGCAACGTTGCTTATATATAGCAGAATCGATATCAGAACAAGATTGTATCTTATTACAAATTGCAGTATGGTATTTTTCTTGAGCTTTATTCAAATTCCACATCCATTGGCCTTTAGTTTCTGTCTTTAAAGCCCCCTCTTTTGTGCCATATGCTCCACGTCCATTATCAGGATTTGAATTATTATAAACCCACCCACATCTTAGACGACTTGAGGTATCTTCTGTGGACGCAAGGGATTTCAAATGGTCAAATTGATCACTGCTACCAACTGATTCACAATGAGCTTGTTTCTTAGTAAATTCGTCATTCTTTTCTGTACTTTTAGTAATAGGACTTGAAGACATTTTTCCTTTGACATTATATGTGCCAGTTAATGCAGGATAATCTATTTTTTTATCATTGTTTAAAGTACCGGATGGTAATGTCTTTGAAAAATATTTTAGTGTCTTATCAATAAGACTCATACTAATATTTCGAGGAGATAAAATTCAGGTAATTTAATGGCTGAATTTTGTCTTTTAGTCGTAAATCTTTAACACTGTGGGTTACGTCCTTCATTCCTGCCATGGATGTTATAGTGGTTTTGTAGAGCGGCATCATTAGTACCAGGGCCCATAGGTCTGTCAAATGCATTATATAAATCACCATATCTGTTTGAATAACAAAAGCCATTAAAATGACCCTTTGTTTGGGCTGCCTGGTTCGTTGAAGCATTTGTTTTTAAGATATTCACGAGTCCAGACCCAATATTCGGCTTCCAGTATATAAGATCAAGATTAGAATTAAACATGTGCATATTATAATGATTTAATCTATCCTGGCAACAGTCGTTGCGATTATATATAATTATAGCTGAAACAGTTGTAGGCTGGCGAAGTCCGATTTCCCAGTGGACAATTTTACCAGGTGGCTGATAAGTTGAGCAGGACATATCTGGCCAATTTCTAGGTGCGTGAACACCATCAGTTGCCTTAGAAGGTACTGTATTAGCCTGAAATACAGGAGACCCACCAGCAACTTGCCCTATAGAAACATTTCTACCCTTTGAATCAAAGACAACCACTTGAGATAGCTGTAAATGCTGCCCATTCCCACCACCTGCTATCTGAATCTTGGTAACTCCTTCAATACCAGGCATGTCTCCGTTCGTAACGAAGGCTGACTTCCACCCCCAAGCCCATGCGTTAGATCCTTCAGAAAAGGGTTCCATAGGAACCGCCCAACATGTTCCAGGATTTCTTGGAATCCATGAGTTTCCATCTAAGTAAGTGACTCCAATGTTTTGACCTGGATATCTAACCCTGGCAGCCGATATACATGCATCAAAAGTAGGCATATTAGGAAAATTCGTGTCTACTCTGTTTCCAGCTTGTAGAGGTATATGTGTACCAATATTGAATGACTGTGTATCAGGATTTCTTAAATCAAGCTTATGAACGGTTCTAGTATCAGGAATAGCTTTAACATCTACTAAATTCATGAAGTAAACACTATAGGCTCCATATGGGGTTGTTTGACGACCTTCTTGTTCATCTATCCAAACAATCATCGAATCACATATGGCTACCTGTCCTCTTGCACCACATACAGGAATCCACTTTCCTTTGTGCCAGGCATACAATGCATTCGTTGGATTACCAAGTGTTCCATGAGGTTGTAAGCCTGTTGCTACAATACGTTTGGCATCTGGAGAAACTGCCACGAATTTAGCCCAGCCTCCACTTCCAGGAGCTTCAGGTGGCCTGGGCATTAGTTGCCAATCTGTGCCAAGTTTTTCACCTCTAGCATGTTGGCGATATATTTGTTCAGCTGTTCCGTTATATCTAAACATATACCCCCCTTTGCTAACACCCCATAATTCATCAGGACCATAAGAAATCATAGATAAACCACCAGGAATATTCCAATTTGTTCCTCCTAAGCCTCCATCACCAAAGAATATATTATTAGAACCATTCTCTGGTGTAAGACTGAATGTCCAGCCGTCTTTTCCACCAGCAGACCATATTCTATTTCGGGTATTGGGGCCATTTAATTTCCATCCTCCAGCAACAGAAGGATTTCCACCCCACTGTCTATAAATATTATCATCTGTTCCAATACCAAGAAACCAGTCGGGGCGAATGGCAACTACCTGTTTGAGCCTACCATCAACAAATGCTTCCCAATTAGTAAAATTCATATTAGCACATTTATATACAATGTTTCCACTACCCACCCCAAATACAGTTCCATTTTCAGTAATTGATATACTAAGTAAACCACCTGGTTTGTGTTTCCAATTATTAGGCTTTTGCATTGTTTGAATCCAGTCTGGAAGAGCAGGAATAGGAGTAGAATTACCATTCAATTGTAAGCAGACATTCTCAAGTATGCAATTCGCGACATTATGCCATGGATTACATGCATATGCAATTACAGGACCACTATATCTATAATTAGGTTGTGTCATAGTGAATGTTTGGGAATCTACCTTCAAAGTCATATTACGACCCTTAGCTTCCAATGAAACACGGGATTTCTTACCGAAACTAAAATCACCTTTATTATGAAATCCAAGTGAAAACTCAGTTGAATCTCCAAAATACGCATGGAAGTTGAGTCCATTAGGCTCAAACCAGAATGCTGGTGTTCTAGAACCATATGAGTTCCAGTCTGGTCCACTTGTAATATGTAGAATAGATCCCCAGGGACCTGCAACTCCCCCCTTTGGTGTTATATCAAATTCTATTTTATAATCCTGTGTCATAGTAAACTTAGCAACGATTGCACCCTTAGACAAGGTGATATTTCTAGGAAGCTGGTTGTTTGTACACTGAAATGGATCAGGAGTATTTACATCAATTAATTCCTGTGTTCCACGATATTTTATATTACTGTCAGAAGATTGTGCTTTATTATTTATATCTTGCATGGCCGCTAATACCGCTTTCCAGTTAGGAAGTGAATTCCAGTATGACATGTTAGATGGAGACGGGTATTTGGAGCCATTTTTCTGACCACCTGATTTTATAAATGCTTTCTGTAGACAATTGATTAAATAAGGACCCACCGTGGAATCATTGACTTCTGTGCAGAAATCGAAATTCTCTATCTCGCCTTGATTCAGACAAAGATCTCTAGCAGCAAATGTAGTAACACTTTTGTCCTTAACTGACGCGTCTTTGGCAAGACGATCAAACTCATTTAATGCATCATTCATACTTAGTTTACCAGTCTTCAAACCATCTACATTCAAATTAGTAGATGACCTTTGCTGATATATATTGTAGGCCTTCTGAGAATATAAGGTATGCATGTAGTCATTATCGTGCCCTGCTGCTAGTGCGCGTGCTATAGCACCACGGTCTGAACATCCAGATGATCTCAATTTATCAAGCACACAAGAACGAGCTAATCTACCATCTGGCAATGGATCACATGGCTCAGGAGGAGTTTCTTCATCCTCGTCAGGTGGGGGGGCTGTCGGACACTTATCTGCACTTGTAGCTATTTCACTTGCAGGACATCCTCCTATCTTATTCCAGGGGTAGGCCACCTTTCCATTTTTAGATAGAGGAACCGCTTTTTCTAGTCGAATACACCATGCGCATCGACCTTTTAGACTTAATCTAGCAATATCACTACAGCTCTGTATATTCTTACACAAATCCACGTGCATATGCTCGGTTGCAAGTTTTAGGTCCCAATTCCAGACACCGGGCGGGTTATGAGAAACAGATCCCTGTTCAAAACCAAGGGCTGCCCCTCCAGCTGAAGGGTCTGTTTTGTTATAGAAATATCCACATCTTAGACGACTTTGTGGATTCTGGGTATCTCTTAACTGTGTAAGACGTTCAAGAGGATCGAGGCCACGATCATTTTTACAATCTGCCTCCATCGATTTAAGTAATTCCTTATTATTATCAGTCTGAAGCCACTCTTGTCTTAGAACGTCCTGATTACTTGCGATACGAGTATTACTTACTTCAGTCAAGGCAGGTATATTTAATTTTGGATCATTTTTGTGGACTATCTTTGCCTCGTTATTATAGATCATATTTGGCATGATATTTGCGAAATAATTCTGAATAGACCGAGTTCCCTTTGTATGTTCACTTGTAAAATTTTCTTTTGTTGCCAGGGGCTGTTTCATTTCATCCAATACCCTTGCAAACATACTAATGTCTAATCAGGATAAAAATTCAGGTATTATTTCTTATATCTGAATTTTTATATTCCAAAAATATGTTTAACGAGTTCTTACAACTTGAACTGGATTTGCGTTTAATCTAGAGCTAACAAAAACCTCACGGTAGCCACCACCAGGGTTAGGTGAATATAGTTTGATGACATATCCTGAAGCCATTCTATCTGCACAACAGTCTGAACGATTATAAACAACAACGGATGCTACATTCCTAGGCCCATCAAGTTGAACTTGCCACAAATCTTGCCCAGTCTCATTATTGTGACCATGGTATTCATTAGGATGCCCTCTTGGTGCCTCTCCACCATCATTTGCCTTTGTCTTATTCGCATCTCCGTAGGTTTCTGAATTTACTTGCTGGGGTCTACCCCGTGAAATATTATTCCCATATTCATCTAAGACAACTAACTGAGACAAGTTTAATACACGTGTCCCACCTTCAATTCTTACAAATGCTACATTTGGAATATGTGGCATTACACCCTCTGAAATTACTGCTTTAGTCTGTGCACCCCATCCACCGAAATGGTCAACACGTCTCACTATTAAATTATTTCCTTCAAATCTATAAACATAATCATCTGTATATCCTTGAGGTACATGTTTTATATTTCTAGCACTAGAAGGAAGACCTGCAGGTAATGGAACAATTTTCTCATTTGTATCACTATTACCAATATTTACCGTCCATGACTTTGAAAGCTGTAGACATAGGTTTTGAACAAAACAATTTGCAGGAGGATACCATGGATCACCGCCATATACCCTTACAGGTCCACTAAAGCGATATGAATCATGAGTATAATTATATACTTTACCATCAACCGTTACTTTGACCTGATTTCCTTTACATTCTAGTTCAAAATGTGATTTCTTACCAATAGCAAATGGCATACCAGAGGGCCTGGCTGCCCACCCCCCATCATTCGCAAAACCAACGTGTAGTGCAAATGTGTCGATAGTATTAGGGGCAAACCATATACCAGGGGTTCTTTGACTTGGTGCACAGCAATCGCCACCAGTTGTAAAATGAATAATAGATCCCCAATTACCAACGGTTCCTCTTGGTGTTATATCCATTGATAATTTGTAATCCTCTGTCATCATTAAATTATCTACTAGTATATTATTTGAAGTTGGAGTGAAAGACTGAGGTAATCCAGCAGAGTTATTACATGTAAATATAGCAGGAGGTCTTGGTGCAAATGGTATATTTCCATAACATTGGTTGAAATAGGGAGAAAGCTGGTCATCTGCTACCACCTGAGCATTCGCGGCCCTATGTAGGTCAGCCATTACTCGCTTGACCTTATCTACACCTCCCTGTCTTTGCCAGTATCGTATGATATCTCTCTTCTTATTGCCATTTGGATCAACGGGAGATAAGGTTCCAGTAGCTTGACAAGAACGTTCGACTTTCCCTTCCTTAAATAAACTAGTGGCTGAAGATGAATAATAGGTAGGACCAATTGGGTCATCCCTGCCCTGCCATGTTTTCTTAGAACTCTGGTTATTCCATAAATGAACAATACATTCTGCAGATAATGGCCCTGAACCCTTTTGGGGAGTATCGCATGGGGATGTAACCTCACGGCCTGTGCAAAATACACTGGCTGCAGACCAATCCTTCATGGTCTGCGTATTACCTTCTTCATCAACTCCTGTAGAAGTAATCAATGCCTTGTTATAAATAAAGTTTGCAATGTCTGTAAGAGTTAAGAAAGAGCCATCTGGGGAGGTCATTAGAGTGGCAGCCCTACTTGAATCACTAGGGTATCCAGTGCCACTTGTTGTGCAACTATTATCATCCCATATGCCTTGTAGACACTCCAAGGAAAATTTACCAGGACCAGACCCTTTTTTATAACAAGGATCTGATTCTAAAAATTCAGCGGCTGCCTGCGTTGTTATAAACGGAGCACCCTTACACAAGGTAGATTCCATCATTCTGGTATCAGTAAATGTGAATGGAATTATAGCTACAATAACAGCGGTATCTTTACCATATCCAGGTCCCATTTTTGATACAGTTGTTCCACCAACACTTGCCTTTCCATATGAACGCGGCTTTCTTCCAGTTTGTTCATCTACCAAAATAATTCTGCGTAAATCTGCACTAAATGTTCCTGAAACTGTATTTCCTGTTATTATACCTGCTATATAAGGGAGAGTTGTATCACTGTCTTCTGAAGTATCAGGAGGCGTTATTGATAATTTGACTCTAGTGCCCTCACTTCCACGGGGTCTGTAAGAATAGGGTGTTCTTAAATTTAATTTGATACCTTCTCTTCGATAACCTACTTCCTCAATCTTTAGAAAACCCTCACCTATTATACTAAGTGTACCTGAATCCGTAATTACACCTGGACTTTCCTTAGGGTCTACTATAGAATAACTGGTATCTGAGTAGCACTGAGAACAAGCTGGTAAATCATAACTGGAATTCTTTCTACATAATAACTGTCTCTGTAGCTTCAGACATTCTTTCTTTGTTGATACCATTTTCCCTGCCGGACAGAAGCCAACGGTAGGTATGTAATCTGGTAAAAACCCTGGAGGCGACTTCTCCCTGGGTAAGTCCCTGTCTTCTGATAAAAGAACAAGTCCTCCTGGTGTAGGAATACCGTCGCTATTCTTACCTAGATCAAGGCATAATCCACAAATTTTACTAAATTCGGGGTCGTCGAACATATCGCAATCCATTGTTATTACAGATTCACACTTATCTATGTATGCTGCTAATCCTACTTTTTTATCGTTCAATGGCGTGTCATTGGTATGTTGAAATGTGTTCAGTATTGTATTTGCAGTGGATCCTAACATTCCATCATTCTTCTTATTGCGAAGTGCGATTCCAACGCTATTAAATTTCTTGTTCTGTTGAAGTACAAAGTTTGCATGCGTGTCAAATCCCTCTTTTTTGAAAGTATTGTAAAATAAGAAAATAAGTAAAACTATTACTAATAAGAATAGAAACAATGCGTTGTCCTCTCGCATCCTTGCTATTATTTGTAAAGTTTAATGTTTCACTTATTTAACCTTTCTTCTTGCCTCTTCCTCTTTCTTTCTTGCCTCTTCCTCTTTCTTTCTTGCCTCCTCCTCTTTCCTCTTTTTCTCTTCCTCTTCACGTTTCCATCTTGCCAACATTGAATCCGAATATGATTTGCCATGGCATTTTGTCATAAACATTCCGTTCTTTTCCTTATCCTTTTCTTGCTCAATTGACTTCTTAGCTGCCATATTCATGGCATCACGAATATCCTCCTGTTCATTACTTATCGCCTTCCAATACTGAATGTTTGCCTGATTTCTTGAACCATCTGGGTTTATAGGAGATAAGGATGAATTGTTATCACACCAAGGGGTTAATTCATTTTCTTTCTTTTCAGCCCATACTGCTTTTGCATTGTTCCACAAGTAAACAATACAATCATCGTCTCTTGGACCAGGGGCTAAGAAATCACATGTTGACCTGATTGGTCTTCCTAAACAAAACATACTTTCAATATGCCAGTCTGCAATAGATAACATTTGACCTCTTGCATTATATCGTGTAATAGATGGAATTGCTCGGTTATAGATATAATTTGATATTTCATTCGTTGTTTTAAATTTACCAGAGGGGTCTGCCATTAGAAAGGAAGCTTTTACACTATCCGTAGGAAATCCCTTACCTTTCTCATTACAACTATTTGCATACCATAGCTCTTGTAGACATGCTTGACTGTATTTACCTGGAGCAGAATCTGGTTGATAACAAGGACTACTCTTTACTTGTTGTGCACTAGCACTTCGTGTTAGGAAAGGTCCGTTCTTACATAGATTAACTTCTTCCATTGTCATATCAATGAAAGAATAAGGTATTATAAAAAGTGCACTCATTGACTTTTTTCCAAATCCAGGGCCCATTCTTTTTACAGGAAACCTATTTACCTTAGTTGACCCTACCATACGCGGCTTTCTCCCTGTTAGCTCGTCGCTTATGGCAATCGCTAGTATATCAGTCTTAAAATCACCCTTGTAGACAAGACCTGTTATATAGCCAGCGAGAAATGGTGCTCCACTTCCATTATCTTCAAGATTTAGAATAACACGAACACCTTCTCTTCCAGTAATAGGTATCTTAACAGGTCTATTTGTAAGTTTTATATCTTTCTTAGTTTCACCACCCTGTTCAATAAAGGTCATATTACCTGAACCGATAATGTGGAGAAATCCTGAGTTATCCAATATACCTGGTTGCTGAGAATCATCTATTACATTAAATTCGGCACTTGTTGCACACTGTGAACAGTGGTCTACGTCAAACGAATTATTTTTCTTACACAATAGCTCTCTTTGTAGCCTCAAGCATTCTGCCTTTGTAGATACCATTTTCTTGACTGGGCAAAATCCAACCGTAGGTATATAATCTGGGATTGTATTTTTCTTAACATTCTTTCTTTGAACTTGCTTATCTGCATCGAGTAAAACAAGCCCCCCTTGCATAGCAGCACCCTTGCTATTCTTACCAAAGTCTAGACACATTCCACAATCTAGAGAAAATTCAGGGTTATCAAAGGCATTGCAATTAACATACTTTACCCCCTCACAAATATCTGTAAGTCTGAATAGATTCGCACGCTCTCCAAATAAAGGAGCTTGATCCTTTAGAAAAAATGTCTTAGCAATAGGGTTAGCAGATGTTCCGAAAATACCATCGCTTGATGAACTAATCAAATTCATACCAATATGTCCAAAGGTCTTAAGACGATCAACAACAAAGTCGGGATGCTTATTTTCATAATTCAAAAAGGGGTCGGATAATTTGAACAATGCAAGAATGGCAATTGTAATAAGAATTAATAATAGTAATGCGTAGATTCGCATTCTTACTATTAAATAGATTGAATTTTATCAATGCGTATTTAACACATTAGAGATTATCGGGTCTTACTAAACTAGTTGAATCGTATTCACGGGTAATAACTCTAAAAATAAGCTGGGTCTGTCTGCTAAAGTTAATGAGCTTTCCTTGAGTAATTTTTGTTGCACCAGATAAAATTTGAGTTGCTACTGTGGCATTCGTAGCAGCCCCTCCATAAGGACTTACTGCAGTTGATCCTGTAGTAGGATCCATGAATTTTCCTCTTACAATGATAAATCGTGCGTATCCTGCATTATTTGATCCATCCACTAGAACAGAGGTTGCAACTGTATTTCTTAGTCCAGATGTGACTTGATTTATTGTTAAGCCATCTGCAGGTAATTGCACATATGGATCTATTTTCTTAGACCATGCAATTCCAGCAATACTTAAGCCATCTGGATTGTGTAAATGTGTAATAAGATCCTGGATAGCAGGAGTAGGTTGAATGCAAGCTAAATTCTTAATACAAATCTTATCTCCTACAGAAAACTGATACCTATTAAACCATTTCTTACAATCTATCCAAATGTATTCGCCAACATTATCTGAATAAACAGTTCCTGATAAGTCCATTGCAGAATTAAAATATGGCCTGATTGAAGCATAATTACTTAAGAAAATACCACTAATATCTAGAGTATCTGAACTAGGATTAATCAAGTTGCCATTGGGTTGCTGAAGTCTGATTGACAACTTATTTAACGTAGAAAGAGGGGTAGGTGCAAAGATGCGTTGACATTTCATGTGCTTAGGAATTAAAGAAGTAAACCCAAGAGAATCTGTGTTATCTGTCCAATTTGAGTCATACTGAAGAATACCAAAGGCATTATCCATGGAAGAACTTGTTCCATATGTATTTGTATCTAATTCGCTAATGTTCAAGGTAATAAAAGGATAACTGTAAACGGATTTCAAGTATGTAGAATCATAGGATGTAATTACAGTTCCCATAAGACTGTTGTAATCACGTAGAATTGATAGATTGTATTGGGCTAGATTTGCAGCAGGAATAGGTGCAACTGAGACACCTGCGTTAATTGATGTAATTGCAACTGCTTGAGCATTAATAAGTGCTTGCTGAAAATCAGGAGAGCTGGATGAATTTAGTTTGCGAACAATCATATCTGTAGCCTCAATGGGGATAATGGCTTTGACAAATTCAATACGGACTATATTCTTAAAACGATTCGCAGCCTTTGCCTGCACATTTACACCCGTAGGAGAATTCGTAGAATTTAGATTTACTGAGAAGTTGAAACGTGTCTCATTGTTGTTAATATCGAGCTCCCAATTACGATCAGCACTGTAAATAGACAAATTATATTCAGTTTCCTTATAACTCTGTATATCTTCTTGCTTGATTAACATATCCTGTTGCAAGGTTCCTCTAGATGCAACGTTAGGGCCGGGGCGAGCAAGTGTAGGATTTCCATCACCACGACCTGGTAATTCTCTTTGATTCGCACCAGCTACAACCATGTCGAGAGGTTTATCAAACATGGCCCTGGGATCAGGTCTTTCCTGAGGAGGGTCTAAGTAAAGAGGTTGTTGAGAGGTTACTGTTCTCTTTGCAATTAGCTCTTCTGCCTGTATGGTTGTTTCCATATTACGACGCTTCTTAGCTTCCTCGAATAGGCTTAGAGCACTAATGCTTTCATCCTCCTTGATAATCATTGGTTGCACATAATCAGGAATAGCAGGTCGGGGAGCCTCGATACTTCTCTGGCGGTCGACCTGTATCTGGTCATATCGCTGGGAAGTCTCCTGGAATGCATTAGGTTGAGCCTGGGCAACTGCTTCCTGTCTTTGCAAGTAATCTGTAAAGTCTGATGCAGTTGCAGCCAATACCTCTTTGTTTAAAGTCTGAACAGGAAGAGATGCGTTTGATTGAAATACTTCACTCATATAATGTTCTAGGGCACGTTCAAGACGAGATGTTTGCTTTTCATTTAATTGTGCCCCGAGTCTTTGCTGGAAGTTATTTGATAACATTGAATAAAGCATAGTCTCATTTTGATCACTGAAAAAGACACGTCTAGTCTGTTGCACTCGTGGATCCATGTCGCTCTACTCATACCATGAGAAGAGGATAGATGGAAAATAACGTATATTTTAGTCTGTCTCGGAAAATAACCATTTTCTTAATGCTATCATTTCTGCGTCCTTAGGAGCACGCTTACAGAATTTCTTAAAGTCATCTCCTTCGAGCATTCTAATCAAAAAATATAAGGAATACATGCCACATTCAGTATCGCCATATTGAAACCTACGAGCATTAAATTGCAATTTCATCTGAGGATCTTGTAAGGTCATAGATCTCATGAATCTTGCAATCTGAGCAGGTGGCTTCATTCCATATGAATCGAAGTAATATGTCTTATGACCCGGAATGTCTGTGAAACTCGCAATCCAGTGGCTACCTCCTTTATTACTAGGGTCCAAGTTGTATACAAATCCTAAATGTGTCTTACCTCGCTTCAATAAATCTTTAAGATTCAATTTACAGATATCTTCATTTAAGCACTTGTGTTGAGAAGCAGCCTCCTTGTCATAGGGATCTGGAGCTGCAAAGTCAATTGGGTTCGCTCCATAGAATTTGAAATTAGGATATGTTTCTTCATATTGATTCATTACGTCCTGTATATTATTACTATCTAACCACTGGTCAGGGTCTGATACCCATTCATTTGGCATCTTAGGTCTGTAATAACGCCTCAAGAGGTATTTTTTCTTAGCCTGGTCAATTGGTGCCTTTTCAATTAGACAACGTTCTGTCTTACATTTAGCCCTCCTGGTTAACCATTGTCTCAAGGGTTTATTCTTAAGAGTAGACGGTGCACCGTATACACGAGATAATTCATTCAGTCGTTCATCAGACAGACATTCGTTATACTTTCCCTTAAGTCGTGGATGACATACCTTTGGTCCCGGTTCTAGAACACGTTTCTTTCTTGTCTTATCAAGTGGCATCAAGCCTCTACTTTAGAAGGGAAAACTTACCTTGCATGTAGATAGAATGAAAGATACGTGCTCTCCCAATCAAAATAAGAGATTGCAGTCATACAGAATTTATTCAATTGTGATACCAACAATATTAGCAGTTCTTATATTGGAAGGTGTTTATATAATTTCAAGTATACCTGGAAATCTCGGTTCTTCTTTGACAATCAAGGGTGCTCTACCGCAACTAGGTTCTAAGTAAAATATTACTAAGTACTTACAGAAGATGGACTCACGTGCCACAATGGTTACAGTTCTAGGTGCTCTAGAAATTGGTCTAGTAGTTGCAGTCTGCTATTTCTTATCGGTAATGGTTGGAAATAAAGATAATAGTAATGACCTAGCGAAGACAGTAATTCCAGTGACTGGTTCAATTGGTGGTATTGTAATGGTGCATACACTCTTATGGTATCTATATTTCACATATGACCCAATGTCTATGAACTTGTATTTTTTGATTAGTGGATCTATGTCTCTGATATTTTCATTAATTGCATTATCAGTTAGTTTAGTAAGTCGTGCCTAATCAGCTATACCCGTGTTGATTTTATAGAGTTGTAGGATATGATGTTGAATTCTTGATTTTCCTGTCCAGATGTCGTCTTCCGACATTTGTAGAGAAATGCCCTGAATCTTAATTATAGCACGAATTGTGTCCCCCGGCTTGACAGTCTTGTCTGAAAATGTGGATACACCATCGGACGTGTAAAAGCTCAATTGTTCAGGCTTATCCGATAAATACAAGGTAAGCTTCCCTGATTTTAGCCATGGCTGAAGTGGAGATTTTACTACATGTATACCCTTTTCATCCTCCATCCATTGCTTGGAACGCTTATCAAGTTCAGAACAAACACTTGCCTGAAACTTGTCGATCTTACTAAGAAGAGGATTGCTCTTACTTTCTTCTAAGACCATCTGGTTTTTATCATAATCTATTTCAATTACTTTCAGTGGATGCAAGGCAAGAATAAGATTATTAAATTGTGTTGTTTCTTCTTCATATGTAAACGGTATTGTTTTCCTGAAAGGTCCTATTCTTGGAGGAGCCCATCTTACTTTTGAACAATCAAATTGTGAAATTGGTATTGCAAATTCCATTCCTGGTTTTATAGTGCGTAGAATGCTTAAACCCTCTCAAATGACTTCAAGATAGATGGGGATTGTTTGGAGATGCCAGGATTATAAATTTTCAAAAGACGCAGTTCACAAGCGCTTAGAAAGAATTGCAAAGGAGCGTGGCCTCCCTCTTACTATAATAAGAAAGCAGTGGCATTTAGATTCAAAGGTTTCAGATGAACAGGCACAATCAGAAGAATTAAGAAAAGACGGTCTACCCTATGAGACTTCTCTCTTGCACAATGGGTTTTCTGTAGCTCGAATGTCTTTACAAGACAGACATTATATCAGATCAATCGTTGACTCACTGGGTGAAAATGCACATGTTTTGAATGGAGATCGTATTCTAATTTTATATGAGGCCGACCTTTTGAGCACTGAGTCAGTCCTCCTACTACAAAGGCTTCTTGAGATGAGATCTGAATCTGGAAATATTAGTGTCTGGATGACAGTTCGTGAGACTGTTCCCTATAAGTTGAACGATTGGTTTCTAGATATTCCAGTGCCTTTATCTGCACCTCTGTATCACCCATGGTCTCCAGTTATCTGGGACTGGGTTCAGACAACTCGTAAGTTGAAGGTGCATAAGATAGAACACATTGAGCAACTTCGTAATACAATTTACGCCTTATTACAGCGAAACATCAGATGGTTTGATATCCATCAGATATTTCTTGAATTAATCTTGGAACACTATCGGGATCTAGGTAGTGAGTTGACGGAGAAACTTCTAAGATGTCTTGCGAATTCACCAAATACTGCCGTTGGACATACTCTTACATCGTATCGTATTCCAATTGCCTGGGAAAGTCTCTTTGTTTCTTTGTATGATAATTTGGTTGGTACACTTTAGTATGGTCCCGACGTTCTTGAAATTACCTTTTTTAGACATGGCCTCATCGATATGGGCCATGCCTGAAGAACAATGGATTGATGATAGTGCAACAAAACAAGATATAGATATGTTGAAAAAAGAGGCAAAAGGAGATTCCATTATTGATAAGGTGAACTTCAGACAACAGATGTTAGATAAATGGCACTCTAAGGAAAATGGGGTAGAATTATTCGTGAAGGAGTTACCTGGTCGAACACGAGTTGTCTTTCTAGGGACTTCAGATCAATTTGCAAAGATACAATGGGCCTTATGGGCTCGTATATTCCAGGGAATAGGACATCCAATTGGTCGCATCATATTTTATGGAAATTCATCTGAGCGATTTTTCAATTCACCTGGAAAAGAATTGGGTCCAGAGAATGTAAACGGTGGGTATACCAATCTATGTAGTCAAGAGCGCATTGTAATCTATAGATATGAGGAGGCTACAAGAGTTTTATTGCATGAGCTTTTACACACTGCATGCCTTGATAAAGAAAAGGAAGTAGAAGATCTAGAAGCTCATACAGAAGCTTGGACTGAGATTTTCCTGTGTGCTCTTTTATCGAAAGGTAAATCGGGTGCTTTTAGCAACTTGTGGCTCAAACAGTGCAAGTGGATTAAGGCACAATGTGAATTACTGGAAAAAACTGGAACTGTCAAAAGTCGAGATGACTATGCGTGGAGATATATAAATGGAAAGCGCAATGTTCTATACGGTCTAGGGTTTATAAAGGATTGTAGCGATACTTTAGAATTAAAAATAACACCTAGATTTACAACGCCTGAGTGGCCCATATAAAATTGACTATCTCTTAAAATATAAGGTAGGTATAAAACTAAAAATGGGCATACGTGGTGCATGGACAACCTTTAGAAAATTATTTAGTTTAATACAACCCTTAGATATTCAACCAAATAAAATTGGTATCGATATGTTTAGTCTTGTCTACACACATCGAACTTCTCTAGATGAGCTCATAGAACTCTTAAAATCATGGTCCCAGGCAGGCCATACCTTGACCTGTATATGGGATGGAATTGCTCCGAAAGATAAGCAGGAAATTATCGGGCAACGTAGAAATGCTCGTGAATCGGCAATGGATACAAAGGGTGAATTAGAAGAGTATCTAGAAAAGTTCGAAGGGCAATTAAATGAACACGATATTAAGCACTTGAAAACTGCAATTACTTCACTCTCCTGGCAAGGATGGCATTTAACAGGTTCCTTAAAAAGAGAGATTCAGGAGAAGTTGGGGCAAGACGTGAAACACATTTACGCTCCAGGAGAGGCCGATGACATGCTATTGAAGATGTTAGATGATAAAGAGATCGATATTATAATGACACTTGACTCAGATTTATTTGCTATGGGTGGAGAGCATATTTGGCGTTTACTTAGAATAAGAAAAGAATGGATAGTTGAAGATATATATGTTGAAAAGGTGTGTGATAAAGCTAAAATATCACTAAATATGCTACAAGATACATGTTTCTTAGCAGGATGGGACAGATGTCATCTTACAGGAACCTCCTATATGCCATTTGAAGTTGCACTAAATAGAATAAAATACTATGGTAATCTGAATGCAGTCTTAGAGAAATTCCCACCGATTTCAGTTGAACAAGAGGCATTAGATAGACTAAAAAAGATTAAGAAAGAGTCCAAAGAACGCTGGATTTCTATCTTAAAAGCACGTAGTCAAGGTCATCCACTAAATGATAAACGAATTGTTGGTCTGCCTCAACTACAATCTCTTGACGTAAATGCCAACCCTTAGAAATAGATACTGTCATCTCTAGTTGTCTAAACACAGGTGCATTTTTATCAAAACTGGCAATTTCTTTTAAGGTTCGATTGATAAAGAAATATTTCATTGTGCGTTTGATATTTGCTTCAAAAAAAGTCAATTTTTTTCGTATGTTTCACATGCAAAAAAATGCGACTCGAGAGGGGGTTGAACCCTCGACTTTCCGGTTAACAGCCGAATGCTCTAACCAACTGAGCTATCAAGTCAAATAAGTTGTTAAACTCTTCAGAACCGGAATCGAACCAGTGACTTGGGGAGAATTGAGTATAAATAGCATCTGAATGCTACAATCCCCCGCTCTACCAACTGAGCTATCTGAAGTCAATTATTTTAACAACTGCTAGGTGAATACTCCCCCACCTAGCGAATGATCGTACTGCGGATCGAACGCAGGGCCTTCTCCGTGTCAAGGAGACGCTCTACCACTGAGCTATACAATCTGAAAAAGGTTTCTTTTTATTGCCTTTTATTTTTATTTTAATATTTTATTTTGCTTAGCTTTTTTTAAAAGCGTAGTCTGCTTATGCAGTGGGGGTGGGGGTGGGCTTGAGGTAGTGGCGGTTGAGGTAGCGCTGGAGATTGAAGTAGGTTAGCACATCGCCCTCAGCCACGCCTAGAAGGGCCTTTAGCTTGGTGTCAGGCTTGATGGTGTGCTTCTCCTTGAGGTTCTTCTCCTTGACATAGGTGGTAATGGCCTTGGTAATGTTGGAGCGAGACTCCTTGGAACCACTGGGGCGGCCTAGGAAAGAGCAGAGCTCATTGGATAGAGGGGTAGGAAGCTCGAAGATGGAAGGCTTGCGGGGCACGACGGCCTCACCCTCGACGGGCTTCTTCTGGCGGCGACGACGCTTGTCGGCCTCCTTCTGTAGACGAGCCACGCGCTTCTCCACGCGCTTGAGCTCGGCCACTAGAGCACCGACAGTCTCGCGCACAGTGTTGGCCTGGGTTAGCATGGCCTTCACGTCATCCTGCACAGAGGACACGGCGGCATCAGCACCCTCAACAGGGGTAGCCTCCACGGTGGTAGTGGCAGCCACCACGGGGGCGGCGGCGACAGGGGCGGCGGCCTTAGCCTTCACGGCCTTCTTGGTAGGGGCTGCAACCTCAACGGGAGCAGCCACCACGGGGGTAGCTACCACAGGGGCAGGGGTAGCCGCGGTCGTGGCGGTCTTCTTAGAAACAGTCTTCTTGGATGCAGGGGCAGAGGTGTTCATTATACTGGTGGCCGTGGAAGTATTCATGGCTGGAATACGCATTACAGGTTGTGTAATGGAATCAATTTTTGGGCCAACTTTCATTTTTGCCGGGTCGCAAATTTTTTATAGCATCTTCGTCATAGTATGAGCAACCCTGACTAGAGGACTTAAGAGTTTCCTTTTACCTTATTGTTTCTTCTTTCCGCCTTTGATTCAGAGATGTCTAGTCCTCACCCTCTATGTATGAATATAAGAAGTAAAAAATTTCCAAAAGAGAGATGTACGTATCCTTCAACAAAGGGTGAGTTCTGTTCTAGGCATTTCAAAAACCCAGTTTTATTTGAATTTTCAATGCCGACACGTTCTATAACGTTGTCAGCTAGGAAAATTCAGAAATTCTGGAGAACAAGACAAGCCAGGAGTTTGGCAAAAGAAAAGGGTCCTGCTTTTTTTGTAAGATCTCTCTGCCATAATGACACTGAACTTGCTTCCTTTGAATCACTTGACACTGTTCCTAATGCATACTTTTTTACTATAAAAGAACCAAAACGGATATGGGGATTTGATATAAGAACTCTCGTTGTCCAATATGAACAAGAGGGTAAATTGGAAAATCCATATACAAAGGAAATATGCCCTGTAGAAATTGTAGATTTATTCAAGAAACATATAGATAAATTAAAGAAATGGAAAATGCCTCTTCATTATGAAGCTACTTCTGGATTAACGCCCAAACAATCATGGAATTTAAGAGTTCTAGATATGTGTTTACGCATCGATATGCTTGGATATAGAATTGCAACACATTGGTTTACAGATCTAAGTATAGAATATCAGAAAAGACTTTACACATATATGTATAGCTTATGGGAGACATTGTCTGCAGAATCTAGAAGAACAATTGTTCCTCTAAATACAGAATTGGGAGAATTATTCAAGTGGAAGCCTGATAAGATACAATTGAAAAACGATATAGATAGTATTCGTAGAACAAATTTGAATGTAATTGAACGTATGATCTCATCTGCTTCTGATAAATCAGATCGAACGCTTGGTGCAATGTATTGTGTGATGTGTTTGACACAGGTGTCTTATAGATGTAGAAATGCATATCCTTGGCTAAGCTAAACCATTCATTCTTAATAGGAAATTTCATTCCATCCATTCCCAGTGAACATATCTCCATACCAAATCTTTCTAGGATCGTATTTAGGATAATAAATCTCAGAGTAATAAGCAAGATTTCCTATGGTGGCAGAAAAGCTTCCATGAGAAAGAATTAGATACTTACATGTGCTACCAAATCGAATTGTATCCAAGTAGTCATAATTGATTTCTTTAGCGCCGTGTTTTTTTATGAGAAGCTTGCATATAATATTATCAATTGAGTCGCTTGAAATATAGATATTATCTGGTTTCTTATATGAGAGACTATTAATTACCTTCTCATAATAAGCAAGACCTGGGTTAAAATGCGCAACATCTCCAAGTCTTACGTGAATAAAGATATCATTATTGGATTTGTATCTATGCTTGAATTTATTAGCGTTCATAATTGGTCCACTAACTTCTGGAAGATGCAAGTAGTTATGAAGATTAATGGATATAGGTCTTGACTGAAAATATGTATGTGTTTGTAATAAGAAATTCTTATCAACAGTAGGTTCTTTATAAAGATAATCTAAAAAATTAACATCATTAAGGTATATGGATTGAGTATATTTTCTATTTCCACAATACAATTCAATCCCTAATGATTTGATTTCTTGGTCATAAGAATATGTTGCAAATAAATTATGCCTTCGTGCAATCATGCTTACACAAATATTTCTTATAAAATGATTGCAGAATCTGCCATTTGTTCCAAGAGTAGTTGTCATTGTTTAAAGGTGATAAAAAATTTATCAGCTTGGATAAGGATACCTATTTATCGTAGAACAGTTCTTAAGAGGAAAGAAATGTGTTAGACCATGGCCATAAGGCTTGCATTGGCCAGGGGGGGGTGTATTATTATTGTAAGAGGTTAAGATTGTGCTACAGGTGCTTTGATTCAGTAAAACAATGCCGGGGGGTGCAGTAGAGTAATCAGCATCACAACAAATTGCTGCACCCGCCTTCTGATTTGCAATTGATTCCTGTTGAGATAATTTTAGACTATTTGAATACCCATTGGTAAATGCGTGATCAACTGGGCATGAACTGATATCATATAAGATGGGATTTACAGTAGGACTTCCCTTGTAATATGAAGAAGTTTTAAACCTAGCTGCTCCTGAATAAGATGCCTTTTGGAGTTTCTTAAAAGTAAGAAGAGATGCATCCACTGTTTTATTTCTAGCAAGATACACGTTAGCTGCCTCTTGCTTTAGTCTTATGTATTGGGAATAATCCATCTACAGGCCTCTTATATTTTACAGTTTAGAAGGTTGAACTTTTTTGAGTGGGGTCAAAAATTGAATGCGCTGCGCCACGTAGTAGCAAGTATACCCGGAAATGAGTGTTCTACCTTCTCAGTTTGATGTCTCTAAGATTAGCTTTGGCGAGATTAAGTCCCTGCAGAGTGGCGCAAAGACTGTAAATATGTCTTATGCTGGCGGCCCTCTGATTCTACAGTTGTCCAACGTTGACCTGCCTTATGGCCTCAACGCAGATGACAAGTTTGGCCCCGTGAAGTATTCAGTAAACCTCTCACTGAATGGATTTGACTCCAAGCCCAAGACCAAGGAGATCTTTGAGATGCTCGAGTCTGTTGATAACCGTGTGACCACGGAGTGCGTTGAGAAGAACTGGCTGCGCAAGCCTGGCATGACCCAGCAGATTTTGAAGCAGATGAAGCTCTACAAGCCCACTGTAAAGTTCAGTGAGGATGCCAATACTGGTGCCCGCAAGCCCTATCCTCCTACCGTGAAGGTCTCCTTGAGGCAGCGCAACGGCAAGTTCGAGACTACGTTCTATGACACCGACAAGAAGGAGATCAAGGATGTGCCCATTGAGGATTTGATTGTGAAGCGCATGTGCGTGAGTGCTCTGATTGAGTGCACTGGTGTCTGGGTCTCTTCCGTGGGCTGCGGTCTCTCCTGGAAGCTGACCCAGCTGAAGGTCGTTTCTCGCCCCGATGGTCTGCGTGGCTACGGCTTCCAGGATGAGGAGGGTGATGAGGAGGCTCAACCCGTTGCTCGCACTGTGTCAAAGGCCGCTGCAAAGGCATCTTTCGCCGCAGCCTTTGATGATGAGGAGGAGGAGGACGAGCTGAATGAGGATGAGGTTGTTGCAGCAGATACACCTGCTCCTGTAGTGGCTGCTCCTGTGGCGGTTCCCAAGAAGATTATTCAGAAGAAAAAGGTCGTGGCAGGTTCTCACTAAATGCAAAGTGCCTGGCGGCTGCAAAAAGACCCTAAAGAAAAACAATATATAAAGACATGACGAATAAGATGGAATAGAGGCCAGTGGGTCTTCAACTGCGGGGTTGTCCGAGTGGTTTCAAAATTCATTGGAATTTAGACACAAAAGGAGTCGGCCTTAAGATCCGATACGAAAGTGCGTGGGTTCGATCCCCACACCCCGCATGCAGGTGCGAAAGCGCCAACTTAGCGCCAATAATTTAGTGGTAGAATTACAGGTTTCCAACCTGTCAACGTGGGTTCGATTCCCGCTTGGCGCATAAGAGTTTGCTTATTCTTCCCAAAAATAAGCTCTACATTTCCGATATGGTCTAACGGTTAGGATACGGGGCTTTCAATCCCATGGTCCGGGTTCAACTCCCGGTATCGGAATTTTTTGGCTCTGTAGTGCAGTGGTCAGCACATGGGACTTTGAATCCCGTAACGTGAGTTCGAATCTCACCAGGGCCACTTTTTTGCCTCTGTAGCTCAGTTGGTAGAGCATCTGCTTTGTATACATTTAACAGGTAAGCAGAAGGTACTGGGTTCGATCCCCAGCGGAGGCATTTTTGTTAATATTCAATATTCACAAAAGTGCTTTTTTGATAATTTTTAAACTTAGATATTCAAGTATGCATTAGGTGTAAACTTCCAGTTATTACCCATGCTATCACTCTCATATAATAAAGTAGTTCCTGTGGGAGGAAATGCAGTTGCATATTGTTTTCCTGCAACATTTAAGAACTTTTTTCCATTACTTATATCCCAAGGAGAATTCTTTCTCGTGTCAATGGGATTACCATTTGAATCTACGGGAGTGGCACCAACTGCACCAGATGGGTAAGGTACCGATGGATCATTAGAATATCCTGGACTTGGGGGTGCTGATATTATACCAACTTCTACCCACTGGCGCTTTTCACCTCCTGATTCCTTTATCATACGAATCTGCATTTGACCAGCCTGGAAGTTTGATCTGTTTGTATAATAATCAGCAAAGTAAATTACTAGTCTTGTTATAGTAAATTTATTATCTCCTGCCGCGTAAGTTGCATTGTATATACTGGAACATAATCTGTCATAATTGCCCATAAGAATTGCATTTGAATAGTCGGCATTTACGCTAATCAAAGCAGGGTTAAATCCTCCTCCAAATATTAACGCATTGTTTGAATACCAGAATATATTATTTGTTGCACCGTAATTTACTTCATTAAAAAAGAAATCCATGCCTCCCATGGGTATAGGAATAAAGGCATCATCTAGGATACCTACAATAGGTGCCTGCGTACCATAGCCTGAATCATAGATACCTGTGAAACTAACCTTATTCATGTTATATATACTAGACGATATAGGTCCATTGCCCAATGAAGGTGCTAATGATACATATAGCGTCCAACACTTGTCTGCAACACAACCTTCTTCAGCCTGTATCATGTATGCGTAGTCGTTCCCGCCTTTTTGACCAAGAATACGAATTGTTCCCCCTGATGCGAACCAATCCTTCTGTAGTTGTAGATTTCTAAATATAGCAGCAGCCCTCTTCTTATGTGTTAAATCAGAAGCATACATATCTATCAAATAGCTATATTTTGAAACATAGGTATTTGATTTGTCGGAAGATACTTAATTACCAGCACCACATCCACATTGAGATAGACCATTAAACTCATAAGGATTAGCAAGAGCATCTTGAGTACACTTGCAGCCACCCTGCTTACGCATGATAACAACTTCGTTTGACTGGAATGTAGGTTGTTCTCTAAGGACTGATCGTCCAATATTTACTAGGACGTCATTGTTGGACTTCCACGTGGAAAGTGCCTTCTGTCTCTGCTTCATTGTGATTTGAGAGGCATCAACATTGGTAAGCGTCATTCTACTATTGTTTACAAATTACATGCCCTCGAAGATGGCAAAGATTTTCCAGCCATATTCGCTGATTGTGGAAGAGGAGGGCATGGAACTGGAACTTGATATCTTTGATACTTTTGAAATCTCGAACTAGGATCAGGATTAGAACAATTATTTCGATCAACTAATCCCTGTGTTCGTATAGATGATGGAATCGCTACCTTTGGATATTTAGCAAAATCTGCCGGAGACGGGGGTGGACATACCTTTGTTGAAAGAACTATGGATGGATATCTTGCTGTAGGTTGTTTTTGGAAAGTTGTAGAACAACATTTATCTACGTGAGCAATTTTCTCTGCATTAGGAACACTACATCTTATGGAATTTTCAATCAACGTATTAGTGTATCCAGATGACAAATTTCCACCCAGAGACATCTATCTAACACATAAGTAAGAAGATGAAGATGCGTGATAAAATGTTATTTGGTCTTGGAATTTTAATTCTTATACTGCTTCATTGGTATCTTTTCAGAACAAAAGAGGGATTTTTTGATGATTCATCTGCATATAATGCACTAAGAGGTAGATTACAAAATGAGCTAGGGCCATATTGCGAGATTTCAGCATTTATAAGAGACCAAGTAAATGAAATGCACCAGGGTTTGAAAGCAGTATCAGGTTCATTACCGTCTGAAGATGAGGTTAAAGCATTATCAAAAAGCCCGGCTGCTTTACAAACCCAGAATCTTATGTCTATGGGGAAACTTGGAGAATCATGGTATGATTATGGAAGTGATCTAGAATTCTATAAAATATATAAGGGTGTATATTCCTGCACAGATACATTAGCTAAAGTCCGACCAACTTGTGGAAGCCCAAACAAAGATATGAATTATGTCCCCTGCACCGTATATCTTAACCTCCCTGATTGGACAAGTGAACGTGAAGTTATTGCCCCACTTAGTATGATAAAGAATGATCTACCTGAACGTCTAAATCGAGAGGGAGATTGGTTCCAGGCTGTAATAGATAAAATACAACAGGGTCTTGATGCTGGAGCAAGACCTCAAGCAGGAGATAATCCTCCGGGTGTAGCACCAACTCCAGAACAAATGGAAAAATATCGAAAGGAAGCGGAAGGATTTACTTACAATTCTGAAGGCTTCACGTGTTCAGAAGATGCAATGGCTTATTTGAGACAAAAGGCATCTGAAGCTGAAGCAAAATCATGTACACCTGCACCACGTATTACATCCTCTTCAGAAATTGCACGTGTAAATTCCTTATTAGATAATCCATCCGTGCAGTCATCTGTAAGAAGAATGCGCAGTATGTATCAAGTAATGTTAAAACTAAAGGGTGATCTTGAGAGACTGAAGAATGGAGATTTATACGACTGGCAACGAGCTGGTCCAAAGAAAACATATACCGCATGTGAATTTGGAACTGATCGAGTTAAGGCATTCTTATGTTCTTTAAAAAATATGAATTGAGCAATCCCTATCTGCGTCTTGTTCGCCGAGTTCCTAAATTCAATAATTTCTTGACACGTGTCATTGAATACCGACCACTTGACAGTCTCTGTCTAGCGGCCTGAATTCTAGCAGCTTTTGCTCTTAATAAACTAGCAAACGTAGTCTGATATCCAGAACATTCAATTGAAAATGCTGGAAAAAGTTTCGTAGGCCTCGTCTTATAGCGGTTGGATAAATCTATATAGTGTCGAATCCAACATAAAAGAGATTCCAAAGTCATTAACAAGGGGTCGGGTCTGTAATAAAGACCAATTAAGAATGTTAGCAAAGTATCAAGTGATGCCATCTTAAGATGACGTCCCTTGCTAAGAGGAACTGTAATTGTTGAATGACATGCTTCCTCCTGGACTACAACACAAATAGTGGAACCATCTTTCTTTAAAACCATCATAGCCGGAAGCATGTTTTGATATCCTAGAACATCCTCCACGACAGACCCTGTAATATCAGATAAGTTCTGAGCATCTTTCTCAGCATTCGGACTCAAAAAAACAACTGGAGCCCTACCTTTCAGAAGGAAGTGAGTTCTCGTTTCAGTCGATTTTCCCTCACCGCTTGCCTTGTAAATAGAATGAATATCCGCACCCATAAATGCACGATTGTGTTTTATCATATATCGAATCACAGTCGGCCTTTGTTGTTCCGCTTCTTTGGATATTTCAATCTGAGGAAATTTGTTTTTGCATTTAAATAATGGATGTGCTTCATCTAGCAACTTGAGACGATCAAATACTTTATCCCATCTTGCAACTTGACCACGTGGCCTAGACAATTCCAAAAACATTAACATTCTTAAGAACAATGGATCTGCATAATGAATTCCATTTACTACTACAGATTTCTTATAGATGATATCGTAGAATTCAGGTATCATCTGAGAAATATCTGCGATAGCAGTGTAATTCACGTAAATCTTTATGGTTCCGTCGTGAATTCCAATTCGCTTTGAAATTTCACTGTATCCAGCATTTCTGAGAATTTCAATGAGTTCAGTTGTGTCTGATTCAGCATCAGGTGAAAAGAAATCATAATCTGGTAGGGACCTATTGTTATCATAGAACTGGTCTTTTTGATCGAGTTGTGCATTAATAGCTTGACCACCATAACAGACACGACCCGATTTTGTTAGAAAGACTTCTACAATCTGTATAGCCCTACGGAGTTCAGGATTTTGCGCTGATTCCAGATCAATACGAAGCATGGCTTGATCTACAACTTGTTCTAGGCGCTTTTTTACTTTATCTTGTACCATTCCCTTATTATACACTGGGAAACTATCCTATATTGACTAGACCACCGTTGCTATTTGTAGAGGAAGGGGGTTTCTTTGGAGTAATTGTCTTAGGTATAATGAATCCAGGGATATTTCCTGCTACCGGGACAGGTTTCATATTTTCAAATCCCTCTACAATAAGTTTTCTTGACCAGCCTGCATGTCTCCAAAATGACAAGGGGTCGGCAGGATTTGTTGCATTTGCTAAATCATTTACTGAGTTTGCTGCATTATTATTGGATAATGTTTTTACATGTTCAGGAGTTGTGGCTAAACGTAAAATATCCATGGGAACAGATTGAATACCAAGTGTATTTAAGAGTGTTGATAACTGTGCAGTAGTAAAGGTATCTTCCATGGATCCTAGGGCAATTGTGAAAGTATTTGATGTATTCGTATTATAATTAGTCGTAACTGGTGCCCCTACTGCATCTGCAGGAATCTGTAAAAGTTGCTGTATAGCTCCAACCTTTGCATATGCTACCTGGCCATTAGGGACTGATGCAGTAATAGGGCCCAATAATGCACTGGTTCCAGATGGGTCAACATAGAGACGTGCATTTACCCAGAAGTCTAGGTTGTCCTTAGGATTTGGTGTAGAGGGTAGCAAATTAGTATTATAATTACATAAAACAATGAACTTCTTCTGGAAATTAGTTATCTCAGTAGTAAATAAGCGCGACTCAGAACGACAATTGTGGAAATTTCCTTGCTCTGTGGAACCCAAGTGATATGTAGAAAGAGGATCTAGGGAAGCTGCAACTGCTCTTAAGAAATTAGTTTGCTGTGTCTTTCCTAAAGGGATACGTCTGAAGTAAACAACAACTATAACAGGGTCATAATTAGAGTTAAATGCCATATTATGTAAAGCCATCATACCTTGATAAATGGAACCTGTGTGCAAAGAACGCATAACTGCCTGGTCATCTCTATGTATCAAACAGGGCTCGCATGGTTTATCTTCGAGATAGTCGATCTCAAATACAAAGCAACGAGCCCCTACTTGAAGAGCAAGTTGAATTCCTACATTCATATCAAAACCACCATCTCTTACAGTATGAATTCCTCCTAAGTATCCAGCCATTCTTACAGATAAGGGTCTCCAGTTTACTAATGCAGTCATATCTTCACTGATTTGTGAATAGATACCTCTTTTTGCCAATAAGTTTGAACTAACAGATTCGTAATTAGGTGTCAAAGGGCCAATTGCAGATTGCAAAGTTTGCCTTCTAATTGCTAACAAATTACCAATAGATTCCGATTCAGACCGATATGTTCCGTATTGATTTTTATACCAGAAAGCCATTGTAAAATATAATATAGCTAAAAGAACAAAAATAGTTGGAACTCCTATTTTCATTAACATACCAGGAGATGCCATTGCCTGTTTCATAGCATCCACTGAGACCATACTATTCAGTGTTGTCTTTTATCACGGCAACTTATTCCACTCACTCTTACGCAAGATAAGACAACCGGGAATCTTCTTTGCCTTATCAGTCTTTGTCGAACTATAATTCTGAGGATCTTCCTTATCTGCAATTAAGATGGCCTTCGTATCAGCCTTTACAGTATCTGAAGTTTTATATCCCCTTTTTTCTAGCCAGGATTCTACATCTGCATCTCGAACCCCACTGAATACCACGGAACCCTTCATTTGCATAGGTTGTGCAACTGGCTTCGCAATAAATGGAACAGGATATGGGATGAAATACCACTGCTCCATCCTAAATGTTTCATATTTAGCCCATAACTGCTGGAATTCCTTCAAGCTATCTGGAGACCACCCCTTAGGAGCCGTTAGATTCGACTTTGACCACTTGCTATAATCTGGTTCATGAGCCTGCAGCATTTCAAGTCTCGTTTTACCAATTCCATCTGGTCGAATAGGACTTGCTACAAACAAGTCAATCTCAGATGCCTTTGACCAACCATTTTGAACATGATTGAACAAGTTCGATCCCTTTACCGGTCCCAGCAATTTCTTGAAATCATCCTCAGATGCCTTTCTTAGAAGAGGAACTGTAGTATACCCAGCTTCTACTACAGATTTCATTACTACGGGACCCACATTAGACCAATCCAAATATTTTACCATTTTCATATATTGTGATACCAAGGTGCTAGAATCTGCAACCTTTTGCACTATATTAACGGCTGTTTCAGAAGGACCATCCCATTCCCAAGTTCCCTCAGGAGGGAATGAGACCTCAGATGGGACTTCTACTGCGTCTATAACTGGAATTACATCCCCACCCTTTCTTATTATAACACTTGCACCAGGACCAATCTTCCAGTCAACTACGCGTCTAGCATTTACTCCTGTAACATATTGAATTGTAGAACCTCCGAGGTGAATAGGTTCAATCTGAACTCTGGGAACTAGCTTGCCAGTGGCAGATGCATTCCACTCCACTAGGATTACTTTCGAGAGCTTAGATTCACCATTGGGTGGTTTCCACGCAACTGCATCCTTTGGGTTTCCCTTTAGAACACGAGGCAAAGGCTTGTTTGTCTTGATCACTAGACCATCCATGTCATATTCTGAGTCAATACGTCTTACGGAAAGCATTGATGTAAGAGTATCTGTCTTGGACAATTCGGTTTGACTGAGATACCATGGGGTCCAGATATTCCAGTTGTCTAACCATACCATCTGTTGTTGAACAGACAACTCATCCATTCCAATGATTTCATATGCAACAAACCGAACTTTCTTGGCCTCTACAGGATTAGGAACCTTATTATGGAAGATGCCATTAATAATAGAACGACCCAGTTTACCTTGAGGAACTAAGTTCCTAGGCATGATAAGTTCCCCTCGAATCCAGACATTCTCTGGGATTTTATCTAATGTCTTAGGGCTTAGTGAAATATACTGGAGCCAGGCTGAAACATCTACACCCATGTTATCATCTCCAGATAAATACAAGTTCTTGCTTGAAGGCTTCCATAGACCTGAGATACCGTCCAACTTTTCAGAAACTACATAGGACCCCTTATTCTTCGCCGACCACTTCCCAAGTTCCTCAGATGTTTTTGCCTTGTCTAGTGAACCAAGGTAAAATGGCATTCTAACTACTTTACCATTCTCTGGAACTGGAGCAGCCCGAACTTGTTTGAGCAGAGGGTGGTTGGGTTGCAGCTTTTGTAGATGCTCAAGGTTCTTGTCATATTCATCATCTGTCATGAGTAGAGTGGAACCATTCCGATACGCCTCATTTGCCTTAGTAAGCTTTGAAATAAGAGTATCCATATGTATAATTGTATTGTGTATGATTAAAGTGGCATTTAGCAATTTCAATTTTTTGTTTATACTTAGTAGATGATATTGTTCTTAGGTGATTCTATTACACAATGGTGGAATGAAGAGCATTTTAAACATTACTTTGGTTCATATCAAACAATAAATCTCGGTATGTCTGGGCATACATCAAAAGACACCCTGGAATATATAGAACTTTCAGATTTGAACGGATTAAAACCTTCCAATGTGGTTCTGCAGATTGGAACGAATGATGGAGACCATGATATGACTACAAGTGAGACAGCTGAAAATATTAAAAAAATATGTAAAACTATTTTATCACGTAGCCATAAGACTAGAATTCTCTTGATTGGACCTCTTCCTAGAGGAGAACTAGCATCAGATAGGCATCGAGTTTATAATAAGGAAGTGAATAAGATATTGAAAAAACAAATAAAGGATATAAGAATTATGTATATGGATATAGGCATTATGTTTTTTGGGGATGATGATAGAATATCAAAGAAAATAATGTATGATTTCCTGCATCTAACAGAAGAGGGGTATAGTATATTGTCTGAAGTAATACTTGAGATATTACTTTCTTCTGGTAATCTTGTTTCTGAAGGCACGACACATCCTATTCCTATTCCTCGTCTTTCTTAGACGTCTACCTCCTTTGAAACCACCAAAAATAGTTGGTCTCTTTGTATTTCCGTTTAATGAGAAAGAAGGAGGGTCTTCAGGTTTATTTGGCCGTGAATTGAGTAAAGGCAATTTAGGCGGATTTCCATCTAAATCTGATAACGCTCTTAATATAGAATCGTATTGAGTTCTATCACGAACGTATTTGGAATATGGTGGATTTATATGAATATAATGATTACTATATTTTCCGTCTGATAAGAAGTTGAATTCAGCTTTCAAATTATGAGTAGCAATATCATCAAAGAAATATATGTCTTTTGCAGAATCAATATTTCCATCTAATCCCATGTATTCCATCATATTCAAGATATCAGTGATCCTCTTCGGTGGATTATCATCTGCAGTTTTTGGTCTAGTATGATGCTGTCTCATCATAATATAATCGAAAAAGTAAGGTTTATCTGGCATTTCTCTGCTGTCTAGGTCAGATCTGAGTGTCTTGTATCTACCCTTTGACCCGATTACTTCTAGAAGCACTTCGTCTACAGCAGATACTAAGATGCGACTAGAATTATTTGTTAACATATAAATTGCAGTTACCTTACGACTGGGTCTGAGATCAGATGCACGTTTCATTATATTTACTACGTTCCAGTTAAGGGATTCTTTTATTTTTCGTTTTAATATTACAATAGCCTCAGGTGTGGCAGGCCTTTCAAATAAATAGGGGTCAGACGAATCTAAAATTGTCTGATCCATATCAAAAACTAAGATTAATCCCATCTACAATTAAGTGAAACTTAATATGCCTGCGGCAATTTATCTCTGGATAAATGCCATCACCAAGTCATCCATCAGACGCATCTGATCCTCCATAGTCGTTGGTTTATCAGATGCTTTTACAGGTTTCTTATAACCACCCACGATATCTTTCGGAAACACTGATGGCACGGGTGGTTTCTGAACAACTTCTAAGAAAAATCTAACCGATTGCTGAACGGCTCTCGACATTACAATCGGATCCTTAATCAGTGGTTGTGCAGCGGGAACTTTCCATCTTGGAACTTCAGATATAATTTGTATCATTAGAGCCAGGCATTCTTGCTTTTGTCTAGAGGTCGTTCTATTCTGAACACCCTTCCAGATATCTAAAAGACACTGAAATTCCTCATGCATTCTTACTAAATTACGTCTGGCCAAATCCTTGTATGCTTCCGCTAAGACAGCCGCTATAAAATATCCAATCTCCGATTTATCTGCTTTTACAGTTCCAGAACCAGTGCGCCTTGCAGTAGTTAAGGTGTATCCTGCTCCCTGACTACGAACTCGCTTGTCTTCATCCAGAAGCCATTTTAACCAAAAGAGAGCTTTTTCTATATTTACTTCTTCGCATGCCTGCAAAATCTGATTACCCACCATTCTTAAGACAGGCTGGTCATTTTGTGGCATCCATACCTTTCTAACAGCGTCTGATTCTCTTGCTTGTGGAACTGTCTGAAACCAGGCGGGGCCATGCGTTTCATCTGGAACCTTTGGCCATGTAAGTTTACCCTTTCTAGGGAGGGTCTGAACGACGAGAACTATTTCCGCTATTTTGTATTGAAATTCAATATCTTTGTATAGAGCTTCCATATCAAGCGACTTGATGGCTTCATCTAAGACCTTTGTCTTTGCTAAAAGAAAGACAAATATCCGGAGGCTTGTTAAATGTACGTGCTGGAAAACAGATGACCAAATGAGACGTATCCAAATTTCGTAGCCCCCACTACAAACTAAGTCTGCACTATAATGTAGGGCCTTCCCTGTTGCAGTTGGACCTGTTTGAGATAAGACATCTTGTAAATTCTTGACACAATCTCGAGCATCATAACCGAAGCGAGTTCTGACAACGGGTCTTTCTATTTTCTTCTTTTCAGGTTTTACAATTTGATTTGGTTTCAACACGATGAGCTTGTCCATTTACTTCTTATATGTTTTTACTTTACTGGATTTTTTCTGCAGCTTTCTTCTTGTCTGCCTCTTTTTTCCACCACTAATTAATGGTCCAATTCCAAGGAGGCCGGCTAAACCGCCCTCATTCGCAGCATATGCATAAAATGCTGGGTCTCTTATTATGATCTTATATGTGTGGCCTCCTCCAGGATTATATATAGTTTCTGAATCTTCCCAACAGGCGGGTGGGTTTGAACCGATTAGGATAGCACCTCCAGCCCCTAGAACCACATCTCCACCATTAGTTGTTCGCATGTAATCCCTGATAGAACGACATCTACATAGAATAGGAATACCATCTACAGACCTTGGAGGTGTAAACAGATACTGGCCAAAGATTGATTTTGTATATGTTTTTTTATAAGGACCCCATTCTTGAGAACCCAGAGGTCCTTTTATTTTCTTTACATCTGCATTTGATACTACAGGCGTTGATGTAAAGGAATAACCTTTTTTCCAATTCCATGCCCAGCTCATCTACAAATGTTTAAGAATGTGAATTTCTGAGGTAGGTGTCCATGTCATCGGAACTCTTTCAACCCCTAGAGTTTCGAAAGCAGATAAAGTCTCAGACGGAGGCCTAGAACAAAAGACCAAGGATCCCTTGGGCATTTCTATGTTTAGTTTTCTGAATATGGCATTCTGTGTCTCATTATCAAAGCACATGTTACTCAAGAAAACTACTCTTGCATCCTTATATTTGAATGCAGGATTCAAGAAAGATGCTTCGAAAAGCTTGACTTTAGAGCCAGCAATTGGAATAGATGCACGGAGTTTATTAAGAGCATCTTTTGCAAGAGAAACACGCTCAGGTAAGACTTCTATTCCAATGGAATTATCGAAAAGACCAGACATTGCCATATAGAGAACTGCACGCCCTCGTCCACATCCGAGATCGTAGAAGCGGCCGGAAGAGGTTGGAGACTGTTTTTGTGCGTAGTCTAAGATAGTTTTCAAGGCAGGCCATTCGATTTCTCCATATGTCAGATTATGTTGACCAGCTGCAGTTGTTTTAGGTAGTTCGCTATATATGGGTGCCAGAATAGCAGTGATTGCATCTGAATTTATTCTTACAGAAGCAGATGCTAGATTAAGACGACGGCGCATAGTTCCTTTGGAGCGTAGGCGGCGACGAGTACCATTAGTATCCATATCTACTTGTAAAATATTTGGTTGCTTGATATATTTTACGCATTTAGTTACTTGCGATTTTTACGAGAACTATTTTTTCTATTTCTATTCTTGCGAGTTCTGGACGAACGCCCCCCCTTCATCTTACAAGGACAAGCCATATATTATAGTTATCTATATTTTGGCCCAAGCACCTTTTTACCACGTAATTTCCTGGATGTTCTAGGAATAAGACCCTTAGCTTTCAAGGACGCAGTTGCAGTAAATCCAATTGACTCACCTTTCTTCAAGCGTCTTAATAAGTTTCTATTCTTCCTCGTTGCCTTGTATCCGCCTTCCATCTAAATGATGATTATATTAGTATTACAGATGGATTTGAATAAACTTCTACATACCATATTTTTGAAAAGTCCTGCAAATTTGTTCGATGAATTTATCCAAGAGTGCCAGCGTTGGTATTCTCAGCCTGCTCATACCCTTACTGAATTAAGAACACGTGATAATAAGAAAATTAGAGGAGATATCTTTGAGGAATTTTGCGCTGTTTATTTGAAGGAAGTAATGGGATACCAAGAGGTATGGCTTCAGAAAGAAATACCTGATGAACTTCTCCAGGAATTAAAAATGCCAAAACGAGATATGGGTATAGATATTATAGCAAGAAATAACGGGCAATGGTTTGCAATTCAATGTAAATATAAGACGCCATATGCAGATGGAAAGCGATCTTATGTTACATGGGCTGCTTTATCAACCTTTTATGCCTTATGTCTTAGAACAGGTCCATGGGAAAAATACATTGTAATGACCAATTGCAACCATACAAGACATCAAGGACAGAAAGGTCCAAAGGATTTATCTATATGTTTGGGTTCGTTTAGAGCAACTAGCTCAGAAGACTGGTTCAAGATGTGTAAAATAGAAGGAACACAAATGTCGCAATCTATATCAATTAATGAATTAAAACAAAAACCTAGTTCGGATCTGACTCGAGAGGAAATTCGAGCTCTTCGCCTGGCACACTACGTAAAACACGAAACAGCTTGTATTCAAAATACCTAAAACCTGCCCATGATTCACGAATACGCCACGATAATAATCTATATTTACCCAAGTATTCAGTGTGGTTATCCTGATCCCTATTAAATACAGAGATCATACCTGGATTTTCAGTTAATTTTTTCAAAAATTCAAGTTGAGAACTGTATTGCTGATTACCAGCCGGATGTCCAGGCGATTTCATTAGACCTTTACCTACAACCTTTACTATTTGCCCATCTCTCTCGATCGATTCGAGGGAATCTGAATGATCTATTACTAATAATTGCATTTCTTAGTAATAGATTACATTTTTTTAAGCATCGTTTATTCATCAGTTTCATCCTCCAAGGCTCTTACTAACTCCTTGGTTGCTCGTTTCCAAGTGTATCCCAAGATTGTCTGCTTTGCATTCAAACCATGTGTCTTACGTTTATCCGTGTCATTCAAATATTCTTCAATTGCCATGCATACATCATGTGGGTCGCAGACATGCGCCTCACCTCCTACTGCACTGTAGATAGACGGCAGATAGTATCTATGCTTAGGCGTTACAATCATAGAATTTTCTTTAGAACAATATTCTTTATAGCCACCTATATCAGGAACTACTTGAGGAATTCCTACGCCCATCTGCTCAAAGGTGCACAAACCCCAGCCCTCACCATCTGCGGTTGAGATACCAAGATCCGCGACATTATAAAGAACATTTATATCTTCATCCTTGAATGCCATGTCATTAGATGAAATCATCAGACGATTGCCAAATTGCTCAATTGGAACACCCTTCTTCTTGAGTTCTCTAACAAAGACTTCAAAGAGCCACCACCCTCCTTTCTCACCCTTATCACAGATGCATAGCAATACAATTGGTTTTGTGGGATATTTGACTACTAATTCGACGAATGCCATTATCATTATATCATATCTCTTTCTTGGTTGATTTCTGTTCAAGCTCATGATTACAAAAGCATCCTCAGGCAACTTTAGAGATTTTCTTGCAATATCTCTGGGTAAAGGAAAAAATGTCTTGGGATCAAAGCCATGACCTAGGACAGATAGAGGCCGTGTTACTCCCTGTTCCTTCAACTGCTTCTTCCAGTAGCTGGTAAATGCAAAAACGCGATCGCAATCACGATTTAGCATATCAATCATTGCCTGGTGTTGGCAATCATAGACTTGGTCGCAATATACCCAGAGCTTGAAGGGCCTAGGAACCATAGAAGTCTTGCGAATTTCCTCCAAAAATCGGGTAACAACTGCCATATCATTATAAATCATTACCACATGAGGATTCTTCTTTTTTACCTGGTCCATTAAAGCCTGATATCCAAATCCTTGTTGGAGAGGCTGTTCTAGAGCAGCTGCATCGATTACTTCTACTCCAGGAGGATATGGTCTAAACCCAGGGACCGGTTGGGGGTGTTTCTGGAAACCAAAGTGTATGAGATCTAAATTAGGGACTTTTGATAGTTCGCTTAGAATACCATTAGAAATCTTAGAATAACCAGTATATTGCTGAATATGTGTGCTTACAAGCATGAAACGAATATTTTTCTTAGAACCATGAGATGGAGATGGTTTAACTGTTTCAGTTTCTATGTGAGAGGGAATTAGAGATAATTGACCTTCTGTATTTAGAATTTGTTCAATTGGTCTCAGATAGGAAGGAACGTCCATACTGTCTGAAGATAGATAGATTGAGTTTAGACCGCCCTTTTGAGAGAAGTGTGGGCTGAAACTTGCTTACGAGTGCTATAGGAGTGAAAGTTATAATAACCACCATGTGTTGGATAGAAACCATTTCTTACATACCAAGGGATGCGTGATGGACACTCAGGATATAGATGCACAGATCCATTACGATGAAATGTATCTGATACAATATTCTTTAAGATTCTAGAACCAATACCAGATCCCCTTGATTCAGCCGCCAGTGCGATATAATCAATATAAAGATTCATCTTAGTCTTAGGATCCAGTGATGCAATGATGAAGCCAATGAATTCACCAGTGGTATTAAGAATAGCGCTGCTGTGATCATAACTTCTATATTGCCAAGAAATCTCAAAATCACTCTCTGGAATTTCAGGCCACGTCTCTTTAAAGATTCTGGACGCAGAGCGTTTATAATGAGATGTAAGAGGTTTTAGAGTATAGTCCATTTACTAAAAAACTAGGGAAATGTTATTTCAATTTTTTCAAGCCCAATCCGTGTCGTCGCAATCGGTTATCTCATACTCATTACTCATACGGATAAGTTTAGAAGATATTGGTGTGTCGCACATCTCGCAGTCCCAATAACCATCAGGGACATCTCGTAATCCGATGCATTTGAGGTGGAACGTGCGAGGGCAACCATCGCAGCACAAGAGGTCATTAGGCTCTTTACATTCTACACAGATGTTTAAATTATCAATCGACTTACAGATACTCTTAATAACTTTCTTATTAGGAACATCTGTTGCCCAGTCAGAACTTGTTATACTTGACTTTTTTATTTTCTCCTTTATAAGTCTCTTTGCTACATGCACGTTACTAACGGGTGTGGTGGAACATACAATTGGTGGAACTGGGTGCCATGTATTGACGTTCGCCATATAAGAATCAGGGTGCCTAGTTGTCTTAGCGACCTTCCTATAGTCTGGATAGGCTGGACTTTTAAAGGTTATAATAGATCCTGACATTTGCGTGCCAGGGATATACCAGCCAAATGTTTCAATTTTTTCACTGGAGGTGAGTTATCTCAAATACAAGATTATAGTCGCGCCTATTGACATCTAGAAGTCTACCAAATTCATCACGCAAGCTGATTTCTAGAGTTGTAATACGAGATATAGGTGCGGGGCTTGATTCAAAGATTGGATGGTCCGTTTCTTTATTTAAAAAAACATAATCCTGCTGACCAGGAATCAAATAGAAAATATGGAAACAGTCTTGCTTCCCTGCACCAACTTCCATTCGAGATAGATTTCTACCATCTGATTCTAAATGCAAGTAGACACGATTCAAAAAGTTATTTATATCCATTGGTAAGATACCCTTTAAAGTTCCAGATCCATCAGAAATATAATCTTGCAAACCAAATCCCAAAAGTCTCGAAGGAGTGTTCATGGATACGATAGAAACCATGTTCAAATCGATTTGGTCACGCACTTTACCTGTATAAAATAAAAGCTTATAAGATATGATATTGTTACTTGTAATTTTCATGCGTCTAGTATTTGGATCTTGGCTAACGGTATAAGTATTACGTTTTCCAGGGATTGCATTTAATTGTGTCTGAAGTTCTGTGAGCAATGTTGGCTCAGTGTATAAGCCAGGTGTTAAAGTTATCGTATGAGCATTGCTACCCTCTACGAATGTAAAACTATTCCACCCAGTATTTATATTGAAGAAAAATCCAGGGATACATCCATTCATGAGTTCTATACTGTAGACATTAGTCAAAGGTCGCCTCAGTTGAAAACGAAATTCATTAGAGTCGCGGTCTCTAATAGTATTACGGTCCCTGGAATTTACTACAATTGTAGTACGTCGGAGCGCCTTTTTGATCTTTGACTGATCTTTCATTAAAACGTGCTGACCTGAACTTGTAGGTTCCGTTGTAGGAACCTGTTCTAGGGCTACAAATTCTGCCATCTATAGTTCATTTACAGAATTCTTTCATTAAAAGCAATTCACTTGTATCGATACATCCGCTAGAGTATCACTATCTGTTGTCATATATATAATAAGAGTATCACCCGTCTTGAAATTTACTGAGCCGCTATAAAAATAGCCAGTTTTTTGTGTTCCTTCTAAAGTAACCTTAAAAAAAGTGGTATAACCAACTGGATCTATAAGAACATCTGGAACATTCCTACACACAGTAAAGCTAGCAGTTTTTCCTAAACCAGGTGCAACCCCTACATTACATAACAATCCAGATAAAATGAATGGATGTTGAACACGGTAAGATAAATATGGATATTGAGTAGGATATTTCGGAGATGAAGTTTTAAATACAACAGGGCCAACTGTCATATATCCAGATTTAACACTTGTAATTTGTTCAATTCCTGCAAAAAACAATGTGGTTGGATACATATACGTTGAGAATGGAGCTCCTCCCGCTGTCTTTGTTACTAAGTCAGTTCCAGGACCTAGTTGAATTCCAGGTGCTGCTAAATATCTAGGGCCTGAAATCGTGCTAGGATGTGATTGTAAGATATCAGATGCAGTATATGTCTGATTACCACTGGGTAAAACACAGCTAACCATAGTATTCGCTAAATGAATAGATCCTAAATTATTGATATCAATCGTTTCTATTCCAACATATGAACCAGGGAATGCTAAATTTATTGGAGGCGCTGCAACGTATACATTTACGTCGCGTAGACTAGAGGTAGTAGCGCTATTTATTAAAATACCCCTTTTTATACCAGAGCCATTGGATTTCACAGAAATTGTGCTGCCCTTAACAGTATTAAATGAAAAACTTTCGTTTGTTGATAGATTTATACCACTACATACAATACCTGCAACAATTGTTCCAAGACCACCTGTATAAGGGGCTGCAGAATTATTAACTGTTATATTACATGTTCTAATCTTTGATGTTGTAGTAGTGGTTCCAGGAAAGAAAATACAAGTTAAATTATAATGACCAGATGATGTTAGACTAAATGATATATCTTCAACACGACAATTTTCACCCATTGTAATTAATGTTGTATCAGCGGTAACTCCTGATCTGAGAATTGTAACCGTTTGAGGATTTATTCCACGTAGACATATACCTTGTGGCAAGGTAATTCCAGCAGACAAGTTATACAGCCCTGGCATTACCCATATTGTATAAACATAGTTTCCATTGATATCAGGTGAACCCAGTGTTGTAATATAGGATAAAGCAGCTTCAATTGTTGAAAAAGGTAGACCGCTGATTGATGCACTTGTGTTATTTCCATTCTGAGAATCTACGCGAAGAACATTCCCTAAGCCGGCACCTGGTATTCCAGCTGGCCCAGTAAACCCAGTGAATCCTGTGGAGCCTGTAAAGCCTGTTGTCCCTGTCCTACCCGTGAAACCAGTAAAACCAGTGAATCCAGTGAAACCCGTTGGACCAGTCCTACCAGTGAAGCCAGTAGGGCCAGTGAAGCCAGTGAAGCCAGTGGAACCAGTAGGACCAGTGAAGCCAGTGGAACCAGTGGAACCAGTGGAACCAGTTGGACCAGTAAATCCAGTGAAGCCAGTGAAGCCAGTTGGACCTGTCCTACCTGTAAATCCAGTAGTTCCAGGGGGGCCAGTAAACCCTGTGAAGCCAGTGAAGCCAGTTGCTCCTGTGCTACCAGTAAACCCTGTGAACCCAGTTGTTCCTGTTCTACCAGTAAACCCCGTGAAACCCGTTGGACCAGTCCTACCTGTAAAACCTGTAGTCCCACTGAAGCCAGTTGCCCCTGTCCTACCCGTGAAGCCAGTAAATCCAGTGAAGCCTGTTGGACCTGTCCTACCCGTATCTCCTTTATAAGTTTCACCTGAACCTGGAGTTGTTGCAGCAACAAAATACATCATATGGCGAGATATTATAGATGTAAGCCAATGTTCAGATGGGGGGTTTGGTACATCATTGATTAAGGGTAAACCATTTGCATTTACTGAATAGATGTAGCCAATTATAGATGTAGAAGGTTGACCAGATGAATATCCTTCAGATGAATTGAGTAAAGAATTATAACCATCTATATCAGAGAGTTCTACTGTAATTTGACTGAAATTACTGGGATTAGGGGTTGGAGGAAGAATATCGCTAACTAACCAAATGCAGCCTTCGCGATTACTAAAATACATTCCAATTTCAATATCTGCGCAAGTATATATTTTGATAGCATACGTCTGTTCGGATTGAGTGTCAATTGAATCATAATAAGCAGTTTGTTGGCCTCCATCTGCAGTCAATTGTACAGTGTAAATTTTTGGATTAGAACTAGAACGGACTATATTTGAACAAGAAACTTCCAAACAAATAGGTTGGTATTTAACCATCTATTAACCATGAGTTTTAAAATAAACACGACATATTAACGTAATATATCTTGTTTATTTTGTAAAAATTGCCGGACATGTCCTAGATAAAGTGAGAATGTATTAGTATATATGCAAAATAAAGTTATTTAATACGGTAATGGTTTTCTAGATGCTATAGCCATACAATATCCTAATACGCTAGCATTATCTGCAACACTCCAAGTGTTTCCACCGTTTGTCGAATATATTATTGTAGGGCCTCCACCAGAACCACCGCCAGCTAACCAGTATGTGCCATTCCAAGATGTTGTTCTACATTGGGATAATAATGGACTTGACACTGTAGTCCAGAATCTATAATCTTCATAAGAAAATGTTAAGACATACGTATTGCCACCTACATCAAATCCGCCTGCTACATATGCTGAACCATTCCAAAATATTGACCTGATATCTTGACGTGGCAATGATCCAGAACTATACGAATTCCAATTTTTACCATCTGTTGAATATACCATTACTTTACTCTGGTCATTATTACTTGAGCCCCCCCCTCCCGCTAAAATAATTCTATTATTTACAGATATTGTTGTGCAGTAAGAAGCAAGATTTGTGCTACCAGATAGAGATGCTGCCCATGTAGTGCCATCTGAAGACCAGGCTAACCTATTGGAACCATCGCCTCCTGCTACCCATAAAGATAGCCATGGCACCCAAGCTATAGCATAACAGTAAGTAGAAAAATATGAATTTGCGGATGATACCGGATTCCAATGTAAACCATCTAGCGATGACATAATAAAATTACCACCTCCACTTCCACCTGCAAGAAATATTTTACCATTCCACGCAATTGTTCTACAGTTTGTAAGAGTATTGTTATTATCATATTCTGGACATATCCTCCAATCTATACCATTAGAAGAATATGCCATTGACCTTACTGAACCACTTAATCCTACGCCAGCTGCAACCCATAATGAACCATTCCAACATATACATTGTCCAGTTGCCAAGATATTTGTAAGAGAATCTGTTACTCCGATCCAGGTTTTACCGTCATATGAATACGCGATACTATTACGACTATATCCAACTGCAACTGTAAAGTTTTCATTAACATTTGACAAACTCCCTGGTCCTGTTGCTCCAGTTGCCCCTGTTGCTCCAGTTGCCCCTGTTGCTCCAGTTGCCCCTGCTGCCCCTGCTGCCCCTGCTGCCCCTGCTGCCCCTGCTGGCCCTGCTGCTCCTGGTTCCCCTGCTGCTCCTGTTGTCCCTGTTGGCCCTGTTGCCCCTGCTGGCCCTGCTGCCCCTTGAAATGATGTAATAGGTAAAATAGTCTTTGAAACAATTGATTTAGCATTTAATATTCCATTATTTGGAATATCTACCCCAGTTGAAAAAAAGGTTTCTGTAGCATTACGCTGTCCCTCCTGCAACCCTTCCCTCCCTTTCCATGACAATCCATCATTACTATAATATACAAAATGTGTCTTAGTTGAATTATATTGTTCGAAATGATCTAATACTAAAATAAAATTAGTACCATTGTATGTTAAAGATGAGGGTGAATTCCCACTTAACCCTGTAGTTAGTTGCCAATTTATTCCATCTGTACTATACAAGATACATGTTCGAGAATACATACCTGCTAACCAAACGGGGCCGTTTGTTGCAAAGCGTATGGTAAAAGGTCCATAAGCGATTCCTTGTGTAATACTATCAGCATTTGCACTAGAATACCATTGTAATCCATTAGTACTATATAATATAAGTGGCGCTGTGCTGCCTCCTGCGAGCCACATCTTGCCATTATACGCTAGGGCATTAATGGAACCATTTGCAACAGTTGTAATATTTGAAGGCGTTGTAAAGATAATACCATCGTTTGTATAATATAATTGACTGGTATTGGTAGTTGATACAATAAAGTATCCGTTTCCAAATGCTGCACACTTTGCAGTATTAGATGATGGGCCACCACTACATATAGTCCAAGAAATACCATCACTACTAGTATATATATTACCACTTATAATAACTAACCAGATATTATTACCCCATGTAATTGAACTACATGCAGCACCTGCAGCTGGAAGGCCAGAAGTAGCTGCAGTCCACGATGTGCCATTATAACTATATGCTATTACTGCATTTGCATCACCGCCGGCACTACCTGCTAACCATTGGCCTCCATTATAAGCGATTTGATCAACTGTATTATTAAATGGCTGACTTGATGCAGGCGTCCATGAACTTATACCATCATTACTATATGCAAGCTTAACGCCACTATTTGAACTGATGTTTCCAGAGCCTACACAAAAATTAGAAAATACAGTATTCACAGGACTATAGCCTGGTATACCTTGTGCACCCGTTGGTCCAGTGGCACCTGTATTACCAGTGGCACCTGTATCACCAGTGGCACCTGTATTACCAGTGGCACCTGTATCACCAGTGGCACCTGTATTACCAGTGGCACCTGTATTACCAGTGGCACCTGTATTACCAGTGGCACCTGTATTACCAGTGGCACCTGTATCTCCTAAAGTCCCAAGTGCACCAGATTTACCAGTGCTATAGAGTTGAATATTATCAATCGTTGTTGACCATGGACTACTGGCGGCTATTGCATTTATAACTAAATTAGCGTTTGTAAGGTGTCCTACGTATTCAAATACAGGTATATTTCCTGTTAATAAATATTCTATACCATTTACATAAAAATGTAAATGAGTTCCATCAAAATAAAAGGAATATATATACCCCCCTGGAGTAAATATATCTGAGAATATATTTACATCACCATTTCCAATATTATATACCATTTCAACATTATATCCTAGGGTTATGTTAAAACTAATATAATTATTTAAATTTAACGCAGCGTCAATAAATACAAATTGTAGTGCCCCACCAGTAGGGATAACAGAAGTATCTGGTTGTTTAAAACTACAATATAGTCCAGAACTTATTAGATTATATGAATCAGTTGAAGTTGCAGCTGCATTTCCCAGTGTTGTATTTAGAGTGATAGAATCAGATGAATTTATTTTTAACCCTGTAGATGGTTGAAATTTAAATGTACCAGTTCCTGGTGCACCAGTGGCACCTGTATCTCCAATAGAACCTCCTCCACCTCCACCTCCAGATTGATCAGTCCAATAAGTATCATAGTCAGCATTACTGAATTTAGCTAGAACTTGACCAGCTTGACCAAGTGGAGGGACTCCAATACCAGTAGAACCAGTGGCACCTGTATTACCAGTGGCACCTGTATTACCAGTGGCACCTGTATTACCAGTGGCACCTGTATCACCAGTGGCACCTGTATCTCCAATAGAACCACCACCTCCACCTCCAGATTGATCAGTCCAATAAGTATCATAGTCAGCATTACTGAATTTAGCTAGAACTTGACCAGCTTGACCAAGTGGAGGGACTCCAATACCAGTAGAACCAGTGGAACCTGGATCGCCAGGAGGACCTTGATTACCTGGATTACCTGGATCACCTGGATTACCACGTATACCTTTCAAATTAGTTAAATGCCCCCAACCAGATCCTGAAGGAATAGATGATATTAGACGAATTCTGTAATTTCCCAAATCGCATATATATAAATTATCCTGAGAATCTATAGTAATTCCAAAAGGACTGTTGAATACTGCAGTAAGGTTCAAACCATCTTGATAACCAGCTACACCCTCTACTCCAGCAAGAACATATATATTTCCTAAGATATCTACCTTTTTAATAATTTTATCAGAAGGACAACTTATATATAAGTTATTGGCTGCATCAAATACACCATAGCTTGGATCTCCAGTCAAGCCAGAAACGAATGTTGATACAGTTCCAGATGGAGTTATTTTGTAAATTGTGCCTAACTGTGCTATTCCATATAAATTGCCACTCGTATCAAAGGTGAGGCCAGTTAAATACCCATCTAATCCAGTAGCAAATGTAGTTACATTAGCAGAAGTATCTATCTTATATACTGTCCCCCCAGTGGCACCTGCATCTAATCCTATAGAATAGAGATTATTGGAAGAATCACAGGCCAAGTAATAAGATCCACCAGATGGAACTGCACATAGAAGACTTATGGAAGCAGATGAAGTAATCTTTATAATATTAGCAACACCTTCCTCATATACGGTTGTATAGAGATTTCCATTACTATCTATAGCAAGTGTAATTATATTGGCAGGATTTAGATTTGAAATAAAAGTTGTAACATTATCAGATGTATCTATTTTACGAATAGTTGAATTAGTAGCTCCATTGTCGACTTCTATAATATACATATTTCCATTAGTATCGAATCGAGCTTGATGCAAATTTTGGAAAGAAGAATATAACAAGTTACCATTTGTATTTCCGTATACTCCGTTACCTGCATACGTAGTAACACTATCCCCAGGACGACGTGGTTGCATTCCGTATTTATACAAAATTCCAGAAGATGTATTTATAAAATAATCCCCATTGTTTCCTGAAAGGTTATTAGTTGTAGTTCCAGAATATATCTGGGTTCCACTTCCACTACCTCCAGATTGATCAGTCCAATAAGTATCATAGTCAGCATTACTGAATTTAGCTAGAACTTGACCAAGTTGACCAAGTGGAGGGACTCCAATACCAGTAGAACCAGTGGAACCTGCACTGCCTTGGGTGCCAGTCGCACCTGTGGCACCTGCATCTCCAGTATCTCCTGTTTCCCCTGGTTCACCTTGGCCTCCAGTTTCACCAGTTTCACCAGTAGAACCACCACCTCCAGATTGATCGGTCCAATAAGTATCATAGTCAGCATTACTGAATTTAGCTAGAACTTGACCAGCTTGACCAAGTGGAGGGACTCCAATACCAGTAGAACCAGTGGAACCTGCATCACCTGTGGCACCTGTGGCACCTGCATCTCCAGTATCTCCTGTTTCCCCTGGTTCACCTTGGCCTCCAGTTTCACCAGTATCTCCAGTGGCACCAGTATCACCAGTAGAACCACCACCACCACCTCCAGATTGATCGGTCCAATAAGTATCATAATCAGCATTACTGAATTTAGCTAGAACTTGACCAGCTTGACCAAGTGGAGGGACTCCAATACCAGTAGAACCAGTGGAACCTGGATCACCTGTGGCACCTGTATCTCCCGTGGTACCTGCATCACCAGTGTCTCCAGTATCTCCTGTTTCACCAGTGGCACCAGTATCTCCTGTTTCACCAGTGGCACCAGTATCTCCTGTTTCACCAGTGGCACCAGTATCTCCAATAGAACCTCCTCCACCTCCACCTCCAGATTGATCAGTCCAATAAGTATCATAATCAGCATTACTGAATTTAGCTAGAACTTGACCAGCTTGACCAAGTGGAGGGACTCCAATACCAGTAGAACCAGTGGAACCTGGATCACCTGTGGCACCTGTGGCACCAGTATCTCCAGTATCTCCTGTTTCACCTGTGAAACCTGTGAAACCAGTATCTCCTGTAGAACCTGTAGAACCTCCAGACCCTCCTGCCCCTGATGTAAAATCCATTACTTTTACCCAATCTGCCCCTGAGTTCACTGTAAACTGGCGAAGTCTCTGATTACTATAATCTTGAATAAACAATGAATTATTGAAATAAGTAATACCTGCTGGATTATAAAACTGGGCAGTTGACGCAGGACCGTCAAGAAATCCAGACACCTTAGTTCCTGCCTGTATATTACATGCACCAGATAACAAATTAAACTGCCAGACACAATGGTTGCCTGAATCGGTAAAATACAAAAATCCAGATGAATATGTTATATTATTAAAATAATTAAAAAGAAAATTCACATTTGATCCGTTTCCTGTTAAATAACCTGTTCCATTTGACTGTGCAATCGTTGTAACTTGTCCTGTAGAAAGAACAATCTTTCTTAAAGCATTGTGGTATACATCAATGACATATAGATTACCAGATGTATCGAGGGTTAAGCCAGATGGGCCATAGAAATTAGCACTAATACCATATCCATCTTGTATAGTAAGATACTGCCCATTACCAATTCCAGCAACAGTTGAAATCTGCCATACATTAGATACATCCTTATATAACTTGCGTATCATATTATTGTTAAAATCACATAAGTATAGATTGCCACTTGAATCACATGTAATTTGAGAAGGATTATATAAAGCAGTGGTTAATGCAGTGCCTGCATATTGATTTGTTGGGCCACTTATAGTTAGATTACCACTTGTATCAAAATTTCCAGCAATTGTAGATATAACACCATTAGTATCAATCATTCTTACAGTTCCATAATCCCAATCTGTAAAATATATGTTGCCTAAGGAATCTCTAGTAATTCCTTTTACAACCCCTAGTTGGGCATCTATTGCAGGACCACCGTCTCCACTATATCCATACTCCCCAGTTCCTGCCAATACAGTAATAGAACCACTTGTTTCTTTTAATATTCTGCTACTGTTCCATGCAGCTATGTAGACATTACCAGATGAATCTGAAGTTATACCCATGCCATTCGTATTTACGATTGTTGTGACACTAGACCCATTGTTTAATGAATATTCATATAAGGCTTTTCCAGCAGTATCGATGTAGTACTGTGAATTAACTTGATTGCCAATTGAAACTGTAGGAGGAGTAATTCCAGTAAATAATAAGTTCGATAGAGATTGTTCTGAAGATAAATCCAATATTTTAACCCAATCAGTCCCAGTAGAAAATATTAGATTTCTAATTTTATTATTGTATACATCTGTAAAATACACTATTTTATTATATATAACAAGGCCTCCTGCATGATAGAATTGTGCAGATGACGCGGCACCATCTTTATATCCATAACCAGGGCTTCCAGAATATACAACGCAGTCGCCAGTTGTTAGATTAAATTGCCAAATATTACTAGTAGTATCGGAGAAATATAGATTTCCAGATCCATCATATACTATATCATTATATTTATCTAACGTGAAAGTTGCATTTGCTCCTGATCCATATGGATATCCTGTTCCATTCTTTTTAGCAATTGTTCTAACTCTCCCTGTTGCTAAATTCAATTGCCTTAGAGAATGATTATTGGAATCAGTATTTAATATAAATAAATTACCAGATGTATCAAATGTAAGACCCGTTGGTCCAGAAAATAATGCATTCAGACCATATCCATCTAAAAATCCACCTTGATTTGATCTATTTCCTCCTGCGATTGTTTGAATTTGCCATACGTTAGATGAATCCTTATAAAGTTTACGAATTACATTATAATTAGTATCACTAAAATATAAATTACCACTGCTATCAGATTTAATTGCAGATGGATTTGATAATGGTGTAGATAAAGCAGGGCCATTTAATCGGAATGAACCACTTGTAGGAATTCCACTACTATTAAGCAGACCCGCAATTGTAGTTATAATTCCAGACGTATTTATCATTCTTATAGTATTTGCAGTGCTGTCGCTAACATAGACATTCCTGTTTGCGTCAACTGCTATTCCTAATGGTCTATACATAGCTGCATTTACAGCAAGACCTCCATCACCAGTATAGTCATATCCATTTCCTCCTGCGATTTTAATTAGAGTATTTGGACTTGATTTATTAATTTTATATACAGTGCCATTATTGTAGGAACAAAAGTATAGATTGCCACTTGTATCTGATGTAATACCTGATGGATATGCGATTGTGCTTGTAGGGCCTTGATATGGTGTAGAAACAAGGGAGGCGGTATTAGATACATATTGATATAAGTATTTCGTAGTTGTATTAATATAATATTGACCTTGAACTTGATTTCCGATTGAATTGTTAGGGGGTATGGTGCCTGATATTAAACTTGGTGTAGAAGAGTTTGTATTATTAAATGGTAATATCTCTACCCAATCTGCTGCACTATCTATATTTATATCTATCTTACGAATTAACCCATTATATACATCAGATATATAGAGGCTGTTATAAAAATACGTAATACCAAGTGGTCCATAGAATCTAGCAGATGATGCTGGAGCATCAACATATCCAGCGCCTAAGGCACCAGAAAATATTACGCAGACTCTTGTTATTAAATCAAATTTCCATATGCAATTATTTCCAAAATCTGTAAAATACAAGTATCTAGAATTATCAGATGTAATAGAGCCGAAATTTCCATTGAAAAGAAAATTTACTTGAGGACTTGATTTTACAACGGTTGATACTTGCCCTGTAGAGATTACTAGTTTCCTAATGGAATTATTGAAAGTATCCATTATAAATAAATTACCAGAATTATCGAGTGTTAATCCCTTAGGTCCATAAAATAATGCAGATAACCCATAACCATCTGCATTCCCTGCTCCATTACCACCATTTCCTCCAGCCAGAGTTTCAATTTGCCAGACACCTAACGAATCTTTATAGAGTTTGCGTATAATATGATTATTAGAATCGGTAAAATACAAGGTTCCAGATGCATCAATTACTATAGCCATGGGGGTAGATAAATCTATAGATGTTGCAACCCCAGCTAATTCGTTAAAAGTACCTATACCAGTCCCTGCTATTATAGTTAGAATTCCAGAAGTATTAATCTTAGATACAGTGTGATATTGCTGGTCTGTAAAATATATATTTCCAAGAGTATCCCTTGCAATACCTATGGGTAGCCCTATATTTATATCAGTAGCAATTCCACCAGTTCCAGTGTATGTTTCTGTATTTAGACCTGCAATGATAGTCTCATTTTTATATATAAATCCACTAGAATTGCAATAGTATATATTGCCACTTGAATCTGTTATAATGCCATATGGATTTACAGATGAATAGACGGTTGAGACAATTGATGAATTATTAGATGTATATTTATATAAAATCTTAGAATTTGTATCTATGTAATGTTGACCGTCTACTGCATTTGCTACAAACGTAGATGGAGGCTGAGGTCCAGTAATGAGTGAAGCTGGTCCCATAGGACCCGTGTCGCCAGTATCTCCTGTTGTCCCTGGGGAACCAGTTACACCAGTATCTCCTGTTCCACCAGTAATCCCTTCACCAGTATCTCCTGTTGTCCCTGGGGAACCAGTTTCTCCTGTTATTCCCCCATTTGTAGATCCAGAACCACCTGGAAGAAAGAGAGACCAAGAACCAATTGATTCGGGTGAATTTGGAGCAGCATTTGATACTGGAATAGATGAAATGCATACATATATATTATTATCTGCAGTTCCAGCAATCGTGCTAGTTTCAGCTTGAGCTGCATCATTATTTAAGACTACATCATTCAAACTATATGAAGTCGTGCTATTGTATTGGCCTCTGAAATTAAAGCCTAGACCAGTGTCTCCTGTTGTCCCTGGGGATCCAGTGTCTCCAGTTTCTCCAGTTTCTCCAGTTTCTCCTGGTTCACCTTGGCCTCCAGTTTCTCCAGTTACCCCTGTATCACCAGTATCTCCTGTAGTTCCAGCAGAACCACCTCCATTACCAGATGGTCCAATAATATTTAACTTAAGCTCCCATGGACCAGATGAATTGTTATAAATACTGGTATAGATTTTACCACCACTTCCATCACCATCTTCAATAGCAACAAGCTTGTTACCATCGGCGGATGATGCAACTGACGTCCAATAACGATCACTATCACTAGGTGTCCATGATACTCCAAAGTCCCCAGAGGTGTATATTTGACCACCAGTATAACCACTAATACTAATATATACACAAGCAACAAGCTTGCTACCATCAGCAGATGATGCAACTGATCTCCAATGACGATCTGATTCACGTGGTGTCCAGATTAGTCCAGAATCTATTGACGTATAAATTTGACCTCCATTAACAACAGCAACAAGCTTTACACCATCAGCGGATGATGCAACTGATCTCCAATAACGATCACTATCACGAGGTGTCCATGATACTCCAAAGTCTGTAGAGGTGTAGATTTGACCTCCATTAACTAGGTCAGAACCAATAGTAACACAAGCAACAAGCTTATCACCGTTTGCTGATGATGCAACTGATCTCCAATCACGATTACTATCACGTGCTGTCCATGATGCTCCAGTATCTGTGGAAGTGTAGATTTGACCGGCATTTACAAGAGCAACAAGGTTGTTACCATCAGCAGATGATGCGACTGAAGTCCAACCACGATCACTCTCACGTGCTGTCCATGATACCCCAGAGTCTGTTGAGGTGTAGATTTGACCACCATAGTCACAAGCAACAAGCTTCACGCCATCAGTAGATGATGCCACAGAAATCCAATGACGATCACTATCGCGTTCTGTCCAGGTTATTCCAGAATCGGTGGAAGTGTAGATTTTTCCGTTAAAAACACAAGCAACAAGCTTCACGCCATCAGCAGATGATGCGACTGAAGTCCAACCACGATCACTATCACGAGGTGTCCATGTTAACAAATTAGACCCTGAATTTTTTAAATATACGTTGCCTGATCCATCTATATAAGTGTCATTTACTTCGCCGATGTTTGATGTAGGAGCAGATAAGCCATATAGAATTTGAGAGCCACGTATACCAGTGTCTCCTGTTGTCCCTGGGGAACCAGTATCTCCTGTTTCTCCTGTTTCTCCTGTTGGGCCAGTTTCCCCTGTTTCTCCTGTTTCTCCAGTTGGCCCTGTTTCTCCTGTTTCTCCTGTTGGCCCAGTGTCTCCAGTGTCTCCAGTTTCTCCTGTTTCTCCTGTAGTGCCTGCATCACCAGTGTCACCAGTTTCTCCTGTAGTGCCTGCATCACCAGTGTCTCCAGTTTCTCCTGTAGTGCCTGCATCACCAGTGTCACCAGTTTCTCCTGTAGTGCCTGCATCACCAGTATCTCCAGTGTCTCCAGTTTCTCCTGTATCACCAGTATCTCCTGTAGTTCCAGCAGAACCACCTCCACTACCACTCGGTCCAATGATATTTAACTTAAGCTCCCACCCTGTATAATTAATGGTATAGATTTTACCACCATCAGCTTCATTAGTAGTCTCCATAGCAACAAGCTTGTTACCATCGGCGGATGATGCAACTGACGTCCAACTACGATTACTCTCACTGGCTGTCCAGCTTAGCCCAGAGTCATCAGATGTGTAGATTTGACCACCACTAACAACAGCAACGAGCTTGGTACCATCCGCTGATGATGCAACAGAATACCAATAACGATTACTCTCACGGGGTGTCCAGTTTACCCCAGAATCCACAGAGGTGTAGATTTGACCACCACCACTATATACACAAGCAACAAGCTTGCTACCGTCAGCCGATGATGCAACAGATATCCAATTACGAGCAGTCTCATGGGCTGTCCAGCTTACCCCAGAATCCACAGAGGTGTAGATGTTATCACCACTAAAAACACCACTAGCAACAGCAACGAGCTTGGTACCATCCGCTGATGATGCGACTGAGGTCCAATAACGATTACTATCACGGGCTGTCCAGGTTACTCCAGAGTCAACAGAGGTGTAGATTTGACCAGGTTGAACAACAGCAACAAGCTTAGTTCCATCTGCGGATGATGCAACGGAATACCAATCACGATTACTCTCACGGGGTGTCCAGCTTACACCAGAATCCACAGAGGTGTAGATTTGACCATTAGCAACAGCAACGAGCTTGGTACCATCCGCTGATGATGCAACAGAATACCAATAACGATTACTCTCACGGGCTGTCCAGCTTACCCCAGAATCCACAGAGGTGTAGATTTGACCATCATATACACAAGCAACAAGATTAATTCCATCCGCTGATGATGCGACTGAGCTCCAATAACGATTACTATCACGAGGTGTCCAAGCACCTATAGAATTTTCTTTTGAATATACATTTCCTGAAGCATCAATATAAGTGTCATGTAATGAACCAATTTCTGCTGTAGGTGCCGATGATCCGTATAGTATTAGGGATCCTGGAACACCTGTTTCTCCAGTTTCTCCTGTTTCTCCTGTAGTGCCTGCATCACCAGTGTCTCCAGTTTCTCCTGTGTCTCCAGTTTCTCCTGTAGTGCCTGCATCTCCAGTATCACCTGTAGTTCCTACATCACCAGTGTCTCCTGTAGTTCCTGCATCACCAGTGTCTCCAGTAGTGCCTGCATCACCAGTGTCTCCAGTTTCTCCTGTGTCTCCTGTAGTTCCTGCATCACCAGTGTCTCCTGTTTCTCCTGTAGTGCCTGCATCACCAGTGTCTCCAGTTTCCCCTGTTTCTCCTGTTTCTCCAGTTGGCCCAGTTTCCCCAGTTTCTCCTGTAGTGCCTGCATCACCAGTGTCTCCTGTAGTGCCTGCATCACCAGTATCACCTGTAATTCCTGTATCACCTTGGGCTCCAGTATCACCAGTATCACCTGTGGTTCCTGCATCTCCAGGTTCACCTTGGCCTCCAGTTTCACCAGTATCACCTGTGGCACCTGCATCACCAGTATCACCTGTAATTCCTGTATCACCTTGGGCTCCAGTATCACCAGTATCACCTGTGGTTCCTGCATCTCCAGTATCACCTGTGGTTCCTGCATCTCCAGTATCACCTGTGGTTCCTGCATCTCCAGTATCACCTGTATCACCTGTAATGCCTGCATCACCAGTATCACCAGTAGTGCCTGCATCACCTGTGTCTCCTATTTCACCCTGGGCACCACTTGTTGTTGCTATTATATTTGTAATAGTGTAAGATTGCGAAAGAACTTTACCTACATCCATTTCAAACATAGGTGTCCATAATTTATCTGCATCACACTCTCCTTTTCCAGCTACACTCCCATCAATACAATAGACAACTGTAGATTTGTATATATGAACTGATAATAAATGAGGATTTCCGTCATATGGACGTATTTCGCTAAATACGCCACCTTTATAATGCATTCTAATATAACCATTGAGAATAGCCATATCAATTCGAATGCCATCACTTGAACGAAATCCTAGAAGTAGTCCATCACTTGAACCATTATTAAAATCAGAAAAATTAATAGAAGGCATATTACATGATAAAAACAAGCCAGTTGCAGATATACCATAATAATTAGTTCCATTCACCCCGTCAAGGTTTAATATAATAGTAGAATTATTTAGAATTATCGGAGTTCCATAAGTGGGTGAGAAAATAAATAAACTAGGTGCACTTGCTCCTGTGGATCCTGTTTCTCCTGGGCTACCTGGGGCACCTTGGGCACCAGTATCTCCTGTTTCTCCAGTATTCCCTGTAAAGCCAGCAGTCCCAGTTAATCCTCCACTTGCGAATAGACTTGATGGAGGGGGTCCTGGAATAATGTCACCTACGATACGATGTTCTATAGAACGAATTATATGATTATTACTATCAGAAAAATATATATTCCCACTTGAATGAGTTGTAATTGCTGAATATGAAGAAATGTTAAGTTTAGAAGTTAATACAGGTCCATCTAAATAACCAGTTGTTCTATCTCCTGCAATAGTAGAAACAGTATAGCCATTAGCGCCTGGGACAAGCTTACGAATTACCTTATTAAAAAGATCAATCACATACAAGTTTCCACTTGAATCAATTGTAATTCCAAGTGGATAAAAAAATTTCGCAGTTAAACCAGGACCATTTATATAGCCTGATCCATTAGTACCAGCAATAGTAGAAACAGTATAGCCACTAGAGCCTGAAACAAGTTTACGAATTAGGTTATTCCCACTATCAGCCACATATAAATTTCCAGTTAAATCAATTGTAATTCCACTTGGAGAATTAAATGTTGCAGTTGAACCAGTGCCATCATCTGAACCTGCTACTGCTGCTTGTCCAGCGATTGTAGAAACTGTATAACCACTAGGCCCTGGAACAAGTTTACGAATTAGGTTATTCCCACTATCAGCCACATATAAATTTCCACTTGAATCAATTGTAAGTTCCGTTGGATAAAGAAATGTTGCAGTTGAACCAGGGCCATCTGCATAAGGGAACTCATACTGTTCACCAGAATTGTATGGTCGACCTGCGATTGTAGAGACAGTGTAGCCACCAGAGCCTGGAACAAGCTTACGAATTGTATTATTACCATCATCAATCACATACAAGTTTCCAATTGAATCAATTGTAATTCCACGTGGTCTAGAGATTGTTGCAGTTGAACCAGGTCCATCAGAATATGCCGCTGAACCAGATCCAAATCTATATCCAAATATTCCAGTCCCAGCAATTGTAGAAACTATATAGCCATTAATACCATAAGGCGTGAGTTTACGAATTAGATTATTATTAGAATCTGCTACATATAAATTCCCTGAAGAATCAAATGTAAGTCCGCTGGGACCAGAAAAAGTCGCAGTTAACCCGATATCATTATCATATCCAGATATTCCAGCTTGGCCAGCAATAGTAGAAACATATAGTTCAGTTGTAATACCAGGGGCTATAGAAGTAACTATATAGGATGATCCATTTAGGAAATAGATATCATTTACTTTGTAGGTTGTTGCAGAATTATAGGGACCTCTGAATATAAATCCTGATCCTTGGGCACCAGTATCACCTGTAGTGCCTGCATCACCAGTTGCACCTGCATGACCAGTAAAACCAGTATCTCCAGTATGACCTGTGGTTCCTGCATCTCCAGTATCACCTGTATCTCCAGTAAAACCAGTTTCACCTTGGGCCCCTGCATCTCCAGTATCACCTGTATCTCCAGTAAAACCAGTATCACCTGAAGTGCCTGTATCTCCAGTATCACCTATTTCACCCTGGGCACCACTTGTTGTTGCTATTATATTTGTAATAGTATAAGACTGTGAAAGAACTTTACCTACATCCATTTCAAACATAGGTGTCCATAATTTATCTGCATCGCACTCTCCTTTTCCAGCTACACTCCCATCAATACAATAGACAACTGTAGATTTGTATATATGAACTGATAATAAATGAGGATTTCCGTCATATGGACGTATTTCGCTAAATACGCCACCTTTATAATGCATTCTAATATAACCATTGAGAATAGCCATATCAATTCGAATGCCATCACTTGAACGAAATCCTAGAAGTAGTCCATCACTTGAACCATTATTAAAATCAGAAAAATTAATAGAAGGCATATTACATGATAAAAATAAACCAGTTGCAGATATACCATAATAATTTGTTCCATCCACGGAATCCAGATTTAATATAATAGTAGAATTATTTAAAATTATAGGATTTCCATAAGTGGGTGAGAAAATAAATAAACTAGGTGCACTTGCTCCTGTGGATCCTGTTTCTCCTGGGCTACCTGGGGCACCTTGGGCACCTGTGTCTCCTGTATTCCCTGCATCTCCAGTGTCTCCTGTATCACCAGTATTGCCTTGGGCACCTGCATCACCTGTATCACCAGTAGTGCCTTGGGCACCTGTATCACCTGTGTCACCAGTTGTGCCCGCATCACCAGTATCACCAGTATCACCAGTATCACCAGTAGTGCCTGCATCGCCTGTGTCTCCAGTGGTTCCTGCATCTCCAGTATCACCAGTAGTGCCTGCATCGCCTGTGTCTCCAGTGGTTCCTGCATCTCCAGTATCACCAGTAGTGCCTGCATCGCCTGTGTCTCCAGTGGTTCCTGCATCTCCAGTATCACCAGTAGTGCCTGCATCACCTGTGTCTCCTGTTTCTCCTGTTTCTCCTGTTTCTCCTGTTTCTCCTGTTTCTCCAGTATCACCAGTTGTGCCTGCATCACCAGTATCACCAGTTGTGCCTGTTTCACCAGTTGCGCCCTGATCGCCGATGTCGCCAATAGAAGATAAGCCAGTAATATTTAACTTAAGTTCCCATGGACCAGATGAATTTGCTGTATAGATTTGACCACCATAAACAAGTGCAACGAGTTTGCTAGCATCGGCAGATAATGCTACAGATTTCCAATTACGTGTACTACCGCTTGCTGTCCAAGTTACCCCAGAATCTGTTGTTGTAAAAATTTGACCACTGCCAATAAGAGCGACAAGCTTAGTACCATCTGCCGATGATGCAACATACTGCCAAGTGCGACTAGTATCACGGGCTTCCCAGTTTAGTCCAGAATCTGTAGATGTATAAATTTGACCTCCATTAACAACTGCAACAAGCTTTCTACCATCTGCTGACGATGCCACAGAATACCATTGACGACTGCTGTCACGTGGTGTCCAGGTTTGCCCAGAATCTGTAGAAGTGTAAATTTGAGAAGCTACAGCAACAAGTTTGCTACCATCTGCTGATGATGCAACTGAATACCACTGCAAAATATCACTCAGACGCTCTGTCCAGTTTAATCCAGCGTCAACTGATGTGTAAATTCGACCTCCAGGAACAACAGCAACAAGCTTATCACCGTTTGCTGATGATGCGACGGATGTCCATACACGATTAGTTTCACGCGCTGTCCATGATACTCCAGAGTCTCTAGATGTATAGATTTGACCAAAGGCAACAACTGCAACAAGTTTGCTACCATCAGCTGATGATGCAACTGATGTCCAATTACGATTGCTTTCACGTGGTGTCCAGGTTAGCCCAGAGTTCACAGATGTGTAAATTAGACCATTTTGAACAGCCGCAACAAGCTTTCTACCATCTGCTGATGATGCTACAGAGAGCCATGCACGATTAGTTTCACGTGCTGTAAACGTTATGTCAGTAGAACTCTCTGAAGAAGTTTTCAAATATACATCCCCTGAGTCATCTATATAAGTATCATTTACTTCACCGATATTTGCTGTAGGAGCCGATGATCCATAAATGATCTGAGAGCCACGCGTACCAGTATCCCCTTGAATCCCAGTTGCTCCAGTTGCTCCAGCATCACCTTTAGTGCCACTGATATTATAGGAAATTACATATGGAAGAGGACCTGATACACTATCTTCCATTTGAATTGCAATGCCTCCAAAAGTAAAATAATCTACACCTTGACTTCCAGATGAAACCTGAAAAGAAGATATTTGAGAACCACTTACCAAAGTAAGAACTGCTGTCAATCCAGATTCGACAATTCCAATAATGCTATTAAGCATACTAGTTTGATCATTTCCATTTGCGTCAACAGGATTGATATCAATGTGTGCATAATACATGTTATTATAGAAAAAGTGCCCAGGAGTTTCAGGGCTCTCACTTGAAATCCAAGTTGCGGTCGTGCCGATAGCATTAACCCCTGGTGTTCCAGTGTAGCCAGTTGCGCCCTCAGCGCCAGTGTCGCCAGCATAACCAGTGTCTCCAGTTGAACCGGAAGCACCTATCATACTAAAAGCAAGAGGCCAAGGTGATGACATTCTAATCTATAATATAGAAAACTATATCAAAAACTGATGTAGTTTTTTATATTCTTAATTTTGCAATTTTTTCCTTTAGACATGGGGGCCATACAAAATACCAGAGCTCAAGTCAATATAGAAATCACCTGGGTATCCAACTCCTTCTGGTGGTGGACCATATCCTGATAAGAATTGGGTTCCTCTAATACCAGCGTCTCCAGTATATCCAGTTTCACCAGCTGGCCCAGTATCTCCAGTGTCGCCTGGATAACCAGTATCTCCAGTGGCACCTGTGTTGCCTGTGTCTCCTGTGTCTCCCGTGGCACCTGTATCACCAGCGGCACCTATATCACCTGTATCTCCTGTAGTTCCAGCAGAACCACCTCCATTACCAGATGGTCCAATAATATTTAACTTAAGCTCCCATGGACCAGATGAATTTGCTGTATAGATTTTACCATCACTACAAACAACAGCAACGAGCTTATCACCGTTTGCTGATGATGC